TGATGGTGTTAGTAGGCGTGATGGTGTTAGTAGGTGTGATGGTGTTAGTAGGTGTGATGGTGTTAGTAGGTGTGATGGTGTTAGTAGGTGTGATGGTGTTAGTAGGTGTGATGGTGTTAGTAGGTGTAATTGTGTTAGTAGGTGTTATAGTTTGAGTTGGAGTTTCTGTTGGCGTAACTGTATTAGTAGATGTTATAGTTTGAGTTGGTGTTTCTGTTGGTGTGATTGTATTGGTAGGCGTAACTGTATTGGTAGGTGTAACTGTATTGGTTGGTGTTTCTGTTGGTGTGATTGTGTTGGTTGGTGTTACCGTATTTGTTGGAGTTTCTGTTGGTGTAACTGTATTGGTAGGTGTGATTGTGGCAGTAGGTGTAACTGTATTTGTTGGTGTTTCTGTTGGTGTGATTGTGTTGGTTGGTGTAATTGTGGTAGTAGGAGTTACTGTTTGAGTTGCATCCGGAGAAGCTCCTGGTGTTTTTGTAACTGAAGGCGTGATAGTGTTTGTTGGTGTTTCTGTATTTGTTGGTGTGATTGTATTAGTAGGTGTTACCGTGTTTGTTGGTGTAATTGTATTAGTAGGTGTTACCGTATTTGTTGGTGTGATCGTATTAGTAGGTGTTACCGTGTTTGTTGGCGTATTGGTAGGTGTGATTGTGCTAGTAGGTGTTACTGTACTTGTAGGTGTTGCTGATATGTCCAATCCACTTGTTACAGTAACTGTTGGCGTAACTGTATTTGTTGGTGTTTCTGTTGGCGTATTACTTGGGGTTATGGTATTTGTTGGTGTGATTGTATTAGTAGGTGTTTCTGTTATAGTTTGAGTTGGTGTAATAGTATTTGTTGGTGTTACCGTTGCTGTATTAGTTGGCGTTAGTGTATTGGTTGGTGTTATAGATACTGAATTTGTAATAGTTGGTGTAATTGTTATTGTTGGTGTTATAGTTTGTGTTGGTGTGAGAGTTCTTGTTGGAGTAATTGTAATACTTGGTGTAACTGTATTAGTAGGTGTGCTTGTAGGTGTCACATCAGGTGCAATATTAACAATAGATGAACCTGTGATAATAAAATTATTATTATCAACAACTTTCATAATATATTCAAGGCTATTATCAATTGGCTTTGGTAAATCAAATGTTAATGTTGTTCCAGTTATTGTATCAATATAGATGCAATCATTTAAACTTGATTGACAAATATAAATATCATAAGGACTTTGCCCTGTTATACCATTAATACTAACTCTAACATTAACCATTAAACTAATCTTGATTTTCTATAAATATACTAGATGTCTATTATCCGCATAATATATTATAGCCCTAATAATAAATAGGAATAATTTTATTTTATTATATATAAAATGTTTATTTTTACAAAAAAACTTTTTAAAGACATATTATTTGTAATAATACAAATTAACTGACCCAATAAAATTTGCATTTGCCCCCAATGGTGTTATACATAACCAAACTACATCAACATCCCCATTTATCTTTTTGCCTGGTTTGATTTCACTAAACCTAAGATTGAAATTTGTTAATGCTTGCGTTCCAGCCTCCCCAATAAAACCACCCAATACAGTTCCAGCAGTTGTTACTGTTTGTAAACTACTACCAAATGAGGCATCAACATAAGAATCAATAGCAGTATAAGTCATTGCGCTTGAAATTATTGGATTTATCTCAATCGTCAATAAGTAGTTATCATTAGATGTATTTAATATAGAAACATTATCAACATATGGAGTAACATCACTAGCATTAGTATTCATTTTGAAACCAATAAATGGATATTTTGTTCCAACATTATCAAATGTTGTTGAATTAGTTTGTGCAATAAAACTTGTATCATTTAGCGCATTAATTGCACCTTCCATTGATACTTGTGAACAAATCTGATTAAATGAACCTGAACCCCCTACTGACCTTATCTCATATCTTATTGGTTTATTTGGTGATGACATATAAACATTGGTCAAATTATTTGTTCCTGAAAAATCTGAAAATATATAAGTAACTCCGCTTAAATTTAAGCCAAATCTAACTCTACCAACACCTAACCATTGAAAATCAATAAATGCAAGGTTTGTCTTATCCCAGGATATGTTATTTGGGTTAAATTTTGTAATATTCCAACTTGTTGTTGCTGCGCTATAAGTTAAAGTTCCACTTTTCCATATCTGGAATGAGATAATATTTGTTTGACCATTGCTTTCCAAGAAGAAACCATCATAATTTGTGTTATATGGTGCTGTTGTTGATGATGTAAAATATCCAACTTTTTTTATTACATTTGTTTGCAATTGAAAATTGGAAAAACTTGCTTCAAATAATTGACCTTTACCTGGTTGATAAATACCTCTTTCTAATGTTTGCCTTATAACATAATCATTATTTGATGAAACGCTCATAGTTACATTTGCATTTGTTTGATTTAATACAGATGTTGCTGTTCCACCTGTAACTTCATCAATTTGTTTTGGCAATTTATCATAGATATGTTTTATCTGAATTAAACTTGTTATTTCTGAAACTCTTAATCTTCCAAAAGCATCCAAATTTGGTGAATCTGCATATTCAATTTCTTTATTAAAGATAAAACTCATATTAAAAACCATTTATCATTTCTTGCCATTATATTCAATGACATATTTTTTATATTCATATCTATGTAAGTATAATTATCAATCAATCCTGATGATGGTGTTATTCTTATTCGATATAAATGTGCTGTGCTTGATTCATCTTTAATTGTAATGAATTGTCCATCTCTATTTGTTGTGGATGGTAAAATTAAATCAATTATTGTTGATGCTGACACCCCATAATATTGATAATCCCAAGTAAGAGTCTGACTTGTTGTTATACCAGTTAATGATGTTATTGTATTTGCTGAAAGTGATGGATTAAATTCAACCCATCTTGCATTATCTCTTGTTATTCCACTTATTCCTTCAATGGTTGATCCAGTCCAAGCATTTAATAACAATTGACCTTCATTTGTATTATCATATACTTGATAACCAAAATCAATATTAACAACAGAACCAACATTTAATGCATTATTAAATAATGTTTCATAATCTGGTATTTGGTATTGATAAGTCTTGTTATTCTCATAGACATATGCAATCATTCCAAGTTTCCTTCTACCAGAAGAAATTCCATCTGAATATAAATTAACTACATTTGGAGAATTGTTTGGTGCATTATAACTAAAATCAATTGGGATTGTATTGCCTGAATATAATATTGTTCCAGTTAATCCGCTTGGTATGGTAAAATTTAAATCACTTAATTTAAAAACCTCATAAAACCCACCAACTTGGAATGAGCTAAAATTGCTTCCAGTATTTGAGTCAGTATTAACTGAATTTGGTCCAGATAATACAACTGACGATTTCGGATTTTTATAATTAAAACTCATTAATTAATTTATTATAAATATATGCTTTATGAAAAACTAATAGTCCCTATTGAACCTGTTCCTCTTGTTATTTTATAATATTTAAATCCGCTTTCATCTTTCTGTAATGTTGTATTAAACGTACCATTAGTACAAGTAACTATAATTGTGTTACTTGTTGGTATTTTTATTAAGAATGCACCACTAGCCCCAGCTCCACCGCCACCAAAAGCAGCACCGCCACCACCACCAGCACAACCATTACAACCACCTGCTGCGCCATTTATACCGCCTAATCCGTTATATCCACCGCCAACACCACTACCTGATGTTGTGCCGCCTTGTGTGTCGTTCACACCACCGCCACCGCCACCGCCAGCACAATACACTGTATTATCAAATGTTGTGAAAACTGAACCCCCACTATTTTTATTTGTTGCACTACTTCCAAGACCACCAGCACCACCACCACCAGCAAAATTTGCACTTGTAGATGCGCCATTACCACCACTAGTCCCCACACAACCTGTGGTGTTTGAACCACCGCCACCGCCACCATTATATTTACTAGTTTCACAAGGAGCATTTCCACCACCATTTCCACCTCCAAGTGCTGTATTAGATGCAAATGTTGAACTTGATGCTGCACCACCTATTGTTATATTATAATTTGTATTTAAATTTAATGATCCAGCAAAGCTAAAAAATTGGCCGCCACCTCCACCGCCACCGCCTGTGTTAGCATTACCATTACCACCATTACCCCCTCCACCTATTATGAAATATTCAACACTTATTGATGGTAATGTTGGTGTAACTGTTGGCGTAACTGTTGGAGTTGGTGTAGGTGATGGACATATGGTTGAACCTGTGATAACACCGTTAGGATTTATCCCATAACAAACACCATCAACAACAAACTTATTAAATGTCCATTGACTTGGGCTTGTATCATTATTTGCACAAGTTGTTGGATTTTTATAATATTGAGAACCGTTTGAACCATTAAATGTTGAATATCTACCATAAACAAATGAATTATTTGACAATCTTTCACAAGCTAATGTACAATCATTTGCACCAGTATTATCAATTTTAATTCCAAATATTTGACAATTAACCAAAGGTGTAACTGTTGGCGTTGGTGTAACTGTTGATGTAATTGTATTTGTTGGTGTAATTGTATTTGTTGGTGTAATTGTATTTGTTGGTGTAATTGTTCGTGTTGGTGTAATTGTGTTGGTTGGTGTAACTGTATTGGTTGGTGTAATTGTGTTGGTTGGTGTAATTGTGTTGGTTGGCGTAATTGTGTTGGTTGGCGTAATTGATGGTGTTCTAGTTGGAGTTCTTGTTGGTGTAACTGACGCATTTGGGGTTGGTGATGGTGGTATTGATGAACAATTAATTATATCTGTAATATAATAATTATTACTATCTTCAAATTGAGGTCTATAGAATATCTCATAAACTGTCCCCCCTGTTTGAATTACATAACATTTATTTCCTGTTTCTCTACTTGGGCAATAAATAGAAGTTTCATTTTGTGTGGCTTGATTAGCGCAATCTGATGATGCTGTTGATCCATAATATATTTTACTACCAATTGTAAAATCAGATGAGTACCATGCTGGATTAAACCCTGTTCCACCAGATGCTTTAAAATCACAAGCATCAGTTGCGCTTGTAAAATAATTAAAAAATGGTTCTCTAATTTCTAAATTCTTCATTAAACAAACCAATGGCGTTTGGGTTGGTGTTGTTGTATTTGTTGGAGTTAAAGTTGGTGTAACCGTTCTTGTTGGTGTTAAAGTTGGTGTTGTTGTATTTGTTGGAGTTGTCGTATTTGTTGGTGTTAAAGTGTTTGTTGGAGTTAAAGTATTTGTTGGCGTTGTTGTCACAGTATTTGTTGGAGTATTTGTTGATGTAACTGTTGGTGTTGGTGTTGGTTGAATTGTTGGACAGGTCAACAATAATGTAAAATCCCCCCCCACTGAAAAAGATGTTATGGTGACATAAATTTCTGATGGTGTATTTGCTGATTTATTGAACGATAGCTCATTAACACCACTATATGAACCATTTATAACTTGAGCACCATTCCAGGTTACAACAATTTGACTTGTGTTTTCAAAATAAACTATAACATTTATATTACCAGTGTTTAAACCAACATTATAATTATAGTTATAATATGCTTTTTCACGAACAAGATTAGTATATTCTATATCACATTGTCCCGAATAAGTGTATGTCCCAAAACTTGTTGAGGTTGGTGTATTTGTTGGAGTTATTGTTGGTGTATTTGTATTGGTTGGTGTGATTGTTTGTGATGGAGTAATGGTGTTAGTTGGGGTAATGGTGTTAGTTGGGGTCTGTGTTATGGTTGCCGTTACGCTTGGTGTTACTGTTGTAGTATTTGTTGGTGTTGGAGTTACTGTTTTTGTTGGTGATGGCGTTATCATTGGGTCATTTAATTCAAATGAACATGTTTTATTTATTGCTGAGAAATATAATTCATATTGCCCATAATAATACGAATCATTTCTGCTATAAAAATATGGCAAAATGGCATCATTAATGGTTATTGTACCACCTGTTGATGGAAGATAAGTTATTGTTGAACTATATCCTGAATAATTTGTGCTTACAATATTTAAAACCTCTGCCATTTTTTATTTATATTAATCTTTTATACATCTTACTGTGTGTGCATAGAAATAATCACCCAAAGAATCATTAATTGTTGAACCACTTGATGTATTTGAAAATGGATAATATTTTATGTTATTATTAAGCGCAACAGTGTTTGTGAATAAGTACCCACTATTTTTAAAACTAGAATGGAATCCTGTTGATGTTGAATTACCATTTATAAAGCCCCCACCCCTTAAATCAAAATTTCCAAAAGTTTCAGCGCCAGTATTAGGGCTATTCCAATAAGTTAAACCCGATTGTTTAAGTTTACCAGCCACTGTTGAACCCCCTGCACTAGTTACCAAAGTTGTTAATTCTGTTTCACTTGGCATATGATAGCCAGTTGGGCATAATGTTGTACCAGTTATTGCAATAACATTATAAAAATAACCGTAATCTTGGGCAACATATCCACTTGTTGTTGGTATTGTATATGCGGCTGTTAATAAATTCTTATTTATTTGTGCAACTGTTTTCTGTTCAATTGGATTACCAAATCTATCTGTTGTAACTCTTAAATTCCTTCTCATCCAAGTTTGTGACCCAATTGTTACCTCCTCTATTGGTGGTGTTGTTGATGGCGTCACTGTCCTTGTTGGAGTATTGGTAGGTGTTACTGTCCTTGTTGGAGTATTTGATGGTGTTATGGTATTAGTTGGAGTTATAGTAACCGTTGGTGTGAGTGTGTTAGTAGGTGTGAGTGTGTTAGTAGGTGTTATTGTATTTGTAGGTGTAATAGTGTTAGTTGGTGTTATGGTGTTGGTAGGTGTAATAGTGTTAGTAGGTGTTATTGTTGGCGTAATTGTATTTGTAGGAGTTGGTGTTATTGTTGGTGTAATTGTATTTGTAGGAGTTACTGTATTACTAGGTGTAATACTATTAGTAGGTGTAATTGTATTGGTAGGACTAATTGTATTGGTAGGAGTAATTGTATTTGTTGGGGTGATAGTATTTGTAGGAGTAATAGTGTTAGTTGGTGTTATGGTTGGCGTAACTGTTGGTGTTGTTGTCTGGGTAGGAGTAGGTGTTGGTGTAGGTGGAACTACAAATCTTGTCCCCCCACTTATGGTTAATGATTCTGATGTTGCACTAACATTAGTTCCATATATTATAACACTATCACTTAATGCTGGTGGTGCATTATTTGATTGCACATTATTCCAGCAATCAGTATAGCTATATGTTGCAGAACATGGTTCTGTGCAACTTGTATTTGTTATTGAATATTCAGCACAAGCATTTATAATATTCCCGTTGACATCACATGGAGGGTAAAGGGTTGTGGTTGGTGTGGGTGTAACTGTTGGTGTTTCTGTTACTGTTGGGGTAATTGTATTGGTTGGTGTTATGGTATTTGTAGGTGTTTCCGTAACTGTTGGGGTAATTGTATTGGTTGGTGTTATGGTATTTGTAGGTGTTTCCGTAACTGTTGGGGTAATTGTATTGGTTGGTGTTATGGTATTTGTAGGTGTTTCCGTAACTGTTGGGGTAATTGTATTGGTTGGTGTTATGGTATTTGTTGGCGTTTCTGTTACTGTTGGTGTTATAGTATTTGTTGGTGTTTCTGTAATTGTTGGGGTAATTGTATTGGTTGGTGTTATGGTATTTGTAGGCGTTTCCGTAACTGTTGGGGTAATTGTATTGGTTGGTGTTATAGTTGGTGTTGGTGTGATTGTATTAGTTGGTGTTGAAGTTTGATTAGATATTAGCGTTTCACTTGGCGTCACAGTATTAGTTGGGCTGATTGTGTTAGTTGGAGTGTTAGTATTTGTAGGAGTTATGGTATTAGTTGGGGTGATTGTACTAGTTGGGGTTATGGTGTTTGTAGGTGTTATAGTGTTTGTAGGTGTTATGGTGTTAGTTGGGGTGTTAGTGTTTGTAGGAGTTATAGTGTTTGTTGGCGTAATTGTTTGAGTTGGAGTTATGGTGTTAGTAGGTGTGTTAGTGTTTGTAGGTGTTATAGTGTTTGTTGGTGTAATTGTTTGAGTTGGAGTTATGGTGTTAGTAGGTGTGTTAGTGTTTGTAGGTGTTATGGTTGGCGTTGTTGTTTTTGTTTGAGTTGGGGTTTTAGTAATAGTTGGAGTTATAGTTGGGGTTTTAGTCATAGTTGGTGTAACTGTCCTTGTTGGTGTTACAGTAGTTGTTGGTGTTGGAGTTGGTGATGGGCATATTGTTGCCCCAGTTATTGTTCCAACTGAATTTGTTGAATAACAATACCCATTTCTACTAAAATTTCTACCTACCCCCCAACCACTAGTATTATTATTAATACAAGATTGGAAATCAATATAATATGTTTGTCCAAGTGATCCATCAAATAATGTTGTTTTACCACATATTTGGGTATTTGGTTCATTACGACAAACATCATAACAACTTAATAAACCTGTTGAATCAACATAAACATCAAAACAATTACAAGCATTCAAATCTGGAACTAATGAATTTCCCCTAAAATATATTTTGTTATTGTTATTTATTAATCTAAAATTTGTATTGCTAAATGTTGTGTAAATATGATAGAAATCTTGAGGTATGGTAAAACCTGAATATTCAATAGTCAATGAAGCATACAACATATTCATATTAACTGGGACTAATGCTGTTGGATCACTATATTCATTAACCCCTATATTGCTAACAAGATTTCTATTAGTATTTAAATTTGGGATAACCCAAGTGTACCAAGAATATCCTGTTGTAGTATATGCTGGAACCTCATGTGTCTTGAATAAATATGCTTGAATTGAATTCCCATACTCATCAAAACCCCCACTATTCTGACTTATCTTTGCTGTTCTAATTTGTGGTGCTGTCACACCCCAACCAGAGAATGATAAATACCTATTAAGTTGGTCATTGAATGTGGTTGCACTTATGGATGGGCCAATCCCATTTGAAAACCCCCTAAATAAACTTCCACTCATCCATTCACTAAAATCAGCATTCAAATCAACTGGCTCAATAAATAAATAAGCATCAAGTTCTTCTGGAGTTGTTGGTGTCACAGTTGGAGTTATGGTTGGCGTTGGTGTTTTTGTTCTTGTTGGTGTATTTGTTGGTGTTATGGTACTTGTTGGTGTTAAAGATGGAGTTCTTGTATTTGATGGTGTTATAGATATGGTTGGGGTAATACTTGGTGTTATAGATATGGTTGGGGTTACAGTTGGTGTTGGTGTTGGTGTTGTACATTCTATCTCAATGGTTACACCAATTAAGAATTGTTCTCTGGTTATATTATCATATAATGGTGTTGTGTTTATTGAATTAAGATATATATCAAATGGACCTTTTGAATTGGATGCCGGATTTAATTGCAAAAAATACCTTGAACAAGCTGTAACACCTGTTATGGTATTCTCAACACTATTCACACATATTGGATCTGTATTTATTACAATTATTTTATATAATGGAAGATTTGTTGGTGTTATAGTAGGTGTTGGTGTTATAGTATTTGTTGGTGTTGGTGTTGGTGTAATAACAGCACAGTTATCAATTGTCCCCCCACTAAAAATCCTATGAATCATATTAGATGATGTACTTGTAAAGTAACCTACAACAATTATCTTTCCACTATCTAATACTTCACTATCATATATTGCACTAATATTTATAGAAGTATCCATATTAAACGTGGGGTCAATAGTACCATCTGTGTTTAAACGTATAAATTTATTTGCTGAATAACCTGAATATGATGAAAATTCTCCACCAACAAGAATTTTATTATCTGCCTGTATAGATACATCAAAATCACCTCCACTATTAAATCCTGTTCCAATAGTAAATGAATTATCAATACTCCCATCTGTGTCTAATCTTACAATTCTATTTTTTGAAACACCAGAATATGTTGTAAAACCACCAGCAACTAATATCTTCTGATCTGATTGTAAGGTCACATCTGTAACAAATGTACCATTAAAACCTGTACCTATGCTAAATGTGTTATCAATACTACCATCACTATTTAATCTTACAATTCTATTTTTTGAAACCCCAGAATAAGAAGTGAAATATCCAACAACAAGAATTTTACCATCACTCTGTAATGCAGATTCAAATGTTGAATCACTAAAACCTGTACCTATGCTAAATGTGCTATCAATACTCCCATCAGTATTTAATCTTACTATCCTATTTTTTGAAACTCCAGAATATGAAGTAAATCCTCCTGTAACTATTATCTTACCATCTGGTTGTAAAGTCATTTTGTTTGGTGCATATGTTGTATAGTTGGATAACCCTATACCTACAACAAATGTATTATCAATAGTTGCATCTACATTTAATCTTATAATTCTATTTATTGAAACCCCAGAATATGAAGTAAAATATCCTGCAACTAATATCTTTCCATCTGTTTGGACTTTGATGTCTGTAACTGTATTGTTGAATCCTGTTCCTATATTGAAACTTGTATTTATTGTCCCATCTGTGTTTAAATTGATAATGTAATTGCTTGTAAATCCTGAATATTGTGTAAATGAACCCCCAACAAGAATTTTACCATCTGATTGTCTTGCCAATGCACTTGCTGTATTATCAAAACCCCCATTGGTGTTGTAACAAGTTGTTTCTAAAAACACATTAATTGGATAATCTTCAAATTCTAGCATACTATATTAACAATCTATTATCTTAAAATAACTACAAGAATTGAAATCCTTGATGGTTATCATTATTTGATTTGCCCCATCAAATATTGTTGGAACACCTATTACAATAGGTAATGAACTTGTATTCAGAATGGTTGCCACATAAGTCTCATAATTTCCATTTATATCTGACATATAAACATATAATGGTGTTGTTCCAGTTAAACCATTTAAGGTGATTGTGTTATTTGTTGTTGGTGTTGGGACATATCCTGGGGTTGCAGATGGGGTTGGAGTTGGAGTTGGTGTGATTGATGTAATATCTGTAATACTATATATAATATCACAATTTATATAACAATTATATTTCTTTGATGTTCTACATCCTGTATTATCTTGAATTATGATTGTTATTTGTGGTGCTAAATTAAATATTTCTGGTAAATCAAATGAGACATCCCCCACAATAGGTAATGTGTTTACTTGACCCAAGTATGTTTCATTACCTCCAAATGCATCAGATACATATATACTTAAAGGAGTTGCACCACTTAAACTTGTAAATATAATATTTGTCATACTGAACAACTAATGTCATATGCTATTTTCAAGTTTATGGTCAATGCCTGTGAGGTTATACTATTTCCTGGCTCTGCTATGATGTTTATTGTGTTTGTTATCAAATCATAAGACACATTTTCTACACCTGGGATTGTACTCACCAAATTAACTATGGAATCCACATACACTGAATCTGTTGGTACATCTGTTCTTGTATAACCTGTATAGAATGTATTCCCACTTGTGATGCCACTTGGTTCTAATGTATATTCTGTTGTGAAGATTGCTGAATTTAAATTACATTTTGGATTAATTATGGTAGTTGACCCACTAAATTCCATATTCACCAAATCACTAAACCCCTCATTCAAAAAATCCAATAACCCAAAGTTATTTAATGGTTGTAATGAAAAGTTTTGTGAATCCACAACATATATTTTATATGATGTGTTGACATTAAAACAATTTATAGATGTTTCTCTTGTTAAGGAACAACCATTTGCATCTTGTAATGTTAAACTATAATTCCCACTTGTTAATCCTGTTGCCACTATGTACTGTGGATTTCCAGTCACATTGCTTGACCATGTGAATGTGAATGGTGGTGTACCATTTGTGATTAATGCTGTGATTGTTGCATCATTTCCATTTACACAAGATGTGGGGAATAATGAGAAATCAATTCCATTGCTTGACGTAACTTGTATATTCTCCCTCTGTTCACATCCTGTTGCATCCACAACTCTTAATTCATATTGTCCATCTGCTATATTCTGGAATGTAACTCCTGTCAAATTTGTGTCAATTATTGAAGTTGTGTTTAAATAAAAATCATATGGCGGTGTTGCCCCAGTGCTTATATATGCAAATATGCTTCCATTGTTTGAACTACAAGTTGTCCCAGTTGTGGAATAACCTAATGTAAATTTATCTTCTGATATAATTGTTATCTCTTCATCATAATAACATCCTGTGGAATCTACCATATATGCGGTATATGTTCCACTACCTAAATTGTCAAATATATAATTTGTAAATGTTGTGTTTATGGTTGTGGTGTTTCCACTAGTATCTATTAACCCATAAGTATAAGGACCAGTACCCCCAACCAAACTAATTTCTATTAAACCATTTGATGATGAGCAGGTTGAATTTGTTCCATTTATGGAAACAGATGTGACTCCATTGTCATTGTCCAAACTTGTAAAAATAGAATACTCACATAGAGTAGCATCCTTTACCAAAATCTCATAAGATCCTGATGTTAAGCCTGTCATTTCAAAATTTCTATTATAGGATATATCATAATATCCTGTATTTGCTGAATAATAGAATGGACCAGTCCCCCCACTTATGGTTATATCCAAAGCACCTGTTGCAGTAAAACAAGATGGTTGTGTGGGTATTATATTAACAAGACCCATTGTGGGGGCATTTACAATATCTATTGATTTTGTTAAGGTGCAACCTTCTATATCTGTAACACTTACAGAATATGTTCCAGCAGATAAATTTGTTCTCATATCCCCTGTTGAACCATCATCCCAAAAATAAGTATAAGGTCCAGGATTTGTTTGACCTGTTATATATATCTTTCCTGTATTTCCACTAAAACAAGGGGATGAATTAATTGTGAAAAAACCATAATCAAAAGTTGTTGATGATTTAATTATGAAACTTTCTGTTGTTGCTGAACAGCCACCAATATCCTCAATATGTATATAATAAGTATCAGCACTTAAATTTTCAAAAACAATAAATTCTGAATTAAAAACATTATTAGAAATTAAAGAATTATTGCTACCATATAAATAACAATCTGTTGTTGAAAAATAAGAAGTTGAAGTTGCTACAACTGAACCATTTGAATTCCCACATGTTGTATCAACTGTTGATAAAATGGATCCACAACATCCACTTGAAACCGGAATATTTATAAAGAACTCTAAATTTTCACTTAAAGTTGAATCATTCACTCTAACCCCGTATGTTGCAGCAGATAACCCTGTTTGTAGTATGGGAAACTCGTCTGTTGTAAGTATAACCCCCAAGTCAGGTTCAACCCACTCAATAGTATATGGAGGCGTTCCCCCAGTCAATGATAATGATATTGCCCCAGCACTTGTGCTTGAACAATCCCCAGTTACACTTAAAAAATAATCAAATGCTGCCATCTTCTTAACAAATTATATTTACATCAATCCCAACATTTATTGTCAATAACTTGTTTTCCGCAATTTCATCAACACAATCCAAATCAACAAACTTGATAACACCATCAATTGGTGTTGTATAATTAATATCATAATAATATAAATAAGATAATGCATTAATCAATGATGTTTCCCATAATTGATTTGTTGGAACATCATCATTGCCAATTCCATCATAAAACTTAACCTTTGCAACAATGGTGGAATTTAAGACAATTTCACTATACCAACTAGTCAATACATTACTACCATCACAACTCAAATCAAACTCTTCAATGGTTGAACCAATGGCATTACCCAAAATAACTGGGAAAGATTCTGATGGCATTGCTACCATACTAATACCATTCTTAATACATATATCTGAAAATATTGGTGAAGTAATATACTCATCCCCACTTGAAATTGGTGTAAGTGAACTAATATTAATATTAGATATAGTTATTTTTGCTGGAGAAGCCCCTATTACATTAATAGGTATAACTCTCTTATAGGCATATTTCTGTTTATGAAATATGGAATTCTCAAATTTAAGACCTCCCATCCATAAGGTTGTTGCTGGTATCATCTGTTCAACCAACTTAATCCAATATGGATTTATTCCCTCAACAAATTTAATTAATTTTTCATATGTATATTTGTTTGTTGGGATATTAACTGCATATGGTGCTTCAATATATTTCCAGAAAATAGATTGTAGTGTTGGGTATCCCCCAGTCTTCCCATCATTAATGTACATTCTATTACGTACATTAATCATATTCTTTGCAAATGTTGAAGCAAACTCAAAAAATGATTTTGATTTTGGTTGGGGGTTTATCTCTGTTGCATCAGTACCCCCAGTTGTTGCATAAGGGAACGTCAAGCCACTTTGTGGTATTGGATAATCATTATCATTAGATTGAACCCAAATGTCATACAGAAGCCCTTGTGAGGGATTTAGGAATATACTTGTATTCTTAACATTTAATATTAACCTTTCATCACTAACAAAATAATATGCATTATAACTACCATCAACAGAAACTCTCATTAATGTGTTATCTCTTGACCAAGATTTCTTATTATCCACATATTTAGATAAGGTGAAACCCTCATCAATAAATGGAAACTTTCTAAAAATATTTAAATACTTATTTCCATATGTGAATGGCTCAAACTCTGTTCCATATTCAACATTTGGAGTAACCCCTGTTCTTGTTGCTATCTCAAGACTCTTATGTTTTGGCGTTAACTGATACCATCCAGCACCCATCTGAAAGAATAATTGATTACTATCCTTTGGTTGCTTGGGATACCCTGTTTCTTTATCTACAGGGTAATTTGTTGTATTAAAATTTAAAACTGTTGATGTGGTATTTTGTGTTACTGCTGTGTAAGTTTTACCTGCTAAAGTGTATGTAGTTGGACTAAGTATAGGATCTATATCAACATGATTACCTGTCTGTAATTTATCTAATTCTGAATTAAATTTTATTAAATTTATCTTTTGGTCAGCAATATATATATGTTCATTAAATTCAATCAATGCCTCTGGCGCACCAAACAATCTTAATATAAACTCAATGGAACGTCTTGTACCCTTTGACTTAAATAAGTAAAATGAATTAATTGTTAAGTTTCTATAAAATGCATAATTTAATTCTAATGGTGTTTGTGACCTATTGTATGCAGGGTATTTGAAATCACTATTATTTCCAAATATGGATTCAATCAATGTTTGGTCATTTAAGAATTGGAAATCTTCCTGCCACCCTAATGTTTGTCCTAAATTTAATAATAATTGTGATGGTATGTCATTCTTGGGGGTATAATTAACTGAATTCATATATGCCAAAGAATCAATGAATTTCTTAACCTCATCAAAACTTCTGCCATATATTTGAAGCATACTCTCAATCCTCCTGTCAAATGTATCAAATTCTTTTAATGAATCTGAAACAAAAAATCTTGATATAAGATTTGTTCTAGCATTATCAAAATAATTTGCAATAACTTGAACATTATCCAAATAAGTTGTAAACTTTTCACTTAAAATATCTATATTCCAACCACCATCCAAAGGGAATGTTAAAGTTGTATCAACTAATGTAAATTGCCCATTATCATTCTCTTGTGGAACTTGTAAAGTCATTGTATAGATTGGGGATGACAATGTATTTAACATATATTGCTCTAACTCATCCAACTTACTCTTTAATACCAAATTATATAGAAAATCACTTGGTCTAATTATAAATGGTTCAACACTATTGACTGATGACACCCCAAAAGGTGAACCTGAAACAGTAATAGTTAAAACACCCTCTGTTAAACTCTCAGAAGGATTCAAGATAATCAATGGATAAAGAACCCCATTTAATGATAAAACATAATCAACATAATATTGTGTCAAATTCCTATACTCTGAAACAGGCATTTCCTTTGTCAATAAATTAATTGCTGAATTCTGGCTAAAATCAACACCAAAAGGATTATGTATCTTGGTGATGTCAATATCAAAAGTTGTATCATCTGTCACTGCATCATAAACAATATTTGTTGCAGTATAACCTGTGTTTAGATTATTATCATAAAAATTAATATCAATAGATGCTGGGAAATTGTTTATAATATTTGTTATGGATACAGAAAATCTTTTAGATAACGACCCATACATAACAAAACCCATAACTTGACTTATATCATAATTTGGATAAACATCCAATTCCTTTGCAATTGCTGTTCTAACATCCCCAATCTCATTAATTCCTAGGCTTTCTAAATTGACTGGTGCATCAAAAACATTTGTTTGAAATTTACGTGGAATTGTTTCAAATATAGATGGCTTGAATTCAAATGTACCAAAAGTCAACCCACCACCTGTTACAAGTTGGTATCCAACTAGATTGTCAAAAACACTACTAGTTCCAGCAAGGGGGTTATTCTTAATGTAAATTATTGGCATTATTCTATTATATTATCAAAATTTTTGCTTATGTCTATATCATCACCCCTATCTTCCCTAACCTCATACAACAACTCATTAAATTGATTTCTAACTTCAAATAGATTATATTGTCTATATATGTTATTTGCTGGGTCATATAAGGTATAAACTCCATCCTCAATAGATTTTGTCTGATTGCCAAATATTCCAATGGCCAATGTGGATATATCATGTTCAGCTATCTCAACCTCTAACGTTGTGGGGTTAAAATATGTATTAGTTATGATTATATTTTGATTTGGTTGACCTATAAAAGGTGTTGCATTTGTCTTATTGGAAGGTGAACTACTTGGACTTAAAGTCAAGAAAACAAGATTTGTGTTGTTATCCACATATCTATATCTTATTGATTTTTGATTAGTATTCACCTCATTTGTTATAATTGGTTCACAAAAAAAAGATGAAGTTATCATCCTAAAGAAGTTTGGCACTTTCTGACCATTATTTAAATACTCAACCCTATACCCAACTAATTCTTGGGGAACTTCAAACTTATTTCTAAAATCATCTGGAACATCATCCAGATTTATCACAATACCCTTCACATTTGGCAATGCACTCAAAATACCACAATCATTTATTTTTGTCCTTATTTGTGCTGGTCTTAAATATAATGTATAATAACCAAGTGCTGTAAATTCAGAAGCCGGTAATGTTAAATTATATAACCCTCCCAATATCTCATCAGGATGTTCACTATCAAAGTAAGGTTTCAATATGGTTGTCGCATCCAATCTTTTTTGTGAAATTAAATCTGCCTGATCCCTTGTTGGTGCATACACCATTACTATCTCCACATCTTCAGGGCTTACATCACTAGGTCTAACTGTTCCGTATGTACCAATTGCCATATTATTACATTTTTATTATAAATAGTTTAGTTCTTTATTTATTTGTCAATTTGAAATACCCATATCCATATTTTTCCATATCTTGCAATGTCCTAACCTCTCCAAGTCTCTGCACTTTTTCATAACCTGAATTTTTACCCCTCTCTACAAAAACATTTGAGAAAATCTGGACCTCATCTACTGATTTGAGTAGTGCTTCATTCTTCACAATTGGAACTAATTTAATGGTATCCTTGGTCAATCCTTTACTCTTAACCTCAAATGTTGTTACTCCAAAAGGGTAATCCACATATTTGATATCTTGTATTGTATATCCAGTAAATAAATCATTTATATTTGTCACTCTACCATAAACACTACCATCCTTAATTACGTCAACACCAACTTTGTAGGGTATTTTTCCATATAAAGACAGCTCAATCAAATTTGATTTTGTGTAACCTGTAATAGTTACCTCATTATCATACACATAATCATCAATATCCATTCCCGTATCCCCAGTAAAAATATAATCATAACTTATTGGCGAATCCTTCCAAGGACCCCCACTAGGGATAAACTCTATTGTTCCATTTGGATCTTTACTAACCTTATCTTTATCAAAAGGAATTGTTATAGTCTTGCTAATAATATTTGTTCCAAAATTATTCTTTTGTGTTAATTTTATAACATATTTTGCATTTGTTTTTGGATATGTGTGGCAACTCTTAACACCAATCATAGTCTCAACCTTGCTATTATCCCCCCAGTATATTTCATATTCTGATTCTCTAGTATAGGAATTTAAAATGGATGTGTTGTATATGCAATATTCATATTTGCTTTCAGCACTAAAAATGTAATTTAATGTTGTTTCCTTTTGTTGTATTGCACCATCAAACTCTGAATAATAACCAATATCAATACAATCTTGTGTGAGTAAAATGGGGATTGTAAGTCCTGTTAATGATGATGAACCATTTACCCCACTAGTCAGCAAACTAGTCATACCTGTATAAACACCAAAACTATTACCACTATAAGTAATGTCCTTAACTATGGATGATAATGACTCGGGGGATATTTTAATCTTATATACCATTATTTCTTTGTTACGTATTCATACCATTTCATAGGATTCTTCTTAACCCCAACCTGGGTGTCATCCTTGATGTCATAATACTCATAAGTATAAGTATCATAATTCAAATTTATCTTATAATAAAAATCAAAAACTTCATTCAAATTATATGTATCACTTGTTTTTGATTGACAAACATTTGCCATTCTAGTAAATCCACCAGTCTTGCCATTAAAAAAACTTGCACTAACATAAAAGGTATCAAAATTAAAAATTTCCTTATCCTTCAACCAATAAATGAAAAATCCTTCTGTGTTCTCTGTATAATCCAAAAGATATGTTGGTGTAATAATATTATCTACCTTAACCCCATTACTTGCTTGTAAGATTGTTGTTAGATAAACTTTTTGTGATTTGCTAAATGGCGTATCATAATAATCTAATTTGAAAAAAGAATTATTAAAACTTTTTGAAATTACTTTAACATCTTCCTCAAAACTAATGTTATTTTTTTTTGTAAAATATGTTGAACTCCAATTATCAATTGAATCCAATGTTTTCCCATTATGGAAATTAAAATTTATATTTAAACTATAGTCCATTCCCATTTCCTTAATCTTTTATACATCTAATAGAATACCCATTGTTTGGATCATCCTCTTGAAAATCCAAATTATCATTATTATATTTCAACTGAATTAGTTTCTTGAAATTAAGTCCGCTTCCATTTGTTTGCGACCAGAATGTTACGGTTTCCCCAAAAAAATTAAAATTACCATTATACACTCTTCTTCCTGCTGGATATGCATTAAAACCACTTTCATTTGTCGCCCCATCATTTGGGGAATTCCACCAAACCAAACCTTTTGCCTTCATCTTACCCCCAGCAACACTATTACCACCAAGATAAGTGCTTAATGTGGTTAATTCAACATTTGTTGGCACATGGTATCCAGTAGGACATAACCCCCCAGGATTAGAAGTAGCATACCAGTTATATAGATAACCAAAACAGTTATCAATTGCATTATCATATGATGAATATGCCCCAATCTTTAAATTACTCCAAGTTGTTTTATTTGTAATATATGGAATAGATGCACCATCATTATATCTTGTTGTTCTTAAATTTTCTGTAAGCCAGGTTTGTGTTCCAATGACTACTGAACTATAATAATTACCATCATAATCCCTAATAATATTTGAACCTGAACAAAAATTCACACTTGTTAACACCCCACTTGAATTTATATTAAATACTGTACCATTTGTGCTACTAACATACCAACCTTCAGGTAATATCTCATAACTAGTATCTGTTCCAACATAAATAACATCACCAATCTCTATTTTCTGTGGAGTTCTTAATGTGCTAACAAACAACATCTTACAATCACCTACACAAGTTGTTGGTGATGTTGCACAAAATATTGAATTACAAGCATCCCCACTAGTAGGATGCGTAAACCAACTTCCACAACCACTTGGAGTTGGAGCAGAACCTGCATATATATTAAAATCTGTCATATTTATTAACAATTTTGATTAAACCCAATTAAATTATTTGATGAATAATATCTTAATTCAGTTGGTGTTGGTGTTGGGGTTATGGTTGGTGTCAATGTATTAGTTGGTGTCATAGTTGGTGTTGCATTGGTTGTTCTACTTGGTGTAGGGGTTAGTGTATTAGTTGGAGTTGATGTTGGTGTTGGTTGTACCTCACAATCATCACAACTTTGATTTGTGCAATTACAACCGCACTCTGGTAATATCATATTAAATCCACAACCATTTGATATTAAACCATCATTACCCATATCTTTTCTTGCACATATTTTAAATTCAAGACCATTATCATCTTCTAATATAGTTATTGAATCTTCAACCCCATTGCAATTATAATATGTTGTTGTGCATAATCCCCCAAATGTATTAGCGATAACACTATGGCAAACACATAAATTATTATTACATGTTGGCGTTACTGTTGGAGTTATTGTAGTAGTTGGTGTTATAGTTGGTGTTGGTGTAAATGTTGCACTTGGTGTTGGTGTAAATGTGACACTTGGCGTAGGGGTAGGTGTTGGTGTTGGTGTTGAGGTATTTGATGGATCAGGAAACCCCTCAACCAATCCCTTATGTGTAAAGCGGACAACCTCATAATCAACTATTGCATTTATGGAATTTGTTAAAACTTCCTCACCAAAACTATTTATAGTATCTTGATGCCCAACAATGTCAAAATCCATCTTAATGGGCAAACTAATTGTTAAGTCATTAAGTCTTGGTTGCAATAATCTATATTTATTCACAGTCATCTATTACCGGTTTTACAATTAAAGGATTATCATCATTATTTGTCAATTTTAGAAATTTCTGTTCATAATAATCATATCCCTCTGGAAACAACTTAAAAACATTATTAACAAAAGGATAAAAGGAATTATTTATAAATGGATAATTAACACCATTATTATTCTCATCAAAAAATCCAACACTATAAATATCCCTCCACCTAAATTGCCCATCAACAGTTGAATAAAAAGCATAATTTGGTATAATATCTGCCAAGTTTTTATCCACCGTTTCAACATAATCTGAAAATGCTTTTAATTGCAATTTATTGTGGGGTTTATAATAATATCCTTTCTCATTATCATTTATATCAAATATTGGTGAATGTTTTATCTTATAATAAAAATCTGAAATAACTCTTTCTATTTGCTCATATTCATTATATTCACAAAAATCACCATCAAATTCAGTTGGGGTTACATAATAAAAGAACTCCTTATTATCATTATCAAAGTAAGAGGTTGTGCCTATATTACTATTAGATTTTGGATTCTTACTGTCCCACCATACCTTATTATTTTTAAGAATGTTAAAACCCCAACCTTTCTTCATCCTACCATCCTTTGATGCAAAAAACCCAGATTGCCCTTTGAAAACAATTGTCAAATATAATTCAGTTAGAGGTCTATTATGATTATCTACAACTCCATCAATATTTATTTCATTCTGTAATGTAAAATTATAAGCATAATTTGATTCTTTTATATAACCTGAAGATTTCTCATTATTATAACTCAAAATACTCTTGCCATCAAAAACACCCCTTTGAAACCCAGATTTTGTAACAATCAATTTGTCACCCCCATCAATAACCTTATGCTTTCTAATATAATATTTTGAGGTTGTTTCCCCAGAATTGCCCCCAATAATAACACGTTTTAATGTGTTTGGAACATTTGATTTAATCTGGTTATTAACATTAAGAATATTGATAATATATTTCTCTGAACCATAAGAATAATCACCAAATGAATATACATCATACACAACGCCATTTATCAAAACACTTTCCCCCTCCTTAATGTTATGCTCAATGCTACAAGTAAGTTTCACCATGTTGAACCCATTTATCACTACTTGAAGGCCAATAAATGGTATTCCATCTTCTGCAACCCAATCATAGAAGATATCTCCCATTTTGATGTTAAGACTTTGCTTACTGTCCCCACTATAAGGATAAGTCAAATAATAATTCCAATTATAGTTAAATGCTTTTGATGTATCATAACCAAATGCTGTTAAGGTGGGGGGTCTAAAAAAATCAAATTCATATGCTTGAAGCAACCCCTTCTTCACATTTTCATCTTGCAAATAAACTAAATCCAATAATGGATATATTAATTCGTTTCTATATTTACTAGTTGTAATGCCAGAATATGAATTATTATATGTGAAATTTATGTTAAAAACTGGTCTTATCTTAAATGATTTGTTCTTTTCTTGCTCATATAAATTCTTTAAATCAACATTAACATCCCTATCAAACTCAATGAGTTCTTTCCTTGTTGATTCCAACTCAATTGATATCTGTGCATTATCATCATCAGATACCTTATTCTTATACACACTTGGAACAATATTATACTTATTCATTTAAATATTTTGTTTTAAACTTATCCATAGCAGAAAATCCCTTCTTAATACCAAAATAGAAATGAAATGGCGCTCCAACTATAAAAGATTTAGTAAAATTATTATCGTCTTTATTATATTTGCCATCTTTTTGTGCAAAAATATAACCCCTATCATTATTATAACTCAAATCATAAGATGAATCTGAAAAGTAATCTGTTGTTGTATAATTTTTCACACTTGAAGGATTATTTGGCTTAATACGTTCAAGAGATTGGTATCTTTTATTCTTAATATCTGTTTGTGCTGTTCCCCAATTATTCTTTTCAGTTCCAAAAATTGTTCTTGAAGTTTTATCCAAATTCCAAGAATAAAATGGCACATCTTGCGACTTATTTCCATAATTTTCTATAACTAAAGTATTTGTTTCCCCTCTCCTAAAATTAACTCTACCTGGGGTGATATGGTCTTTTAATTGCAAATCGGTTTGTGATGATGAATAGAAGACACCCATATAGTTTTTATCTTTGCTATTAGAACTCTTTTCACTAAAAATTATAGTTGGTGAATTATCTGTTTTAAACTCATACAATTCTGGTGAAAATTTAACAACACCAAATTCAGAGTTGATTGATAATAATTGAGCCAAATCCCCATCTATCTTTTTCCCATCTCGGCTAAAAAATGAATTTAAAACCCTTTCGCTCCTTAAAAAATTAGAATCCAATATCCTACTAATAACAAAAAAATTAACTAAATCAGAATTATCATAATGACTTGTGGGGTTGATTGAATTCACAACATAACCATAACTACTAAAATTATTAAATGATGCCTCCTGCCTATTCTTAACACCTAAATTAACAATTGTAGTTGGATACATCAAGTTATAATTATTTAACCTAATATTACTATTACTATCTTTTGTATTATTATTATTACCAACAAATTTAGTATCATAATATGGTGAACTTCTATAATAAAAATTATTTGTATCTTCATCATAATAAACCAAGTCTTTGCAATATTCAGGATTTGCCCTGTTTGTGTTTACCCTAAAAGAAAACATAAATAAAGAACCATTTACCCAGTTGTTTACAAATGTTTCAGAAATAATACCTCTACATATTCCATAATTCAATTTAAATCTAAAAATCCATTCACGAAAAGCAACAAAATCTTTAAGTAAATCAAGTATTGGTCTTCTAACTAATTGGTAACACCCATCCTTTATATAAGTTTCTTGATATTTTTTTGATGTACATTCCTCATTTATTGTTAATTTACCTGCAACATTTGAATAACAAGAGTATGGGACCAATTTATTGCATAAATTAAATGTATTCAATACATCCGAAGCATTTGGTAAACCAGAAATATCATATCCACCTATACTAGCATCAAAAAGTGGATTGGATTGAAGAGACACCCCCTCACCCTGTGAAGATTTGGGGTATGTGTAAATCCTAAAATTATTATTCTGTTGTAATACACCAACACTATTATTAATCCAATTCTTCCCATCTAATCCATCTGATGTTGGAAGTCTATCTGTTCTTAACACTACCTTATTATTAGCACGTAATAATTTTCTATCTTTCAACTCAAGATGCGAACTATATGAAAAATATAACATTAATTTTGGTTGCCTAAATAACATCCCCACAAGATCAAAAATACCAAGAAGATAAATTAAATCAGTTGTATCCCCATCATATTGGTTATTATCTTTCACATTACCAATTCCATTCATATAAGTACCACCATTAAAATCCAATCTTGATAAATTGTATTTTGAATCAAGTAAACTACTTGGTGTGTTTTTTGGGAAATATTTATCTGTACCGGCACGTTCACCATTTTGTATAAAGAAATTATCATCCACATCAAATGGATATGCTTTTGTCCAGTTTTTTAAGAATTTAACTCTAAAATCATTAAGTCCTAATTTTGATATTTGTTTCCTTGTTATTGGACTTCTATTATTTAATATACCAGCATAATATGAAATAGCATCTGTTTTGTATGGTGCATAATCTTGTCCAGGTTCAAATACATATGAATCAAATGAAATATCATTTTGGTCTGTTAATGTTTGTATTGTTAAATTATTACTATAAATGCTCCCATTATTGAAATCATTAAGTTTTTGTATTGGTATATTTAATTTGGTATTAATAGTGAAACTAACTTGATCCTCATTGTCATAACCAAAAATCTTACCTAGTCCATATTTGTTTGTATATTCAGGTGAATATGGATCCACACCCCTCTGTATAACTAAAACATATTGATTTTCTATATTTTGAAAGTATTCAATTGGGTTATTTATAATCAACTCATCCCCAACAACAGCTTGATTCCCCAATTTAACCCTTAATACTGCAGGTGATGTTAATACACTTGGTAAATAACCTTTTTTTGTTTTGTCTGACATTTTAATATAATCAAAATATGTCATACCTGTCAATACTTGGAAGTATTCCAAATCAGAAGCATAGTAAGATGTGTTAGTTATTCCAGTTAAAACTGGTAATGTGTATGTTTTTGTTTCATCAGTATCTTGCGTTGCGGCATATTTAACAGTTATAGTTTTATTTTGTTCAGTTATTTTAATAGAACCTGGTTTCCCAAAAAGAACCTCCCCATCTACTGTTGTAGCACTATATTTGAAATTTGTATCTTTTGACAAACTACTATTAACAAAACTTAATAACTCCCCTGTCTCAATTAAAACATCAGATAAAACAACAATAACATTGTCATAATGATAAGTCCCTCTATTTAAATTATTTGCAAATGAAACTTTTATTTTATTTTTACCAGAAAAATAATTATCTCTCAAATTAAAATAATTAATTCTTTCACCAACTGGTAATGTTTCACTATAAACTGAAAAATTCTTTGCAAAGGTAGATAACATATATTTGTCAGACCTTGGCATTTTGATGTCTGTTTCACCAACATTTTTAGGTTTCACACCAGATGAGTTTGTTGTCCTACCCGCAATAGCTTGTGTTAATGCAAAAAGCATTAATGGTTTATCTTCTTCATACAAAGTATCATCTACATATTTTTTATCTTCTCTTTCAACAATATCTTTTAAATTAGTCCAATTAAAGTTTTGAGAAAAATTATCATAATATAAAGTATTATTTGATAATTGTGATAATAACCCATTATTTTGATTTGACCCCTCCAATTCAACATCCACTTCTTCAATTTCACAATCACAAAGTTCACAATTTGGATATGTTATATTAGGTAAGTGTATTTTTTTTATTTTTCTTCTTATTATTTTTTTAAAATTTTTTATGAGAAATATATTCAATACTGTTAATGCAACCAATTCTGCAATTTGTATAATTGCTTGTCCAAACAAAAATGCACTAAACATTGGACTAAGTGGATTTAAAGTTGCAAGAGTAATTCCTGCTTCTGTAAAGTAATATAATATAAAGTTAATTTGTTTAGCCAATAAAAAATTAACTAAAGTAAGTATTGCTGGTAGTAGTATTACACCAAAAAAGTTCCACAAAAATGCAACCAAATGATATCCAAATATTAAAGGAATATTAATAAATTGCAATATTTGTACAATAAGGGAAAATAAAAAATATAGTAAATCAAAGTTCTTAACCCCATCGTTAACTGGATACTTATTAACATTTTGCTCACAACTTCTATCTGAAATTTCTTTTATTCCTATAAATTTACCTTGTGATGTGCCGCCTTGATACTGATCAACCAACCCCGCAACTGTATATACCTTATTATATTCAAATTCATAAAAAGTATCTTCACACCTTATTGCAGCATCTTTATTTGTATATCCATCCCAATCCAAACCAAAATAATATGAACCTGCTAATTCTTTTTTTCTACTATCAATAGTAGAATTAATAGGATCACTACTACCCCCAATATTCCAACCATACTCCTTAATGTTTGGTACTAAAAAATGTGCTTTTCTTGAGGTGTCTGTTGAGTTATCAACATCCTGCCATTTTACCTTAAATCTATATTTACCTTTTGTTGGTATTCCTATTTTCTCATCATTTGTTATTATCTGATTTCCGTTTTCATCTGTAACAACATAGTCCAAATTCATAGGTAATTCAACAACCCAAGCACCATCCCCATCTATAACTCTACCATTATTACCTAATTCATATTGTTCAAGAATGGGCAAACCATTTTCATCAAGATTTTTTGTTTGCCTTATTGCCAATATTTGACCAGGACCGGTTTCAAGTTGGCACAAATTACCCATACTTTCCTTTACTCGGCAATTAATTCTTACACTATCTATATTACTTGTTCCAAATATTGAACCAATGAAAATAGATGTTGGCTGTATATCAATATTAGCATCATCCCTTAAATCAAAATCAACCCTATTTATGGTTGAATCACAAGTTTCAGGATTACCCCAAAGTGGGGATATGGTAATACCTTTTGATAAAGAAACAATCTGCGGCAAAGAATTTAAATCTGATGATTTTTGAAATGAATTACCCTTAAATTGCGCTTCTGTTGCCCTACCCATTCTAATCAAATCTTGGGGGGTCAATGAATATTCACCCATATCTGACAAATCAAGATCCATTAGTATGGTATAACTTCCAACAGGAACACCAAATATCATGTAATCCCCACTTGAATTTGTCTTTACTGTATATTTGTAATACTTCTCATATACCTCAATGGCTTGACCATCAAACATAACATCATTCAATGAGGGAAATGTTCCTGTTGCAACATGCCCAGGATATGATGGTTCATATGGTAATAAGTTATACCTATAACCATCCTCATTCTTATCATTTATTGACTTATATGGATATATTGAGGTGATTAACTCATTATTCTTGTCCTCTTCACTTAATGGAATAAAAATTGAAATCCTAGCATTTGGAATACCAAAACCATTATTTGCAGTAACTCTACCCGCAACAACTCCATAGTTTGCACAATCTAATGTATAAACATCTGATTGCCTTATTTTGAAAGATAAAATCTCAAGGAATTCAATATTTTGGTCTAACTGAAAATTGACAACCTTATCTTGACCAATTTCAGTCCTAATTCTAAAACTATTTTGCATTTTATTCTTTATTGTTTATAAATATTTTATTATATGTTATTTATAAAAGAATAAAGAATATCCCCACAAAATAAATAATTTAAATAATGGTCAATCCATTATTTGTCTTCACCTTTACTGTTATATCTCTTTCTGGATACCTTATATGATATATCTCATTTGAGTCAGCATAGATAGTTTCATCAGTTGCACGTATAATTCTATTTGATGCTGGTGGATAATACCCAACAACTGGCTCACCACCAGAATAGTTGCCCCCAACCAAATTTTTGAATACAATAGCTGACACAGTAATCACCCCATTCAAATTCTGAATACTGCTCTTTATCTCAGATATATTTATGTCCTTACCCAACTGAATGTTCTGTGGTATGAAATAATTATTTATTGTTGAAATAATGTTATTAACAATATCTTTTGATGCAAACCCTGCTGATATGGTAACAGCCGCCTCAACACCAACATCTATAACTTTTGCAGATGAAACAACAATATAATCATTTATCATCCTATAATTTGATAAATAATTTGCAATATTGTCTGTCAAAAATCTTGAATTATCACTAATCAATTTCCCATTTGCATCATAAGACAAAACAAGAACTTGTATTTTATTATCAACCTCTTGAACTGATACTTTTGCTGGTGCACCAAATTGTGGTGGCATATTACGTATAATTGATTCATAATCATTTATGGTAACTGCTCTTTTCTGTGCTGCAAAGTTAAATGATACAAAATTCCTAACTTCTTCTGTACTTGGCAATCCTGCTCCACCAATAGCTGGAAATAAATTATTAACTCTTAGTGAGTTAATTACAGCTGACTCTTGTGCTGGATTTCCTGCATTCAACCTAAATGAATTAACCCCAATCTGATTAATTGTATTTGGTCCAAGATTTGTATTTAATCCACCCCCAACTCTATATTGAACAAATAATGTACTATTTGGTTTCAATGTTCTACCCAATGAGAAATTATTCAAATAATTCTGTAATGTAGGTAATTGCCCTGTTGTTGTGAATTGGTTTAACTGTTCCATTGCTGTATTAACCCCATTACCAAATGTAATCTTCTTAAACCCCTCTGATGTAAATTCACTTATAAAACGATTATCTGTTTGAATATACTTTCCAACCTTTATACCTGCATTTCCTGTATCTTTTGTTGGGTCAATAATGAAAACCCTATCCTCTGCCAATGAATCAACCTCATACCATTTATTTGCATCTCCAATGAACTCTGATGATGGGGGAATTGTATTTATTTGTCCATCTTTTAATAACACACTTGTAATCCCCAAAACATTCTTGTCTGGTAAAAATAATTCAAAAAATGGCCTAACATCAGATGCTGTAATAACTCTCTTAAAAACCTTTGTAACACCATTGATAACTGGTTCACGTTTTGTTAAAGTATAACTAATAATATTATTATTTAATTTGTTTGGTATAACTGTTCTATTTGCAAGACCTTGACCATCATAATCTGATGAAAAATCAATATCATTTATGCTTTCAAAAATAACACCATTACCCAAGACTTGTGCACCCCTTTCAAGAACCCCAGCATAACTTGCATCAGGCTTATCTCCAAATGGGGGGACAGTTATTGAAAAATCACACAAGGTCAATGAAGGTCTTTGTCCTGGTATTTTTAAACCATAAGTTCTTGCTATATTATATATAGAAGACTTTTGTTGGGCGTATTGTAAAACTGTTTCTTGCAAACTCCTGTCAATATGATAATGTAAATTATCTGCAACAGCAGCATTCAAATCAAGGAAAACAGAGAATATTGAAGCATCATTAAAATCATTTATTAAATCAGGATAATATGTTCTAACATAATTTAATAATTCAGTTCTTATGCTCTGAAAATCCCTAACACCATATGATATCTTTCTATCTGACATATTATATATTTATTACAACAACTTCACTACCTGAAAAACTATTATTGTTTGTAGTGTATTCTATTTTTATTTTTGCAGTATTCTGATATGTACCATTCCCAGGTGAACGATAAACCTTGTCCCTGGATGATAATCCAACATCATCAACACTTAACCTATCCCCTTGCACCTCCTCATTCTGATCCAAAGGTTCAATGATTATCTTATTTATAACCAAATTTGGTATATACTTTGCAACAGAATCTCTAATATCTGTTTCAATAACATCAAATGACACAACATCTAATGGTTCAAATAGAAATTCATATAATCTTGTTCCAAAATCTGGAAGGTAATACCTACTTCCCTTTCTTGTTAATAACAAATGCAATAAAGATGCTCTAATCTCATCTGAAGCAGTTTCTGTCATCTTTAAGGCATCCCCACGAAGTGAAGTGTCAAAAGGAAATTCAACACCATATGTAAAACCTTCAGCCATTATAACTCATTTAAATATAAATATATCTTTTTCACAAATTTTGAAATTAATTTAATCTATTGTATATTTATATAAAAAAAACTATGAAAACTTTAAGGCTATCAGAAGCTGGTTTATCCAGACTAGTTCAAAAAATTGTTGAAGAAAAAGGAAGTGAAGGCCACTTTATGGATTATCATGCTGCTGGTAAAGCAAAGACTGGTAAAAAAGCACTATCTATGATTAAAAAAATCACAGATAAACTTTCAACAATGAAAGATAAATTTGATAATAGCAATTTTGCTTTTAGTGAAGCTGATGTAAAAAAACTTGAGCAAATTTATGATACCCTAAGTGGTAAATAATTTTTGAGCAAAATTAGTAATAAAAACCCCCGAATCTAAATTAATAGACTGGGGGTTTCTTATTTAACAAATTGAATCTATGCCTCGCAACTAACACATTCATTTATATTCCTTGCAAATGACTGTGCTGAACTTTGACTAAACTGATAATATAAGGTCTTAACCCCCTCCTCATGTGCATACAAATATAATTGATTTATATCTTTTGCTGGAACTGATGGATGAATCATCAAGTTAAGTGATTGTGATTGGTCTATATATTTCTGTCTCTGTGCTGCTTGTAATATAAGTTCTTTTGGTGATATCTCAATGAATGATTTAAAAACCTCTTTGGTTGGGAAATCCAAGTGTTGCACTGATCCATCTTTCTTCAAAATGCTCTCCCATGTTTCTGGTGTATTTAATCCATATTTATCCAATTCAATTTCCAAAAATGGATTCTTATAAATTGTTTTTGATTTTGCCAAATCTTTAATAAAATAATTTGATTTGATTGGTTCAATACCCATACTTACCTGTCCTAGAATAAACGAACTTGACTTGGTTGGTGCTATGGCTATTAAGGTAGTGTTAGCATATCCATCTCTTAAACATCTATATCCCTTCTCTTCATATAAATATTTTGAAGCCAATTCTGATTTCTCTTTAATTAGTTTAAATATTTGATGATTTAATTGCTTTGCCATCAAAGATTCAAATTGAATTAATTTGGATTGGAATAATGAATGATAACCTAAAACCCCCAAGCCAATTGCTCTATGCTGTGATGCAAATCTATTAGCCCTTTTCATACCAGCCATTTTACCTGACTTCAATATAAATTCATCCATAACAGCATTTAAGAACATTGTATAAACCTCAATTGCATCAGTCTCAATTATCTCATCCCAATGAAGTAAATTCAATGAACCCAAACAACAAACAAAAGAATTTAATGAATCTGTTGGCAGTTGAATTTCAGAGCATAAATTTGAAGCAGTTATATCCATACCCAATTCTTTATAGGGTGTATTGTTGTTTGAATTATCCTTGAACATAATATATGGAAAACCAAACTCATTACGTCTTTGAATTATCTTTGCCCATATCTTTCTCTTGGTTGGGTCCCCCCCCTTCATATCATTAATCCAATTATCTGTAACTGTAATTCCATATTGCAAATTCTGTATAGGATTACCTTCTGTTCCAATATCCAGGAACTCCATAATATCATCATGCTCAACTGGTAGCCAGACTGCACATGCACCCCTTCTTGCCTCTGATTGCTTACAAACATCAACAACTGTATCATATACCCTTGCATAATGAACTGGGCCATCTGCTGTACCACCTGTTGATATCTTACTACCCCTGGCTCTAATATTTCCTAAGTATGCACTTGTTCCACCACCATATTTTGACATCATACCAATTTCTCTTCCAGCATTCAAAATGCTATCTAATGTATCATCAATGTTTGATCCATAACAACTAATAGGTAATCCTTTTTCTTTACCAAAATTAATCCAGACTGGTGTTGATAGGCTGTAAAAACCCCTTGCCATATAATCTTCAAACTTAATAGCAAACCCATCAATTTTTAAATATTCTTCCGCTTTATTTGCAATATCTTTAATCCTTTGCTCGGGGGTTTCATTTATATACCCCCTTGATAAGAAAAGCCTACTCTCATCATTTAACCAATAATATTTTTCTTTATTCATTTTTTTGTTTTTTAAAATAAATCATCTTCTGTTATGCTCTTGCTCTTTTTATTATAATCAACTGATTTCTTATAAAAAAAATCTCCCTCCTTTGTTGATAAAATCTCCACATCAAACCATAATGTCTTCTCAATCTCTGTAAAATCAACTTCAAATACTGATTTCATCCCAATTCTATTTAATGAATTATTAAATCTATTTTGAATGAAATGTTTAATTGTATCTTTTGATAAAAAACTTAATTCACCATTCTCAAATATCCAATCCAATATTCCACATTCAGCTGCATATGCTTTATGACAAGCTGACACAATCAACGCTTCAAATTCTTCGTCAAACCATTCTGGATTTTCTTCTTTGATAATGTTGATAAGTTCTGATCCAAAATTACCATGGATTTCTTCCTCCTTTGAGGTAGCTTCAACCACATTTGAAATACCTTTGAATAGATTTTTCTCCTTGTTGAAGGACATCATAATCAAGAACTGACTAAATAAACTTACATGTTCAATAAACAAGGAAAATAATAATACAGACTTTGTGTACATTTTATTCTCTTTACTCCTTGTCCCATCTAAATATTTTGCCAAATAACTGATTCTATTCTTTATAGCAGGAATTTCAATAACAGTCTGGAACTCATTCTCCAATCCAAGAATTCTTAATAATTGAGCATAAGCATCCTTATGACGAACTTCCGAGTTTCCTGAAATTAAAACTTTGTCATTATATCTAGTCACAATACATCCAGTAGGAACTGTAACACAATAGATGTTACCATCATAATCTTCAATGGTAGGTTTATCAGTTATAGAAGAAAAGGTGTTAGTTTTTACAAAACTTACATTGTATATATCTTTATCATTAGTTATATCAACTACATACCCAGCAAAAATACCTATAACTTGCAAATTATCTGCAAACAATTTACTAATAGTTTGGTGTTTAATAACATAATCACCATTCTGAGTGTCACTATCAAGTTTAGACCCCTCCAATTTTGTTAATTCATAAATAAAAGAATTGCACCACTTTTCAGATTTATCTGATAAATCAATACAATCAAAGTTTCCAATATTAATTTTATCATCCAAACTCAACTCATCCACACCCTCATTAACAAATTTACCAGAAAAAGGCAATTTCATATCACTACTAAATTTACCAATATCTTTTATAGCCTTCTTTATAATATTACCACTCCTTGTTTTGTAGTAGATATTATGGTTGGGGGTTAGTAATGCATTATATGTTTGGTTCTCAATCCTATGCATCTTTCCCTTGTAAGGTTCATTGATAATATTACTTGGTAAAACAGATGTCATTGTATTGGTTTCTAAATCATATTGAATAACCTCTGTATTATTATCAATATCCTTAAAGTTAACCCAACCTTTTGGTGTTAATATTTCAGTTCCCTCACCATGACATTCGGCAAAAGTCATACCAACATCACCAATTTCAGTTATTGGCATCCTCTTATACAAGTCAGCCCAGAATGTTTTTACATTTACCTCAATTTGAGCAATTGCCAACATTGACCTTTTAATAACCTCCCTCTCCTCATTTGATATCTTTGTTTTATAATCATCAATATCAGTTGTGAAATTGAATTCAGAGTGTATCCAGTATGAGTGTCTAATTGCATCCTTATATGCTAATAAGGATGGATATTCATAAGGCAAAATGTTTATCCTCTTTTCAAAAATGTTCTTCATATATTTTTTTTTATTGGTTAAGATAAATATGAAACCAGGTTATAAAAGTATTCAATTTTGATTATAAAATCAAATTTTTATAAAAAATTGTCATTGCTATTTTTCTTAACCAATAACTCCTTAATCCTTTCTTTCTTACGTTCCACTTGTTGTTCCTCAAACCCCAAGAATGTTGCTGTAGTATCTGTATCAATTTCAAGCATTTCATTATCAAACTTGCAATTCTCAAACACAATACCATCTTTACCAATCCTTGACTTGGTTATTGCCACAGTTGCCAAATTCATCTCTTTCTGTTGCAAACTCTTTGCAATACTAATAATAACATGGCCAACCTGGGCTTTCTTTATTGACCCCCCCATTTGGTCATTTGTTACCACATTTGCAGAAATAGATGAGTTGTGTGTGTAAATGTCATTGGCATAAAACATATGGGTGTCATCAACAGTAATGTCAATTGTATCCTCTTCACCTACCAATTCAATTGATTCAATTTCATCTAAAATAAAATCATTCTTGTTTAAAATTTGTTCCATTTTTTAAAAAATTTAAGCAGTTATTTATTACAAAATCTTTATTACTCATATATTCAGATTCCTTGACCCTTTTAACAATATAACCTTTTTTAACCAAAAAATCATCTCTATTGCTATCTATCTTTTTTTGTTCATCTTTTGAATGCCAGTAATCCCCATCAAATTCTATTATTTTATTACCTAATTTAAAATCAACACTTATTATAGTCATATTATTCTCCCAAACATAAAAAACATACTCATTATTTAGTTCGTAAAAATAACAATTTAACCTATCATCATTTTCTAATTTAGAAAAAATACCCCAAAATAAATCTTGTGAAATTTTTGAATACTTATCTTTGAATACAGAGATTTTTGCCATCAAAAATTCTTTATACTTAATCTCCCCATCAAATTCCCCGTATTTTTCAATAAAAAATTCTTTGCTTTGTGAAAATTTTATCTTGGATATAAAGTCATCATATCTAATTTTACCATCAATATCACCATATCTATCTATAAATGAGTTTAAAGTTGTTTTAACCATACTAACACAATACTCATCCCAAAATTTTAACCCCTCTGTCTTCCCATATTTATCAATATAGTATGTCAAACTAAACCTATATGATTGCCTTTGATTCCTATCATACCATTTCTTATAACCTAATTCAACACCATATCTATTTTGATATTCAGGTAATGTCCTCCCATTCCTATATGGTCTAATTTTTTTGTTTTTAGCCATAGTTGCAATTTTGGAATTTAATGTGTTTTCCCATCTTTTTCTACCCTCTTCTTCGCCATATCTCTCTATTGCTGGTTTTAAGCCATATGAAACAGCTTTTTTATTTCTTTGTTCCCATTTTTTTGTGCCAAGATCAATTCCATATTTTTTTATAAAGTTATTTTTATCCATCTTAACTTTATCTTTATATTCATCTTGTTTTATTTTCCAATTATCCCCGTATCTTATTTTACAAGCATACTCACTAATGGCATCATTTTTTAACTTTCTAACAATAACACCTAACCTACCTAACCATTTAGATTCAACATTGTTTAATATGAAATCACTTATATTTAGTAATCTATTTTTTATAGAATTAGTATCATAATATTCTATAATTTTATAAATTTCACAATATTGATTTTTAGTTATCAAATGTTTAACTTCTTTAATTTTCTTATAATTAAGAAATTGTTCAATAGTAATTACCCCCATCTAATTTTATTTTAATATAAATATCACAAATGTTAAATAAGTTAGATGGGGGCACAATTATTTTTTAATAAAAAGTGTATTACCAACAGACAATCCACTGTCAATGGATAAGAAACCCCCACCTAATGTTGGAAATTTGTGTTTTGCTGACACTTTTATTTCCTTTCCACTTTTTGTCTTAATTCTATAAACAGGCTGTTTCTCAATAGGGAATACATAACTAATTGCTTTATATCCTTTATGTGTTAGAATATTATCTCCAACAACAACATCCTTTATTTGAATCAATCCTTTATTCTCAATATCCACAATAGTATCTAAAGAAACACAGCGATTTCCTTGCGTACCAAGCCATCCGGCAATATTCAATTCATGGCACATAGCCTCAAAGTGTCTAATAACTGATCCTTCATTCTTCCACTCATCATTACCTTGTCTATCTGGAACAACACAATCAATATAATCCAAAACAACCAAATCAAGTTTAATACCATCAGCAATAATCTTTCTAATTTGATTCTTAATTTGATTCATTGTCAATGTGTCAGATGGTAATTTCTTTAAAATCAACTTATTTGTATGAGTTTCTTTTATATTATTAACAGTTTCATAAACAACATCCTTATGATTTGGTAATTCATCTGGGGATATTTTTGTCCAAAGTGTAATATGCTTTCTCTGAATAATTTTTGGATTATCTTCAAAAAAGATATGTAGAACATTATAATTGTTATTGAATGCTGTATTTGCAACCAAGGTCAATAGAGTTGATTTACCAATACCTGGACCTGCAAATATAATACCAACCTCACCTTTGGCTAAACCCCCCTTTAAGAGAACGTCTATGCCCTTTACACCCATTGGTATGGGGTGTCTATAATCCTCATCCAATACACCCACCAAGTCATTAAAAACCTCAAAACCGTTTGATTCCTTAACACCAACTTGCAAGGCATATCTTAATAACTCCTCAAGTTGATCATAAGATTCAAAGTCACCCTCATTAATGACTTTCTGTGCCTTTTCCAAAACAATCTTAACTTCTTCTTGTTTGCAGAATTTAAGTGCTTTTTCTTGAACAAGTTCAACACCATCTAATGGCGCTGAACTTATTTTAGTTATAGTGTCAATCACAATCTTCAATGCCAATTCTTGTGATATTTCAGATTTGGCAATCATATTTAGTGTTTCAAAGTTTGGGGCTGCATCATATTTCTTATGATACTCCTTAATCATTTGTATGATTAACTTAAAATACTTATTCTCAAAATAAGATATTTTAATAAAATCTAATATGGCTCTTGCAAATTCCTTATCTAAAATAATCTGATTGATTAATTGCAACTGGAACGTCTGACCCAGGTAATCAAAATTCTTTGACATAAAAATAAAGATTAATGGTTAGATAATAAATTTTTCTCTAAATACTGATGTGTTAAGTTTTGGTTGATTAGGATATTTGTCAAATCCTTCAATGAATCTTTAATGAAATGGCGAATATCAACAGTATATCTAACCTTTGGTGGATATAACTTCCCATCAACTATTCTATGGGATACAACTTGGTCTCCAATTTTTACATAAATGTTGAATAATTCAGCTTCATCTGTTGATGAGGTCTCCATAATTGAAGGGTCATACAAAATACTCTCTTTGTTCTCAACAAGATACCCAATTGATTTCATCTTTAAGTATTGTGTCAAATCCTCTGAAAAATACTTGACAAACTCATAGAGTTCAAAAGAATCCTTAGCATCAGGATTGATACCCTTAATGTTTAAAAACCTCTGAACAATAATGTTGTTGTTCAATGTTAGCAAAAACTCCACCTTTGTTGTTTCACTCTGTCTCATAATAGTTTTTTTTGTTGTTAAAATTTTTTCTCTTTTCTACTTAATTTCATAAATGGCTTAACAAAATCAACCCAAGCATCATCCCTTTTTGGTAAGAATTTAAAAAACCCATCATCCCTCATTAACTTCAATAAGTTTGTATAACTCCTATCAGTTGGGTCTAATCTCTCACTATAAATTTCATAAACCATTGTCTTGCCTTCATCTGTGATTAACGGATTTCTTAAATCAATTATTTTTCCTGTCTTCTCAAAAAACTCATCCCCAACCAAACCAGATTTGCTAATTCCAGATAATAGATTACTCAATGTCTTGCTCTTTGTTTTTTCAAACAATACTTTTGCCTCATCTAAAACTTCTTGTAAGGTATAATCTCTCTTATCAAAATTAGGAAAAAATGTCTTTAATTTCTTCTCACCAAAATTTGTGATGCCATAAATGTTGTCAGATGTATCACCAATCAATACTTTGTAAAGATAAACATTATTATGCGGAATATCAATGTTTTTGAAATGAATTAAATCCCCTTTTTTGGAATATGTTTTTGATACAGGGGAAAATAACATAACATTCTCACCAATCAACTGGGTCAAATCCTTATCCCCAGAAAAAATAATCATATTCTCATCCTTTGCAATATGAGTGTATTGTGCAATCAAATCATCTGCCTCATTTTGGTCAACTTGGCATTGTCTTACAAAAACTTCCTCAAGATATTCTTTAACCCTTTCCCTTTGGTATAGGTAAGATTCATATTTATGATCATCCAAAGAAATTCTACGATTCTCTTTGTATCTTGGATAGATGTTTTTTCTTATTAGTGAGTTTTCATTCCCATCCCAGAATACAACAACTTTATCATGATTATGTTTCTCAAGAAATAATCTAATTGTATTTAGAAAATGGAAAACCCCACCAATATGTTTGCCTTCAGAATAAAATTCACGAACGCCATGAAAACCAATTGTAAATAAATTGTTTCCATCTATTAGTAGGGTTTTCTTCATATTATTCAAAAATTATAGTTTCCTCTTCTTCCTTTTCAGAAAAAGTAATATCCCCATCCCCAGATAAAATACCATTCCAGTATTGAGAATATTCTTTCTTATACTTTTCAATGGATTCCTTTGTATCTGGCAAATAACCTTGTGGAACCGCCAATATCTTTCCATCTTTATATGCTATACCAGTGACATGGTTCTTCAATATGGATACTTTTGTCCTAATTGCATAGGAAACAGTCCTTCCATTCTTTGTTGCTGTTATATGGTTAATACCAGCATTCTTCTGATTTCCAAATAAGAATATTAATGAAGATGCCAACCATAAAGCCTCACCACCTTTTGCTTTGATTGTTGGTTGTCCAAATGGCGAATCTGGTAATTCTACCCAAGGTTGATTGATTACTACCATTGTGTTATGGTAGGGGTATTCTTCTTTCTTTGATTTTGAAATCCTTGAATGTAATCCCATTCCAACCTTATCTGCAAGAACTGCTGCATTATGCATTTTACCCCCCTTGCCATCATAAGTCATCTTGCAAGGTATTGATCCAATACTATCAATTAAGAATAAAACAGAATATGGTAAATCCCCCTTTTCCTGGGCATCCAGAATCTCATTGATGAAATCTGTCATCTGTTCAATATAATCAAATGAATCATTAAAGATAAAATCACCATCCCATTCACCCTCATCATTAAGTTCAGCATTCAATCCCAATTCAACAGCATGGGTCCAATTCCACTTCTTTTCTGTAATAATGAATATAGGTAAATGACCTTTCTTTTGGGCGTCGGCTGCTGCCAATATCATTGCTGTTGTCTTACTTGTATTGGAATGTCCTAAGAACATATTAATACCACCCATTACTGGACCAGGAACACCACAAGCATTATAAAAAGCATCACCACATGAATAATAATCCTCTGGTTTATATTTTGTTTTTGTAGAAAACTTTTCCTTGATAGCATCCACACTGGTTTTTGCTACCTTTTTCTTTATTCCTGCCATATATTTTTTTTGATTTTAAAAGAGAGATTTTTTGCTCAAAGTATTGTTTTATGGTACTTTTTGCAAAAAATCTCTTTTAGGTTAATTAAAATGGTAATTCATCATCACTATACTCCTCTTCAACAACAACACTTGTTTGTTGAACTGTTGCATTTTTAGCAACAGTTGCCCCACCAAATGATGCCTCTGAATTTGAACTATTCAGATAAACATATTTACCTTGGGAATCATCCCATCTTGGGGATTCACCTCTTGAAATTGCTTCAAGATATTCTAATGGTTTCCTGCTATAAACATCTCTCCATGTTGATTCATCATTTGCCCATTTCTTTGCAAGATTCACATCTGTTGATAATGGTGTTGGGTCATCATACATGATTGTTGAAACAGTTGTGTATTCCTTACCTTTTGGACTTTTTGATTTAACTAATTCAATAATTAAATCTCTTCCTGTATCCATATCAGATATATCCCCCTTGTTTCTAAAGATTGGAATAATCTTATCAAGAATACCATCTTTCTTGTAATTGTGCTTGAACCTCCAATATTTTGGCCCATCTTGTTCATTGTCACGGTCAATTACCTTAACAACATAGAATAATTTGGCTTTATAATCTTTTGCCAATTCGTCATCATCCTTTCTCTTTGTTGCTTTTAGTGCATTATACACATCAGCCAATGGAGATGCTTCATTGTCATTTCCTGCTGGGTCATAAATCTTTTGGTAGTAACCACCAACTTGTAATTCATGAAACCAAGCCTCCTTAAAAACAGATGACCCATCTGTTGTAGGTAAAATCCTAATCCTTCTTTGCCCTGTACTTTCTTTGTCATTTAACAATAATGTAAAATAACGTTTCATTCTGTCTTCCTGTGATAATTTTTGGGAATCCCCTTTTTGGTTTTTTTCATACTGCGCCATTATGGCATCTAAATTCGACATATTATATAGTTTTTGTTTACAATGCTTCAACTCTACAATGATAGGTAAGTTTAAAGGAAAAAAAAAGGGGTGTTACCCCCTTTTTCTAAAAAAAATATTAATTACTTAAAATCTATTTTTATACCCTTGATTACTATTAAAATCATCATCTTCACCTTCATCATCTGTTGGGAAAAAAGTATCTTTAATCTCATTTGGATTAATATTTGTAACATCATCAGATGTCAAAACATATTCATTTTTTCCACTCTTTTCCATTTCAACTTGTTTATCATCAAAAAATTGGGATAACTTTTGATTAAAAGGATAAGAATCATATGTCCTTAATTCAAGTTTTTCCTCTGGAGTTTTTTCTCTATATTTTTCCACTTTGGAATCTATGGCATTCAATTTATCAAAAATACCATCCATTGTTGCCAACTTCTGCTCCAATTTATCAATCTGGGCAAACAAATTATCAAAATATTCATTCTGTTTTGTTTCCATGTTCTTCTGGCTTGAAACCAAATCTGTAATATCCAATTCTTCTGAATCTTCATCACCTTCTTTACTATCACCCTCATCATCAATAACTGTAACATCATCATCAGCTTCAACATCTATTGGTTGGGGATTTGCAGCACTTAAAGGGTCTTCACCCCCACCTGGAGGTATTGGAGAAACTTCACCTGGGGGTGTCATAGGTGCATTAGGCATTGGTGCAGCATTGGGGTCTGACATAGGGTCACCTAAAGGTGGTGGGGGTGCATCCTGCTCTGTAATATACCTATTTATTTTGTGGTATCTATTAATTTCATTTAATATTCTCTGATCTATTTTCATTTTATTAATCATTTAACAATTCTTTTATACCCCCATGAGTTTTAACCTTAACTTGTCTATTCACTGTTTTAGTTTCAGTTCTTTCTATTAAACCATCTTTCTCCTTAACAACATAGCATTCTCCTGTAATTAAGTCACATACTTCTTTTGACCCATCATCCAATGTTTGTTGTGTTGTTGATTTTAAGTAGTTATTCAAATTTTCAATCATGTCAATTTATTTTACATATAAATATATCAATATTTTGAATTATCAAAATAATTTACTCCAATTTTGGGTGTAAAATTAATTTTGTATAATTTGTCCACCAATATTTAATATTTAATAATTTGTTTTCATTTGAAACTATACCCCCAATTATATCATTCTCTTCAATTTTTTGATTTCCCTTGCTAAAATTGGAACTATTTTCAATTGAATCTCTAATAGTTTTTTCAGTTATTTTGTAAATATTTGCTTCTGTTTGCCCAGATTCTGCAATAAACTTAAAGCCAGTATAAGGAATTTTATTAGGGTTTCTATCTATCTTTAAACTCACAGCTATTGTATATGTATCTCCTGAATTAACCTTAACATCAAAAAATGAAATAACTGGTGCACTATCTAGTATATATAATCTCACCAAGGTATCTTCTATGGTTTTATTCATTGCATCCAAATATAATAATTCTTTTGGATTATTTGCCTCAAAAAACATATCAAGAACATATGGTAAAGTATATTCTGGTTCTGCTGGTGTTCTTACAATTTTAATATTATTATAGGTATATTCACACACTCTATTTAATTTAGCACCCTCTGACTTATTCCTAGCACTAACATATAATTCCTTTTGGTCTTCTGTAAGTTTTGCTGGGGGTGTCAAAGCCTTTAATGATGCATTTGCATCTGCAAATTTTTTATCCAATTTGGCATAAAATTTATTCTTATATAATCTATCAAAATTTTGGGCAGCATCAAGGTTTGTATTATTACTTAAAGCCTGATTATATAACCAATCTATAATATAAAATTTAACAAAACTTTCACTTTTGTCACCCTCCAAACTAGAAAATTTAGTCATAAAAGGAATTACATAAATACTCATAAATTGAATATATAATTCAATTGATTTGAAAATAGCAAAAGGTGTTTTTATCTTATCATTTTCATTACTAGTTGCACAAAAGTATAATGGTTGTCCTCCATTATAAGATGAAATTTCCCCCTTATTATAAGTTAACCACACATTTCCAAAATTATTATGATTTGCCTTAAAACCATCTTTTTCATAAGATGCCAAATAACTAATAAGGTATATATAGTCTGCCAATTTCTTATCTGGAACCAATGAATTTATCATTGTATGAATTTGTGTGGCTGATGAATAAACTATTAATTCTTCTGTAGTTTGTTCATATTCAGAATAACCTGAATATAAGTAGTTACTACACTCACTTGAATTTGTTTGTTTTGAACCTTGTGTTTGTGTGTTATTTGTTGCAGTAGCTTCTTCATTTTTATCATTAACAATAGATTTTGCAAAATTGCTTTCAATCTTTGTTAATAAGTTCTCATTAATACTTGTGAGGTATGTATCTGTGCTTGGAGGTGAATAAATACTTTGTCTAACACCTGTGAATGTTGTTTCAAATGAACCTGGTGCAATATTATGTGAAACTTCTGTAATAAAATAAGGACCCCCAAACATAGGAACATGTTCCAAATTGAAATACATTGTTGGTTGTATCAATGCATTGCCCATACAGTTAATTGTTGACTTGTAACTCAAGTTCTTATACAAATTAAATAATGACACACTTTGTGTTGCCACCCCCCTATTTGATGATGAATTTCTTAAAGCCTCCTGTTGAATTAATGATTCAAGAGTTGCTGTACCACTATTCTGATCAACTTGTATGCCATAGAATATTGCTTGATTTCTAATCCCTGCATCTACCAAGAAACTAACACATTTATTTGATTGTGACCAATCTTTCTTATTTGTCTGGTCCTCCAAGAAAGGTATCTTAGATGGTTTTAACATATCAATAGCATCATCACCATATCTAAAATCTTTTGGTCCAGCTGGGGTTGTTGACCCCCTACCAGAATATATACAAACAAGTTTTGGTCCTGATTTTCTATAATCAACATCAGAATAATTCCCCCAGACATCATTTGCTATTTCTGTTGCAGTACCAATAACTTCATTAATATCATCATTTGCTGATAATGCCCCATAAAAATTAACATAAGATGGCATTGGCAAAACATTAAAATTATTTTTAACCAAAATTCCACCAATAAAATTAAAGACAGGGGTTTTTAAGTTTGTTCTTGTTCCAATAAAAATCTTCTTTAAATCAAAAATATCAACATAATACAAATCACCTATGTTCCTATTACCCCTATCCAAGAATATTACATCTTCAAATAATGTACGAGTTGTATATTCACTACCAGATATCCATTTATCATTTATGGCTTTAAATGTTTCATATAAATCATATTTTGAAAACTTGCTATCCAATCCTGAATTTATCTCATTAATTTCAACAATATCAATATTATTTATTTCCCTCTCCAATAAGGATAATGTCTGATTCACATTGTCTTCCAAGAATGTATCCAATGCTTTTTGGTTATTATCCATCAGTATTAAGAATTGTTCCCTTGTAATGTTTGGATTTTTTAATTTTTGTGTTGCATATATCTTTATTGGTTTTGCAAGTGCAATGATATTCTCTGATGAAAACTCAATATTATTATCAATAAAGAAATCTGTAATATATGAACCAGTATTCTTATATGTCAAAGATTCAATGGTGGAGAATCCAACATGTAATCTTAATGTTTCCCAAGCAGGGGCATTTGTTAATTCTGATGATTGAAGTGATATGTTATTTGGTAAAGTGTTTGCAACATATCCTTTGAACCTTTTCTGATTCTCTATGGTTGACCTCCCCCCTAAATGACTTATCAATGAATTATATTCATATCTATCATATTGTGTTGGATTTCCATACTTAAACAAAACATCATAACTCAAAAACCCATCCAAAAATTCTCTAATATTTTGGAATTGATAATCTGCTGTTTTATTGTAAAAATCAGTATCATTCAAATTACTATAATTAGATGGGACTTCCATCAAATTTCTATATAATAATTGGAAATTTCTATATGCTGCCACAGGATTTCCATATTCCAATCCAACCAAATTTATCTGATCTTTGTTTTCATTTATGTCATAAATTGATTTGCTAAAATCCAAAAACTCATTCTCAAATAAATTTAATGTGTCATAATCAAAAACAGAAAACATATCCTCAATTGAGGCATAATCCCCAGAACTTAAGATTGAAAATGAACTAATGTCTTTCTTTCTATTCAAATATTCTGTCGGTAAAGGCTTTTTCAAGTTTTTAAATGTAAATGAATTAAATGTATCTTGCATTGTGACATTAACAGCACCATTATGTGCAACATCCAATAATTCATCCAAAGAAGAATAATAAATATCTGAACTATTTTTTAAAAAATTATTATCAGTAATATTATTATTTGTTGATGGTAAAATATAATATTTTGATGTTAAACTAAAGTTAACATCCTCACAATAATCACTAAATGTGGAACTATCATATATATTTTTTGGCACTAAAGTTGTATAACAATTAAATGTCAATCCACTCTTTTCAAAACTAAATGATTTAAGCACTTTTAAACCCCTCTTTTCATTTACATTCAATTCATTATTTGTAAATCCAGAGAATAAATCATACCCATTCAAGAATGCATTGTAATCATTCATCATAACTGGATAAAACCCAACATTCACATTATTATCAGATTTAAGGGATATAGTTTGATTTCCATTTATGATATACTGGAAATTTTCATTTGCATTATAATTTGACTTATAATCAAAGTCTTTCCATACATCATCCAAAAAGTCATCCCCTGTCTTAACATAATTCTTATATCTATGCCAAATGGATCCATATTTCAATATCCAAGCATATGGTAACTTATGTAAAGCAGAGTACTTTATGAAGGTTGAAAAAACGTGTCCATTCTTCTCACTTTGCCCCCTGGTGATAAAAAAATCAGTAAGTGGGGATAAGGGTAGGCTATTCAAAAAAAGATAAGCAGAAGCAATATATGGATGTTTTTCACCTATCCTCCACTTGCTAACTCCAAGTTGGATTGCATTTGTAAAGATAGGTGTGTTAATTAATGCTCTAAATTGGTTTGATGAAAAATTATCCTGGAATATTTGCCCATATGTTGCCCCACCTTGTGATGCAAAAAACTTAAATGGTCTATTTGTTACAACCTGATTATATTCCTTAAAATTTGTAATCACATTCCTTTTTTGATTGAAAAGAATTGTATTCTTTGTATCAAATTTATTTGGAAATAAATTGATTAAATTATCATTAACCCATATTGGATCTGTAAAAGGATATGTGAAATTTATGCTATTTTCAGTTGGTGCTTTCTGTATTACATCTGTAATTGTTTTGACATTACCCTCATTCAAATTATTTGAGAACTTATCTGTTGTTAATTTAAATTCACTTATATCATATATCTTGCTTGGGGTATCTAATAAGTCACTTATATACCTTGAATTTGGTACTCCATCCAGATATTTATTATACCTTTCTGAAACACCTCCTGACATTTCTTCCAGAAATTCCTTATAGTTATCATAATCCAACCCCCCTTCTGAAAATAATATATTCTTTAATTGTTGGATAAAAATTATGGAATTTGTCTTTAATGTATTACTTATATTCTTAAATTCATTTTCCTTTATCAATAAACCAATTCTTTTATCCTTTTCATAAATGGCTGAAAACCCTGAATGGTATGATGCTAAAACAAGTCTATCCCATAATTCATAAAAGAATTTAACATTTGTTGTTAACTCATATGGTAAAGTGGCAAAGGGGTATTCTATTGTATTTGGAACATAACTATTCCTAATTGTCTTATCTAAATCAAGTGCATCCTTTGGGGAGGGGGTTTCCAAACGTTTGGAATAACCATTTATATATTCCTCAACAAATTCAACTTCAGGCCATTTACTATAATTAAATCCCTTTGTAGCATTAACAATAGATGGGTCTCCTGGATATATTAATTCATATTTATTTGCTTCCTTCTTATCATTTGTATAAAACACAGAAGGCCAAGGAAATACAATTTTATCATTTTCATTATCATCACGTTGACTATTATCATCAACTGCAATTTTATCATTACCTAATACTGCATTTTTTCTATCAGTATCAAGTCTAACATTCCAGGCTGAACTATGAACATCTTCCATCAATCTAAGGAATCCTTCTGTTGTTGCCATAATTACTGCAACAACATTTTTAATTGTTGGCTTAAACCCAATTCCTGTTTCCTTTTTCTCAATCTTTAATGCCAACTCCTCTGATAAGGCTTTTTCAAGTGCATTTAATTCATTAATGAATTTTGATTCCATTATATTCCTTTCATTAATAAAATTTGTAATATTGAAAACTGGAGTGGTTTTTGATTCACCTGATAATGTATATTTGTAATATATAGTACTTTCAATTCTACTACGGCAAATTTCTTCAGTTAAATTTTCAACTTCAATTGGCGAAATGGATTTGTTCTTTGATTTATAAGTCTCACACCAATTAATATCAGGATTGGTAACATGAAACAAATCATAATTTATATTGTTAGCAATAGGTAATGTTCCATAAATTCCAAAAGTGGGATTATCATTTAATTCAGCTGTATATTTTGATATTATGGTTTTTAAATCACTTTCAACCAAAAATAACCTTCCATCCTTAATATTGTCAATCAATTCTTTTTTAACACCAAATATAACATCAGTTGCATTATTTAAAATAATTGGTCTTGTATCCAAGTATTTGTTAAACCAAGACCTAAGATTACCCCTAATTTCCTGGTAATAATTGGCAAGAAATTTCTTATACCTTTTCCCATCTGTTAACTTCTGAACATCAACCTTATTCAATGAGTTCAAGACATTCTGCTCAAACATCTCAAGTTTGTATGTTAATTCAGTTAATGTTAATTCAGGAAAATTAGCATCAATTAAACCCTTTGATTTATAATCCTTATATACTTCTATTATCTTCTGATAACCAAGTTGGGTATTCACCTCAAAATTAGTTGTATCCTCAAGTGAAACTTGAGTTTGATTATCTGTTTGAGTAATTATATTATTGACTTGAGATGCTGTTAAATTTGAAACGTTTGTAATATTTGATTGACTTATCTTATATTTTTTTGAATACATATTTGGACAAGCAATCAAATGCCCAACACTTATGTCAGATAACACATTATACTTAAATCCAAGAAACTCCAAAGTAACTGTATAATCTCCATTATTTGCATTATAAGATGCATTAAACTTCAATAAAACTAATTCATACCTAACAGCCTTTCCATAATATCCTTTAATGGTCAAATAAAATGGGGGGTAAGGTAAATTGAAGAATGCTGCATATGGTGATTCATTTCCTAAACTAAACAATGCTCTCCCTTGAACATCTTCCATAATAACTGTAACGGTTGGTACAAAAGATGAATTTGTCCTAATAGCAATACTCTTTATACCAAATAATGTATTATCTTCAATATTAGTAGCATAATTTAATGTATAAGTTTCATTGTTCTCCTTTACTTGTTTGGAGTTCTGTTGATTTTTCCCTCCATTTTCAGTTAAAGAATCTTTTCCAGTAATTTCATCATAATATCCAGATGTAAAATAATTATCTTTAGTATTTGGTTTCAAGAAATTTAATGTAGCAATATTCACATTCCTAACATTATCATTAACTGGACCCCCAACCAATAGTTTTGTTCTTGGAATCAACTTTGTTTCCAGATTGGCATACATAACAAAGTCTTCAGGTATTACTGCCCTGTCAATAACTTCCCCAGTATTTGTAATTACCTTGTTGGGGTCTATATATATAACATTCTGATAATCATATATAACATGTACATCACCTTGCTCATTTGCCATATTGAACTACCCACAAACTATAGATTTGCGGGATTCTGAAATTTAAGTATTCAGAATTTTGGAAGTTTCATTGGTTGTGCCAATTAAAGTTGGTCTTATTTCACCTCCACTTCTGTAATCGTCAGTCCCTGACGATATAAGTTTATATCCTTCATTAAGGATGTTTTTACTAGCATTTAAATCTCTATCTAATTTTGTATGACAAGATGGACAAGTCCATTCCCTCATATCTAATTTTAGATTTTGATTAATATATCCACAACAGTTGCAAGTTTTTGAACTAGGGAAGAACCTATCAATTTTGACAATCTGCTTATCATTCCATTCTGCTTTATAGGTTAAAAGTTCTATGAACTTTGACCAACTAACATCAGAAATGTGTTTTGCAAGTTTATGATTCTTTATCATTCCTTTAATATTTAAATCTTCCAATATGATTGTATCATATTTTTTGATTAACTCTGTGGAAACTTTGTGCAAATTATCTAAACGAGAATTGGCTATCTTCTTATAAATAGTTGCAACTTTTAATTTTTGTTTTTGGTATCTATTACTACCTTTTATTTTTCTAGTTAAATGTTGTTGATTTTGTTTTAATTTTCTTGCATAAGTTTTAGTATATCTATTATTTTTATATATAAACCCTTCAGATGTGACTAAAAAATCTTTAATACCTAAATCAATCCCAATTGTTTTTCCTGTTTTAGGTGTAGCAGTATGTGTTGTTTCTACCAAGATTGAAACAAAATATTCATTTGTTGGTGTTTTTGATATGGTGCATTGTTTAATTTTACCAGTGAAACTTTGGGATAAAATAAAATCAATAGGTTCTTTAAATTTTGGTATTCTTAATTTTCCATTTTCTATTTTAACAAATTGTGGAATTTTAAAACTATTTTTTACATGTTTGGACTTAAATCTTGGAAATTTGGTTCTTTTCTTAAAGAATCCATTATAAGCATCATCAAGATTTTTTAATGATGTTTGTAATGACTGTGAATTAATTTCATTTAACCAGGAATATTGTTCTTGTCTCTTTAATTCAGTTAATGATTTTGCATTGTCGTAGTAATTAATAGTTTGTTTGTTTGTCTCATATTCCTGTTTTCTTTCATTAAGAAAATAATTATAAATAAACCTTATAGCACCAAAATGCTTATTTAAAAGCACTTTTTGGTCTTCATTAGGAATGATTTTATATTTGTATGTTTTTAACATCTTTTTAAAATTCAATATATTTATTTTCCATAATAAAAGAAATAATTTTCTACTGCATTTTTATAATCTAATAAAGATGTCTCCAATGGAAAGGGTATTTTTAGCATAGCCCCATCATATATGTTATTTTCAAGACCACCATGCTCTGGATTTGCTGCCAAAATAAGCCAGCCAAAGAAGGGGGTTTGATAATATTGCTGTGACACCTTATCCAATCTGCTAACATTTTTCTTATAAAAGAAAACATTATCACTTGACTTGGATGGTATCTTGACAAAAGGTACAACTTTCTGCTCACCATTAAATGTGAATTGTGAATATCTATTATAATATTTTAAACTCATCTCATTAATTTATTTTTAACTAGAATAAATCCATCACTATTTTTATTCCATGTAGTTTTATTGCTATCATAATTATTAACACCATTCAAAGTTAATATTGCATTTTTAGTGTCATTATCAGGAGATTCAACTATCTCATATTGACTTATATAACCTACTGTACCATTTGGCTTAATCTCTTTTAACTCAACAAGCATATCATTTATATATTTAGTTAAGTTTGTTAAGAACTTAATAGTAACTTCTTTATGTTTATTATTATATCTAATCAACTTCTCACCCCAATAACTCTTAAATATCTTTGATATCTTTTCATTGTTTGAAATGAAGTTTTTATCAGGATTAATTGATTTTAAAAGAATTTGTTTTTCAAAATTTTCTAAACCATTTTTATCTCTAAATGCTCCATATAATAATAAATAGAGTAAACTATCTTGATCACTTGAAAATATATCCTTTGGATTATCTATATTTATTTTTAAATACGGCAAGAAATTTGTTTCAATACGTTGTGCAATTCCAGATAATACATCCTGTATTCCAGTTAATGAATTAAGTAATTTATAAACAAAGAAATTTCCAGTTTTATCAACATACCCATCATAACCAAAATATGAATTGTGAGTTGAAATCACAAATAATGCTTTACTTAAAACCTTTTGATATTTCTCCTGAGCATCAAGAATTGCTTTTGTTAGAATGTTAATATTGTTATTAACCTTAACCATTTCATTATCAATATATAACTGATAATTATTTGACACATCAAACTTTATAGTCTTTTCAGAACTAAATTCTTCATTTATTTGTTCAATAAATCCATCAGAATTAGTCTTTATATTATCTTTAATTATTTTTACATAATCATCTATTGTTTTTTGATAATCTGTTGGAACACCCAATAACTTAAATTCACCTCCTGTTGTTGGGTTGTAAACCCCATTAACATTATTCAATGATTTTAATATCAAAGAAACCAATTCAATATTATATGCTTTTGAATTTTCTTGAATAACTGAATTAATTGTATTAACATAAGCAGTGGAGGCTTCAACTAGTTCTGTTGCCAAAGTAATATAATTCAATGTGGTTGCTGTAGTGTTAATTTCACCTATTGTCTTATATGCATTTACAACTTTAATATCATCAAAATTCTCAGTCTTACCTTTTTCCTTTTCTCTTATAAAATCCAATATTTTCTCATCCATATCATCCAAACTATTGTCAGTCTTATCAGCCCTTGCATCATAAACCTCTGTGTTTGCATAATAATTAAATGACAAAGCATTTTGTAATTTATCAACAGCATTACTCAATCCACTTGCACCAACAAACTTGAAACTCAAAGTAACCTTTGCAATCATAGGTTGAAATCCAATCCCTTCAGGATTTATATCCCAATGTAATGGATCATAACTAATAGCTAAATTATCAGGTATAATCTTTGTATGAAAGAAATCCCCTACCCTCAATACCAAAACTGGAGGTACGCCAAATGCTGTGTTTCTTGCATCCTTAAACTCCCTCACACCACCTTCCCTTATGGTAGGTATGGTATCCCCAGGTCTAACACATTGTTGAAGAAATGTCAATCTACCATTCAAACCTTCTGGGGTTGTGGAATGGAAAGCTGGACTAAAATATTTTAATTTTTCCTTTATGTTATTATATATGAATGGGTTTGTTTCCTCTATGGTCTCAAAATAATCACATTCTGTTAAAAGTTTTTGTAAAACCCTTTTTGATACATTCTTATATAATTTATTTTCTGTTGTTGTAATTTCTTTTTCAATCTTTTGTTTTGTTACCTTAACTTCAGATTCATTTGTTACCAATGTTGGTTCAACCTTTGGTGCAACACTTTTTTGAATGGCATTAACATCTTTTATGGCAACTCTTCTACAAGCCATAGCTTGAACACTTGTTATAGCATTTTCTGTAAAAGCACTACAATTTGCAACAGAAATAGATGATTTACCAGTTGTTGAATTGGCAACAACTCCTGTTTCCTCACCAAGAATATTTGTCTTTATGGTAAAGTTTTTTGACTTTATATTGTTTGTTAAATAAGTTGTAACACTACTACTACGTCTTTGACTTAATGCTTTGTTATAACTAATAGATGCTGGTTTTGATGCAGATGAGTTAAGTGTTAATTCAATAGTATTCCCCTCATTCTGTGCAAGAAACTCATTACATTCAGTTATGAAGTTATTAAGATATGCAAAATTATCTTTTACATGTAAATCCATAAAACTTTTTAATTGTGCTTGAGTATATAATGTTGATGCAGTATATGAATTAAATGCACTAACATAATCAGCATTACTTGATTTTGGAACATCATTATCAAAATAAAATGCATACTCCTTATACTTGTCAAATCTTGTATCTTTTTTATCTGGGGGTGTATCAACTTGTGATGGATTTATTGGGTCAACATTTGTAACCACTGTTCTCTTGATATAACTAACATCATCTTTAATAGATGTGCTTTCCTTAACAATTTTTTGAATTTCCTCAAGTTCAGATAATGTCATTGTGTTATATATCTTTGCTAAATCATATATGTCATATTTCAAACATCCAGCAAAAAAAGATGATAATATACCATTAATAACCTCTGAATTATTCTCTTTCTCTAAAATCCTATTTGTAATTAAATTTAACACAGATGGATGATCCACAACAATTGAAAACTCCAATGACCCTGTTCTTGTTGTATTTTTATAGGTGAAAACAGGCTCTGGTCTTCCCAAAAACTCATTTGAATTCCAAGTGGATGATGATGAATCTGTAACCTTTAAATCATATGGTGGAAACCACATTAACCTTCCCCCATTTGGACCTTTCTCACATTCTGGCAAATCCAAAAACTTATTTGTTGTTCTCCATGCCAAATTCTCAATTGATAACATATATTTCTTTGAATCATTTCCCTTCCTTGGGGCAATGCTCAAATCATATGTTTTATTGATAACTGAACCTTTTAATCTCCTTCCTTCATTTGTAATACCACTTGTCTTTTGCAAACGGTCATATGACATATAAGGTGAATCCTTTGTAAATAATCTACAATATTCTTGGAATGAACCCCCAACCAAATTCTGTGGGTCTTGATATTTATATGCCTTAACTCTTGAACCTTTTGTTATTTCCTTATACCCATCATTAAAAACCTTGCTAACTTGATCCATAGCATTACCCACATGTTTTAACCTATTTGCCCCATTTGGCTGTGAGTTAATTATCCTTTGTGTATCATCCAATATCGAACCATCCTTAAAATCATAATTGGTTGATTCTGTTCCATCAAAAGTGGTTTGTTTTGTTCCATTATCCCCAAATATCTCACCACCTTTCCCTGCACTCTTTCCTGCATTATTCTTATATTTTGGTGAAACCCATGTTAAACCCCCTTCAATACCACCACCATCAATATCACTTTTTCCATTAAATCCAATGGCTGGATTGAAGTTTTCACCCTCATATACCTTTGAAACCTCTGTTGAACTATATACACTCTTTTGAATGCGCCTTCCAAATTGGTCAATTGGTAAATCATCTTCTGGTGAAAGAATGTCAATAATGTCCAAATTATCATTTCCTACATAATAGGTACTCTTGTTATTTGTGAATAAATCCAAAAATGAACCTATTATGCCACTTCTTTCATAATTTGGCTTGTATAAATTCTTATTAATATTTTTATATAAGACTGACCGTTGACCAGCTCCCATATTATCATAAAATAATTGTGAACCTGTTTTCTTCTGTTGGAATAATCCACCAAGAAAACCCTTATCTCCTTTACCATTTAAACTTATTGATTCATCAAAATAACTTCCAATAATAGTTGGAAATGGTAATTCACCACCAACAAACTCCAATGCCAATTGTGCTGCACCAACAAGCAAATTATTTGGCTTTGTTATACTCCAGTTTGGTTGAATAATTGGATTTGGTCCTATTATGAGATTATATACATCAAAGGGGTCATTCAAACTTGCAATAGTCTGGTCAAACTTCTTTATGATGTCATATCTTGTTGTTAACTTTGCAACCCTTTCATTAAAATAATTTGTTAAAGTCTTTGCACCCAATCTTGTAATATAAGAATCCGCAGATAAATTCGATTTGGTTTCAGCAGTATCCGTAAGTATGCCAAATGCTGTATATTTAGAGGGTTTGAAACTATTAACACCTACACCCCAATAATATAATATCCCCTTCTTTGCTAAATTTGCATCAAACCACTCATCATCATTCTCAATATAAATTGCTGAATCGGTTAAATCATCTTTTGTTGTGTAAAAATTCTCAAACAAATTTTTATTTAAACTTTCTCTATTAATCTTTAATGCAACAGAATTTTTTATACTATATTCACCATAATTTGTTTTTTTATTATTTAATACATTTACATCTTGTGTTTGAATATAACCACCAACTCTACCATATTGGTTTTTGCCATATAACTCATTTGCATATATTGGCTGGTCAATTAATTTGTCAGGAGAATCCACAACATTTAATATCTTTGAAAAAGGTGATACCTCATAGTTAAATGGGGGACTATTACCAAGAGGAGTTTTCTTGTATGGAACTAAATTTTTTGTTATTAAAAACTTCCTAAAATTCTCACTATTTCCAAAATCTAAGGGACTTCTCATTATCTTTTATATATAAATATAATTAGTTGGGGTTTTAATGTTATTATTTATTTGGTTCACTAATAGTTATTAGACTACCAAAATAATTATCTTTTGAATTTAATATAACTTTATCTACTTGACCCATTGGTTTAACCACACCAGTTGCATCCATCATCTTATGAATAACATCTATTTTAAGGTTGAACTCTGTATTGTTAATCTTTGTAGTTTCTTTCTCCTTCATATATGTCAAAATCTGGTTATTCTTATCATAATCTGCCCCACCAGTTCCACCTGTACTTGTTGGTGCAATTGCTCCAACACCAGTTGTAACCATATTTTTGCTAAAATTTGAAAGATTATCCAAACCACTTTTAATCCAACTATCATTAAACCCACCTTTTTCAGCTGCTTTTGAAAAATGCTCCACAATCTTATCCATACTTGGTATAAAGTTTGTTATTAATTTTTCCATTCCTGTTGTAAAGTTTGTTGTATTTTTAAACAAATCAGTAAAATCTGTGTAAGTATTTTTCAAGAAAGACCTCATATCTTTCATCTCTGGAACTAATTCATACAAAGTATCATAAACTGGCTCAACAAATTTTCCTCTTGTTTCTTCTTGAAATTCAGCAATACCAGGTGTTCCAACTGCGCCAAACAAAATCTTATATTTTATTGCTTGAACATCATTCTTTATAATATCTGTAATACTCATTGATTCTCTTGCAAGGTCTTCCATTGTCTTTGGTTTTTCATTTGACAAGTCTTGCAATTTACTTATTTGTTTATCTGTTAATTCTGAAACTTTTTTTGCAATTGACTCCCCTGTTTTTTCATCCTTAACATTAATAACATATTCACCCTTATCATTCAAATAAGATAAATTGGCAATAAACATTTTCTGATCATCTGTAATATCAAATTTAAAATCTATCTCTGCTGCTCTCTCATTAAATTCTCTAAGTGCAATTGCCATCTTCTTAACCTTATCTGCACCAAGACCTGTGGCATCACCAAGTTCCTTGAACATTCCCATTGCAGATGGATTTATTTCAATTCTACCTGTTTCTGCATTTAACTCTGTGAACATCTCACCAGCCTTTGCAATACTATTTATAAGACCTTGTGGATTATTTAATGAACTATTCATCAATGCAAATGGATCAGCCAAATCACCCATAAAAACTCCCAACCTTTGAAATGCTGCTGCTGTATCAACAGCACCTTGAATATCAAAAACCTTATCAGCAAATGATTGAATAGATTGCATATCAACTTTAAGCATTGCAGCAGTTGCAGCCATCTTTGAAAAACCAAGAACACCCTCCTTAAAATTAAATCTATTTAATAAATCAACATTAGTAACAACCTCTTTCATCACAACTTTTGCATTCATGCCAATACTATTGACATAACTTATTGATTTTTCAACCTCCCCACCAACTTTAGCAATTGATATACCTACATCAGAAAAATTCTTAGTAAGCGTACCAAAACTTTCCCCCAATAAATCTGATGTAGCATATAATTTTTCATAAACATCAGGTGAGAAAATAACAGTTCTTGCAAGAGCTGTACTTGTTTGCTCAACCATTTGAACAATATCACCAATATCACCACCCAATCTTCTAACAAGTGGTGCTGCATCTGCAATAACTCCCTTAAACTCATTAACCCTTGACCTGCCAAGAAGAAAACTTTTACTTAAATTAGAAGATTCAACATCTAAAGCAACCAAAGCACCAGTAAAGTTTGTCATCTCTTTTATTTGTTCCTTTAGGAAATTAGGATCAAGACCAAAAAGTTTCTGTTGTACCCCATCTACACCACCTAATATTGCATCATAAAGTCCTGCCATAAAATATAATTTATATATATAAATAGAATAAGGGATGATTTTTTACATCATCCCTTATTATTATTGTTGTTAACATCCTCTGTCCATTTGCTTATCAAAAATTTCCGAAGAAATATTGGCATAATCAAGAACTCAGAATATGAAACATGTAAAAGTTTTTTTAAATAATAAAATTCTGTTGATTGTGATAACCTATAATCCGAAGAAAGGGCGAAAGAACTCCACCCCAAACCCAGCATTCACTGTGGTCACATCTCCTGATGGGGTCTTGATGTCTTTTTTCATATTAAGTTTAGGTTCATTTTCAACCAAATATCTACGAACAAATTTTGAATCAGCAATTGGCATATTCTCCACATATTTAACAATATTTGTCTTATCAACATCACCATTAATTTCAACAATCTCCCTGGATAACCTTAATGTAACTCTTGGTGCTACCCTAGTAGGGGGATAATTATCAATTATTTCATTTACCTCCAATATTTCACCATATGTCAAAGGTTTTAGTTTAACCACATCACCACTCTTAGGTAATGTAACAGTATATGTTCCATCATCATTTGGTTTATTGCCAGGTTCAATACTTAACTCACTCAAATCAACAGTTGCTTTAAAAGATTTCCCTGTTTTTGGGTCAGTAACTGAAAGTTCAATATCCGAACCAAAAGAAGTATTTCTCAAAAAGATTAAAATTGCTTCTATATCACTTTCAATCATATCCTCTGGTCTTATATCATATTCATATATTTTGTTCTTTAAAAGTTGTAATGTAAAATTCTTGCTATTACCTAACAATAGATTCTCATCAGCTGCTGTTAAATAACCAACCTTAACTGCTTTCTTCTTGTTTTTGTAAAATATGCCACCAGAAGGTAATTGAACCACATCGTGGGGTAAATCAAAATTTGATTGCCCATATTCTTTAGATTTATCTTCCATATATTTTATTTTAAAAATAGATTTAAATTGAATAAAAGAAAATAGTTAAATAAAAAATCCATATGTAAATGTTAATACATAAACATATGGATTTAATCCTAAATATACTTAATAATCTTAATAAACTAATATACACCTATCTGGTTGAATACTAACACTAATACCTGCAATATTGTCTGAACTATAGCTTAAACTTCCAAAGTCAACACTAGTCAATATACAACCTTCAAGTAACCATTTTTCAATAACAACCCCTGTTGGGTCAAGCATTTCCAATGTTAAATTCTGTTTATAACCACTTGCATAACCCATCCTGCCTGTAACTGATTCAGCATGTAATCTAACCCATTCCATTAAGGCTTGTGAAGCTGATGGACCAATTGGATCCCTAAACTTAACACTAATAGGATCCCATTTAAATCTTCCTGACACAAATGTTGATGTATTCAAGAACTGTATTTCTGTTGAACCTATGCTAATCTTGGGTCTTGCTGCTGTTTCAACAAACCATTCATTTATACCCATACTTGCTGGAAACCTCAAGATGAACCTATTTTCCCTTTTTGGTTCGTAAGGTAACGGCATTTTCATTAATAAGTCCGCCATATTTTATTTTTTTAATTTTTATTATTTTTATTTATTGTTTTTATATAACAAATATAATTACTTATAATAAATATAGGAAATATAAAAATATATTAAAATATTTCAACTTTTTGAAAAAATAGTTCAAAAAACACTATTTACTTTTTTTATTGAGTGGTTTAATTTTGTATTATTATATTACTATTATTAATAATAATATTATATATTATATGTAATTATTTATCTTGATTAACTCTTTCTTTTTCTCCTTTATTAGTTGAATATATTGTTAATCCTTTTCTTTTAACTTTATCTCTCATAACTTCAATGTTTTTAGGATCATCATCAGAAAATCCTATTGTAAAATTAAGTATATCACCTTTTTCTCCAAACATATCATTTTTAAAGTAAAATGCTTTTTTAACTTTCTCTGAAATTGATTCACAATAATCATAAAATTCATTTAATGCTTTTACTTTCTCAATTTCAGGATTTGCTGCGCTACCAGATCCAAATGATACTGGATAAAACCTACACATATCAAGATATTCATCAATGATATCATCATATTCTGTTTCTGATGAAACCAAATCTCTATATTTTTGTAGATTTTTAATTAATTTTTGTTCATCAATTCCATGAAAACCATTTGTTATATATTTCTTAACACCTTTTTTTAAGGTTTCTGGATTATGTCCCCTTGCTGTAATAATGGAAAAAATTGAACCATTATTAATTGCTTCCTCAAAATCATCAAATGCTGGTCCTTTCTTTGCTATAAGCACATCAGATAAGAAACCTTCATCTCCTTCAACTCTAAATTGTCTAAATGGATTTTCAGCATACCCAACAATAGTTGTTCCTCTATACTTAAAGTCATTCTTCCCAACTTCTGATCTATATTTGGCAAAATCATGGGTTGACATACCAACTTCATCACCAACATCATCAATTAAGATGATTTCAGTTGGCATAAAAACAATATTGTCATCCCAATCAAATGCATAATATTTCATATCAGGTGTACCTTTTTCATAAAAATCTTCAAGTAAATTCATAATAATTTTTTTAATATAAATATCATTAATTAATTAAATTAAAATTCTTCAATAATAATTGGAAGGTTTTCTGATTTAAATTTCCAAAACTCTGCCATAAATTGTGCTCTAAACTTATATTTTGGGTCTGTATGATACCCAGATTCATAAACACATTTACATATGCTTTCATATAACTGTTTCTTTGGTAATTTATAATTTGCTTTCTTACATTCATAATATCTTCCAGAATTTAATACTTTTGCCCAAGCCTCTATTCCTTCCTTAGTAGTTTTTGCACTCATAAACTTTGCTTTCATAGTTACATTTTTTCCTCTAATCACTTCATAGGTTCTATATGTGACAGAACCATACCCCTTAAATGCCTTCATTCCCCCCGCATTTGCGTGCAGTCGCCATAAGTTGGTCTCAATGCCATTAGTGGTTGCCTCAATGATAAAGAATGAATAGAGCATAGATATGGGGAATTCAGTCAATAGATGTAAATTCATTAACATACTCTCATAATGAAATGCCATCCACATTCTTCTCATCTGAACTAATGTTGCATTTTCCAAATTTCTAAAACCATTAGTTTTTAGATGTTTTCTTAAAGCAGTCTTGTCCATATTCCGGATGTCATAGACATATGACCTTTTCCCATAAGAATCCTCATTAATTATTGTAACACCTTCAAGTGCATCATTCTCTGGCACAATTTTTTCTGCCGTATCAACTTTCACTTTAATAGGCTCAATAACCTTTTCAATAAAAACTGTTTCAATTTTTGTTTGTGTTGGTTCAATATTTGGAATGATTGACTGGGTTGTGTATTTAAATTTGTTTGGAGAATTAACTAACCCCAAGAAAAATGAAAAAAGTAAACCAAATACAATATAGATTGGTAGATTATTTCTTTCTTTTGTTTTTTTAATATTTGTTTTCATCTGTTGATTTTTATATATTAAAAAAATAAAAATATGTAAACAATAAGTAAATGAATGTATAATAAAAAACCCCCAAATCTAATTAAAGAAATGGGGGTTTTTATTAAAACTTATTCATTATATATCTTCAAATGAAGCACCAGTAGGTGTTATCACAAATTCAAGACTTATGAATTCTAATGACCTTGTAGGTTTAATATAAATTTTACCACTCATTGTATTCCTATCAATATCCTCTGGGTCATTTGAAACTGTAACACGGAAATCGGTAAGACCCCTATCCCTTCTAATACCATCTAGGATTGGATTTACTGTATCCAAAAACTGTTGGCGGACTATCTGGTCATTTTGTTCAAAAAGTAGCCTCACAGCAACCGCAGAGATTAATTTACGTGCTTGTAGTAATAACCTACGAACATTAATTCTATTTAATGCTGATTCTCTAACTTGCAAGGTTTTATTTCCCCAAATTACAGTATTCACATCAGAGAATGTTGCAATTGGATTTATTCTTCCTTGATATAAAGTATCTCTATCATCTTGAGTTAATTTTAATCTTGCTTTAACTGAATTAACTAAACCCCTATTATAACCTGCTGATGCAAACCAAGGGAAAGCCACATTGTCAGTTAATGCCAAGTTTCTACAAACTTCTGCTGTTGGTGGAATATATACTTGTGTATTATTCACTTGGTCTCTAACCAAAATCCAAGGATAATAAGTTGCTGTATAATTTGAATCAATGTTTGTTTCCTCCAATGATACAATGGATTCTTGGGGGTAAATAACATCATTCACATTTGTTGTTAAAAGATTTGCATCAGGTGTTGTAACAATATAAATGGAGTCTGCTCTATCTGATTCAACCATATCAATCGCATTTTCAACCAAGTTGCTATTATTTACATAATCTATGCCTGGGGTAACAAACACATTTATGTTTGTTGATTCTGGATTTTGGAATGTTAAAATTCCTTTATAATATGCATAATAATCTGTTGTTGCAAAATCAATAGTACCATCACCTTCTGTTATCTCCTTAAACGTTCCTTGACCAGTTGCAGCAGCATATTTGCCAGGAATAGATAATGCTCCCCTCATATAGTCTGTTCCACCAATTTGATAAGAATCCCCATTTGTTCTTTTTTCAGAATAAACATCCCAACCATCAAATCCACCTTCAAACATCAATGTGAACTTTCTTGAATATAGGTAATAGTATGGGCTTGTATTGTCCTCTGGTTCAACATTAAAACTTCCTGTACCAACCTCAAAAGCCGTTTGACCACTTGTTGTGTAAGCATTTGCAATGGTAACAACTGTTGCACCTGAATCCATATGGAAACCTTTTGTAACCACATTCCATTCTGATCCATCTGCAATAATGCTATTTGGATTTTGTTTTCCCTTATAATTTAATAATGAATTATCATATCCATAACTTGTTGAGAAACCAAGATATGTCCTTTTAACATTGTCAGCAGGAACAGCATTTGATGATGCAAACGGTTCATTATATACCACCTCATTATTGAAATAATATTTTGTCTTATATAAAACAGTAGGTGATAATTTTGTTCCATACTTTCTGTGGGGATAACCCATAAAACCACATGGGATTGCATCAGATGGGAATTCATCTCCCATTTCAAGCATAATATATTTTGAAATTAGATTATATTTACCATCACTTGTTCCAATCTTCTTACCAATGAAAGAATTTTGTGTTTCATCCAATGTGCAATTTGTGTATTTTTCTAATACAACTGGTGCAGTATCTGAGTCATAAAAACTTCTAACCAATACATCAAATGTTCTATTTTTGAATGACATATTAATGATTGAAATCTTCACTTCTGTATTTGCATTATTTCCATCAGAAATTGAAATAAATTTGAATAAATTATAAACCTTATTTCCTCTCAATTCAGAAACCACAAATGGTGTCTTTGGTGATTGATATTTTTCAAGATACCATCCAATTGAGGTTGAAGGGTTTGTTGTTGTTCTTGCTGATGGTAGATAGGTTAAATTGGTTTTCAATCCTCTAATATACCCAAGTTTATATGCTTGGTTCAATAAGGTTGGATAATGCTCTTCAACAAAAATTGGAACATCATTTCTATCTTTTCCAAAATTATCTGTTCCCAACACATTTGTTAAGTAATTTGAATTTGTTGGTCTTAATGAAACATTAAATGTAAAGTTTGAATTGCCTGTTGTATTCCCACTTAAAACAAAGTTTCCAAATGGATCACCACTCATTGTTGTGCTATTTGCTCCATCAATTGTTAAAGTATTACCTGTTAAGGAATAAATTTGACCATGATTGGTGGATGAATAACTTGTGATACCTCTTGACCTAATGGTTGCAACAACCATATCACTATAACCTGTATAGGCTGTTCCAGAGAATACATAAGTGTTTCCTGTAACTGTTCCTGTAAATGACCCAGCAACTTGATTCCAAGCAGATGTGTTATAATAGAATGAAAATCCATTATAAATATTAGTGTCTGGTTCATTTGTGAATGTTGCATAATTCCAAACATCATTTTCATCAACTGGTGTTCCATTTGAATTTAATGCAACTGGCGTTCCAAAGTAGTTATAACTTGTTAATCCTGATTGTGTTGAACCTGTGATTGTGTTATATGCTGATACTGGGATTGAACCATAAGTTGATGTCTGACCTGTTAAGGTGTTTGAACTTGCCACATTATTTGCAAATGCTTTTAAATCATCATAGAAAGTTGATACTACGCCTGTGCTATTTGTATAAGTGTCAGATGAGAATGTTGCAAGAGTCATTCCATTTGGATAGCTTCCTGAAATACTAAATGTCCCAGTTGTACCTGTTGTTCCTGTAAATGAAATGGAAAATGTTGAACTACTACCACTTAAACCAATAGTTGAATTATTTACATTTGCAATGGTTGTTATTGACCATGATGGACCAGCATCATAACCAGATAATCCAAGAACTCTTGTAACATACATTTGATTTGATTGCTGTAAATATGATTTTGCAATATATGCAGATTCATATTTTGGTATTTGTGTGTTAATATACTTTTCAGGTGATGTGCCACCAAAAAAAGTTTGAAATTCATCATAACTTGTGATAAAGATAGGCTCAAATGCGGGGCCTTTGATTGTCTCACCAACCATTCCTAATGTAGTAACACCAATACTCTGTGAAACAAAACTTAAATCTGTTTCAGAGGTATATACACCAGGAGATACGAATACTTTTTGATTTGCCATTATTATTTTTTATTTATTCATATAAATATCTAAAAAATAATCAAAAAACTATCACTCCTTTATTAATCTAATGGGGAAACCATCTTTTTTCCACATGCCGCCTTTCCCAAATTCATATCCAGAAAACAAAAACACATATTTGCACAAATTTTCATCAATGGATTCTTGTGTGAAATATGGTGATAATAAATCTGTTGCAAAGTTTCCATCCATATGCCTAAACCCTGTTGGCTTTGCATTAAAACCAAATTCATCCGTTCCGCCAACATTAATGGTTGTTTCAATCCCTTCCATATTCTGCGTGATTGCTGTCCATCCATTAATTGATTTTAATTTATGCCCTGCAACATCATTACCATTGGCAAAATTAATTAATACATTCCAATCATTATCATTTGGAACTCTCCACCCAGTAGGGGCAATATTTCTATTATCTGTAATAACCCAATAATTATAAAGATAATCATTGTTTTCATTGATGCAGTATGCCGGGGATGTTAATTCATTCCATTCACTAATATTTGGTACAAATGGAATATCATCACCATTTTTAAATTTTGTTATTGTTGCATTTTCTGTGGACCAAATTTGAGTTCCAATTTGAATTTCATTCATATAAATTAAATTATTAATTCCCAATTTAATGCTTCTTCATTCCAATAATAATTATTTCCATCAGTTGGATAAGGTATTGGTGGATCCCACAAGCAACTAAACTCATCTAATATCCAGCTTGGATATGGTTTTGGTGGAATGAACGCGTCCCTTTGTTCATCATAGGTGTATCCAATTCCTGCATAGTTTTTTCTAAATGCTTTGGTTTGGTCTTCTGATGGTGTATTATTATCAGACCTATAATGAACACCACCTCTTGTATTGTATGACGTTCTTCTATATTTATCACCTGTTTGTTGGCTAATTTCAAGTTCTCTATCATCATCTTCATCCCTTGAGACAGTAACAAAGACTACAATATTTTCACTATTTAATAAAGCAAAATGTCCCATGATTATGTATTTTTTTATAAAAAATTAATACTATTTTTAGTTGGTTTTTAGGTTGGGTTCAACAACTTCAAATGTTTCAGGTGTGCCAAGTATTTGACTTTCGTCGCAAAAGGTAATATACCAAAAGGGAGGTACATTTAAAGACGCAAATTGCACGTCAACTGCTTGTAATGTTGTTCCACCTGGCTTTGGTAAGCCTTCGTTTATTCGGCAAATGTCCTGTGCGTGCAAAACATTAGCCTCATTGGTGTATTTATATCCGTTAATAAATGCCATAATAAGTATTTACGTTGCTTTGAATATTTGTTCTATTTAAGGATTGGTCTATTGACCAAAAAATACTTTCTTGTAAATTTCCATCCATGCCACCACCGCCATCACCATAACTACCTAATTGAAAGTTCTGTGAAGCATTTCCTGTTGAAGGTGTTCCAGTTGATGTATTTCCTTGATTTACAGAACCATTATTAAAATATACTTTTGCCCTATTTGCAACAGTAGCGTTACTTGCATCTAATTCAATAGACAATAGTGTTTGAGTATTTGTAGTTATTGTTTGTGATGTTTGAAAAGATATAGGCGAAGTAGATGGTAAGCCAGAGGAATTAGTCATAAAAACATTAATAGTATTGTTAGCTAATTTATAAACAGATAAACCTGTCTGAGCTGATGTTCCGCCATTATTACCAAACAATGGTTTTTGTCCAGAATTGTTGTACTTTAAAACATTTAAAACAAATGATTTTGTACCATTATGTAAAAAATTAAATGAAGCCGTAGATGTTGGGACTGTTAAAATATCATTAGTAGAATCAAAACTTAAAGCAGGTTTATTATTAATCATGATAATTGTACCACTACTTACTATTTGCGGCTGATTTGCAGCAGTTGTTTGCATTGCATTCCTTGCATTCCCACTTTGGTCATACCACGTTGTCACAAATACATTTTGATTACTACCACCTGTATTCCAAAAAGTACTAAATGTAACTTGTTGTCCAAGGCTAAGCCCACTTGTTCCAACAGCAGTAACTATAACTGTACTGCTTGCACTTATTGTATTATTCACATCAAAAAATACATCACCTTCTGCACCACTTGTACTTGCTCTTACCTTTATTGCACTTCCATTGTATGTTACTCTTAATTTGCGCAAAGAATATGCTACAGCTGCACTTGGATATGAATCAAGTAATAATGGAGTGTAATCCAATAATGTTACAGTCTCACCTGTTGTTGTTGTTGTTGTTACATTATATGTATTAAAATTTGCTGCTGAACCTGATAAACTTGTTGGTATAAATGGTCCACTTGCTGTTTGCCCATTGACAGTACAACCTGATGAGAATTGCGCAACATAGGTGTTTGGTATTTTAATTACAACAACACCTGACCCACCATTACCACCTACATTTTGGACACCACCACCAGCACTTGTATATGAACCACCACCACCACCACCACCAGTAAAGTTAGTGCCTGGCAATCCAGCAGCAACCGTATTACCAGAACCATCACCACCACCACCTATTCCTCCTGTTCCTCCAGCACCAACGTATCCACCACCACCACCGCCACCACCTCGTGGTGTTAATATTCCAGTAATAGAATTATATAATCCAGCTCCACCATTACCACCGACATTTTGTGTACCAGTTCCACCTGCAGCACTTGCGCCTCCGCCTCCACCTCCACCAAAAGTGGCATCTCCACCACCAGGGAATCCCTCAACAGGAGTATATCCACCAATATTTCCAGCTGCACCAGCAGAATCAAAACCACCACCTCCACCAGATCCACCTGGGCTTGCTGATTGTTGAAACCTTGAACCACCACCACCACCACCTGATGAATTTATGATAAAACTAGAAGTTGAACCACTAGTACCTCTTAAACTTGATGATGTTGCACCATTACCACCACCACCAACAATTATGGAATATGGTGTTCCTTTTGATAATGTTTGCAATGTTAATGATCTGTGGCCTCCAGCTCCGCCACCACCTCCATGACCACTACCACCGCCACCACCACCAGCAACTACAAGGTAATCAACAGATACTGTTGTTGGAATTGGTGAGGTTGTTGGTGTAACTGTATTTGTTGGTGTTATGGTGTTAGTTGGTGTTATAGTTTGAGTTGGAGTTTCTGTTGGTGTGATTGTGTTGGTAGGCGTAACTGTATTTGTTGGTGTTATGGTGTTAGTTGGAGTTTCTGTTGGTGTGATTGTGTTGGTAGGCGTAACTGTATTTGTTGGTGTTATGGTGTTAGTTGGAGTTTCTGTTGGTGTGATTGTGTTGGTAGGCGTAACTGTATTTGTTGGTGTTATGGTGTTAGTTGGAGTTTCTGTTGGTGTGATTGTGTTGGTAGGTGTAACTGTATTTGTTGGTGTTTCTGTTGGTGTGATTGTGTTGGTAGGCGTAACTGTATTTGTTGGTGTTATGGTGTTAGTTGGAGTTTCTGTTGGTGTGATTGTGTTGGTAGGCGTAACTGTATTTGTTGGAGTTTCTGTTGGTGTAACTGTATTTGTTGGTGTTATGGTGTTAGTTGGTGTTATGGTGTTAGTAGGTGTTATGGTGTTAGTTGGAGTTTCTGTTGGTGTGATTGTGTTGGTAGGAGTGATTGTGTTGGTAGGCGTAATAGTTTGGGTTGGAGTTTCTGTTGGTGTGATTGTGTTAGTTGGTGTAACTGTATTGGTTGGAGTTTCTGTTGGTGTGATTGTGTTGGTAGGCGTAACTGTATTTGTTGGTGTTATGGTGTTAGTAGGTGTTATGGTGTTAGTTGGAGTTTCTGTTGGTGTGATTGTGTTGGTAGGAGTGATTGTGTTGGTAGGCGTAATAGTTTGGGTTGGAGTTTCTGTTGGTGTGATTGTGTTAGTTGGTGTAACTGTATTGGTTGGTGTTTCTGTTGGTGTTATGGTGTTAGTTGGAGTTTCTGTTGGTGTGATTGTGTTGGTAGGCGTAACTGTATTTGTTGGTGTTATGGTGTTAGTTGGTGTTATAGTTTGAGTTGGAGTTTCTGTTGGTGTGATTGTGTTGGTAGGCGTAACTGTATTTGTTGGTGTTATGGTGTTAGTTGGTGTTATAGTTTGAGTTGGAGTTTCTGTTGATGTAACTGTATTGGTAGGTGTAACTGTATTAGTTGGTGTTATAGTTTGAGTTGCATCCGGAGATGCTCCTGGTGTTTTTGTGGTTGAAGGTGTAATTGTATTTGTTGGAGTTATGGTGTTAGTTGGTGTTATAGTTTGAGTTGGAGTTTCTGTTGGTGTGATTGTATTAGTAGGCGTAACTGTATTTGTTGGAGTTTCTGTTGGTGTGATTGTATTAGTAGGCGTAACTGTATTTGTTGGAGTTTCTGTTGGTGTGATTGTGTTAGTTGGTGTTTCTGTTGGCTTAAATGTATTGGTAGGTGTTACCGTATTTGTTGGAGTTTCTGTTGGTGTAAATGTATTGGTAGGTGTTACCGTATTTGTTGTAGTTTCTGTTGGTGTGATTGTGTTGGTAGGCGTAACTGTATTAGTTGGTGTTATAGTTTGAGTTGCATCCGGAGAAGCTCCTGGTGTTTTTGTGGTTGAAGGTGTAATTGTATTTGTTGGAGTTTCTGTTGGTGTGATTGTGTTGGTAGGTGTCATAGTTTGAGTTGCATCTGGAGACGCTCCTGGTGTTTTTGTAGTTGAAGGTGTAATTGTATTAGTTGGTGTGATTGTGTTTGTAGGAGTTATAGTAGGTGTTGCTGTTACATCTAAACCACTTGTAATACTAGGTGTTGGTGTATTAGTAATACTTGGTGTAATTGTTTGAGTTGGTGTTATAGTTTGAGTTGGCGTTTCTGTGCTTGTTGGCGTTATAGTGTTTGAAGGTGTAATAGTTACTGTTATTGTTGGAGTTATAGTTTGAGTTGGTGTAACTGTGTTTGTTGGTGTATTTGTAGTAGTAATTGATGGTGTTATAGTATTTGAAGGTGTTATTGATGGGGTTACAGTTATTGTTGGAGTAATTGAAGGTGTAACTGTATTTGTTGGCGTATTTGTTGGAGTTGCATCAACTACTTCTGGAACAATTATTTCATAATTTGTAAGATATTTTGGAACATATAATGTATATAAACCACTTAATTTACCTGTTTCGGGTCTTGAATAAACATCAAAAGGAATAACATTTTCACCAATATTATAAGTGATATTGTTTTGCAATAACGTTACAAAAACAATCTCACCATTTAAATTTACACTTGTTATCCTTAATGCTGATGCCATATTAAATTATTTCATAAGTCAAATCGTTTATTGGAATTGTTTCAGTTATCTGTACGCTTGGCACTTGGCTTCCTAATTCTGTTTCAAAGACTTGGCTAATTCTATTTATTGCTGGTTTAACTTCAAATTCTTCTTCATCAATCAAAAACCCCAACATTGTAAAATCATAAGATTGAATATAAAATTTTCTACTATCTGTATTGATTTGAGATTCATCTTGAATATTGGTCAATATTATTGGTATATAATGCCCATTTATGGTTGCATATGATTGTCTGGATGAGAACTTTTGCAATACTTTTGTGTTGAATTTATTCAAATCTCTAATCCTATTTGTTATTATCTTAACACTAAAATTTATATCAATTGGGACTGGCTGTGGAATTGAATAAATATCCATTCCATTTCTTTGTCCATCCCATGTTGGAACGCTTGCAAAATAAAATGGTTTTCTATTTGGTATGGTATAAAGTGTTGCTGGGTTTGATCCGTATTTTGTATCATTCATTCGCACCAATGTAACAAATGGTGGAAGAGGATTATTATCTTCATCAATAAATGTCCATGTTTCTGTATATTGCGACCAATTCTGTGTGCTAACTATTCTATCTAATGTTTGTATTATTTTTCCTTGTGAAGTTATTTGCAAATCATTTTTAACAAAATCAAGCATTCCCCTATCCAAATCATCGTGTAATAATGATTTGGGTAAATAAGTTCCATTTTTGGTTATATTGTCCAATAATTCCTCTCTTCTTTCAAGGAGGGTTTTATCATAAGTTATATCCAAATCTGTTTTTATCTTTTTGGGTAATGGCATATTATTTATTTAAATTACTTTCATTATTATGCCAACATTTGTGGCATATATAAGGGTCATCACCACCTTCTGATAATTTCCAAGACCAACCACAATTGTCACAAATAACTTTATTTTTTGTTACAATTTCAATAATTCTATTTAATTGTGCTTCTGTTATATGTAGTTTTCTCATAATCCTCTAAATTCATCTTTATTCACAAATGTTGCAACAACTGACCTATAAAACGGTTTATAACCTCCATAAGTATGTTTATTATCCATATTTACAATTCCATCATCAATAACAGAATAATATCTAACCTTATCTTCTGTAACATAATATCCCAAATAATCACCTTTCAATAGTTCAACATTAAGGTCATCAAGTTGTTTTTGGTAAAATGAGAATTTCATATTCCCAGGTTCTTTCTGTTCAACTTTGGAATTTCCAAGTTGTTTTAATGTTGATTCTGTAATTTGAACAACTCCTTTTACTTCAATGGGTGGCATAAAGACAATTCCATCTTTTGGCGCTTCACCATATATATCATCTTTCTTTGTCTTCTTTCGGTCTATTCTATATAATACGACACTCATGTTCAAGTCACCGCCCAAATATTCCATTCCCATCTCAATATCCAGATTAAAATCTTCTTCCCCAAAAAACTTACCAATCCTTGATATTGGAACTAATTTTGCCATGTTTTTAACTTATATTAATATAAATATATAGTAGTTAATAAATTGATAATTTGTTTGATTTTTATTATAATTAAAATTATGTAAATTACTTATGGTAAAAAAGAAAATAACAAAAGATGATGCTTTAGAAATATTGAAAAATTATAATGGTGATAATAATTATTTAATTAACATCCGTAATTTATCATTTGATAATCCAAATTTCTATTTGACAGATAGTCAGATTGAGTATATATCATTATTTAATGAAACAAAACCAAAGGTTGCAAGAAAGTGGGTTGAATTGGATCCTTATTATGCAAAAATGATTGCTGATGATAAGTTATTGGTTAGAATCCCAGAGAAAATGTGGGTTGAAAAATTATTGGTTGAGAAGGAAAAATCATATCATATTTTTGGTAGATTTTTTGAAAATGATAGATTAAATCTTTATTGGATTCCAAAGGATGCAATTGTTGTTGATAAAACAAATAAGGATGTTGTGGTTGATTTTGAAAAGTATTCTCATAGAATGCCATTTGAACACCAGAAGGAGGCAATTATAAAGTTGCTTGAGAATGATAAATTCATATTGGCAGATGACATGGGTTTGGGTAAGACAAGTTCTGCCATTGTGGCTTCAATTGAAGCAAAACCAACTAAAATATTAATAATATGTCCAGCAAGTTTGAAGCAGAATTGGGAAAGAGAAATTAGGAATTACACAGATAAGCCCATTTATATTTGCGAAGGTAAAAAATATGATGATAATGCTAATTTTGTTATTATTAATTATGATATTTTAAAGAACTTTCATTCATTGAAATCAAAAGAGGAATCAATTATTCAAAAATCAAAATTTGATTTAATCATATTGGATGAATGTCATCTTGTTAAAAATCCACAAGCATCAAGAACCAAATTAATAAATGATATTTGCAAAGATATAAAGAAAATTTGGCTATTAACTGGAACACCATTAACATCACGACCAATTGATTATTTCAATTTATTATCATTGGTTGATAGTCCTGTTGCAAGAAACTGGATGGCATATGTTAAAAGATATTGTGCTGGGTATCAATTTACTGTTGGGTTTAATAAGGTATGGAATGTGAATGGTGCATCAAATCTGGATGAATTAAGGGAGAGAACAGCACCATTATTATTAAGGCGTTTAAAAGAGAATGTGTTAGATTTGCCAGAAAAGATAATAACACCAGTTTATTTAACATTAAAATCAAAAGAATATGAGAATGTGATGGGTGAATATTTTGATTGGGTAAAGAACAATCCAAAGGAATCAAAATCATTGAGTGTTCAATTTACTAAACTTATGAAAGTTAGGCAAATAATTGCTGATGAAAAGATTAAGAACACCATAGAATTGATTGAGAATACCTTGGAACAAGAAAGGAAGGTGATTGTGTTTTCAAATTTCACAAACTCATTAGATAAGATATATGAGCATTTTAAGAAAATTGCAGTAAAATTGGATGGAAGTTCAACAATGAAACAAAGACAAGATAGTGTGGATAAATTTCAAAATGAAGATAATATTAAAGTTTTTGTTGGGAATATAAAGGCTGCAGGTGTTGGTTTAACATTAACACGTGGTGATGTTGTTATCTTTAATGATTTATCTTTTGTTCCAGCCGATCATAGTCAGGCAGAAGATAGAGCATATAGAATTGGTCAGAAAAATTCTGTATCTGTATTATATCCAATATTTGAGAATACCATTGAGGGAATTATATATGATATGTTGGATAGGAAGAAAAAGATTATATCAACAGTATTGGGTGATAACTTAATTGAAGGGGATGTTAGTGAAGATATTTTAACACAAATATTAAATTTTGGAAAATAATATTTGTTTTTTGGGATTTAAATTATACCTTTGCAAAATATTTATAACAAAAACCAAAGCAAAATGAAAGAAAGTATTATTAAAACATCAGACTTATTTAATTGGATTTCTGAAAAGGAACAACTTATAAATGCTGAAATGGGTGCATTTGAAAAAACAGATGCCATTATGGTTCAGAAACTTACATCTTTGCAAAAAGAGTTGGAGTTGTTGAGAGAGTTGAATGCTTTTATTGACCACAATTACCAAGAAGAAACATTCATATTTGAAAATGAACTCTTTGAAGTTAATGCCTAACTTAAAACCCCCAACCATAAAGATTGGGGGTTTTTCATTATACTATTATTTGACCTTTTATAACTCCAGGCTTAATCATATCTCTTAATTCATTAAATGAATATTGTTCTAATTCTGTATATCTTATATATAAATTCTCACCAACTTCTAAGCCTTCTGGTAATGAAGTTATTTTTGTTCCACTTATATTCAAATCACCCCCAACTTTCAACCCTTTTGGTAATGAGGTAATTTCTAATCCTTCTAAATTTAAATACCCTTTAACATTTAATCCTTCCGGTATTGATGTTATTTTTGATTGAAAAAGGGTTAAACTATTCCCAACTTTTAAGCCTTGTGGTAATGATTTTATTTTTGAATAATGTAAATACAAATCATCACCAACTTCCAATCCTTCTGGTAATGATATTATTTTTGAATATGATAAATCTAAAGTACCACTAACTTTTAATCCTTTTGGTAATGATTTTATTTTTGAATCAAATAAATCCAAATCACCTTTAACATTTAAATCTTTTTCTGTTAATTGAATTTTACTCTTCACTTTCCACAAGAATGGAGGGTTACAATTTTCCTTTCCTTGAAGGAAATCAAATATTCTTTTTAGTACTTCTTTTTCCATTATCTAATTATTTCTCCTTTTATAAATCCAGGTTTAATCATTTCCCTTAATTCTTCATCTGAATATTTTATTAATGGTGTGTACTTTATATACAAAATCTTACCAACTTCCAATCCTTTTGGTAATGAGGTTATGGCATCACAACCAATTATGTTTAATTCACCACCAACTTTTAAATTATCTGGCAATGAGGTTATTTTTTTTTGGGCTCTTAAATCCAAACTACCCCCAACTTCTAATCCTTCTGGTAATGATGTTATTTTTGTTTTATATAAATGCAAATAACCACTAATTTTCAATCCTTTTGGTAGTGATTTTATTTTTGATTTATACAAATCCAAATTACCTTTGAAATTTAAATCTTCTTCTGTTAATGGGTAATTAAGCATAATTTTCCATGTTAGAGTTCTTTTATATTTTGGTATTTTATTTTCCTTCTCTTCAAGAAAATCAAATATTCTTTTTAGTGCTTGTTTTTCCATTATCTAATATATATTTCCATTTATATAACCAGGTTTTATCATTTCTCTTAATTCATCATCTGAAAGTTTTTCTAATTTTGATCCTCTAGTAAATAAATCACCCTCTAATTTCAAACCTTTTGGCAATAATGTTATTGATGTGTATCTTAAATACAAATCGCCACCAATTTTCAATCCTTCTGGTAATGAGGTTATTGCTGATCCAAATAATAACAAATTTCCCATAACTTTTAACCCTTCTGGTAGTGAAGTTATATTTGAATTATGTAAATCTAAATCACCTTCAATATTTAAATCATCTTCTATTAATGGTATATCATGCCTCAATTTCCATAATAATGGTGGATTACAATTTTCCTTCTCTTCAAGAAAATCAAATATTCTTTTTAGTTGTTCTTTTTTCATTATATTAATATTTCTCCATGTATAAATCCAGGATAAACCATTTCTCTTAATTCATCCTCATAATCATCATTATAATCATAGTCATCAGCTAATGGAGTTCCAATTAAGTCCAAATCACCGCCAACTTCCAATCCTTTTGGTAATGATTTTATATCTGTATATACTATATTCAAATCACCGCCAACTTCTAATCCTTCTGGTAGTGATGTTATTTTTGTATTAGCCAAAGACAAATCACCCCCAACTTTCAACCCTTTTGGTAATAACATTATCTTTGAAATGGATAAATCTAAATCACCTTCAACTTTCAACCCTTCTGGCAATGAAGTTATATTTGATTGAAACAAATTCAAATTGCCTTTAACATTTAAATCTTCTTCTATTAATGGTTCATTATTTTTAAATTTCCATAAAAATGGTGCTCTATGCTCTCCCTTCTCTTCAAGGAAATCAAATATTCTTTTTAGTGCTTCTTTTTCCATTATCTAATTATTTTTCCTTTTATAAATCCAGGTTTAATCATTTCTCTTAATTCCTCTTCAGTGTATTTAGTTAAACTTGTGAGTTTTACATTTACACCACCATCAACTTTCAATCCTTTTGGTAATGATGTCAAATTTTTACACATTATTAAAAATAAATTCTTGCCAACATATAATCCTTCTGGTAATGATGTTATATTTGTATAATCTAAATGCAAATCCTTCCCAACTTTCAATCCTTCTGGTAATGATTTAATATTTGAATGTTCTAAATCCAAATCACCGCCAACTTCTAAACCTTTTGGCAATGATTCTATTTTTGAACCATATAAATCCAAATTACCACCAACTACTAGTCCTTCTGGCAATGAGGTTATATCTGAATTTAAGAGACTCAAAGTCCCTTCAACATTTAATTCTTCTTTGGTTAATGGTATATCATTTTTCAACTTCCACATAAATGGTGCAATATGTTCTCCCTTTGCTTCAAGGAAATCAAATATTCTTTTTAGTGCTTCTTTTTTCATGTCCTATATATCTTTCCTTTTATAACTCCAGGTTTTATCATTTCTCTTAATTGTTTATTTGTGTATTTTTTTAATGGTGTGTTATATATATGTAAATTACCACCAACTTTCAAGTCTTCTGGTAATGAGGTTATATTTGAATATGCTAAATTCAAATAACCACCAACTTTCAAACCTTTTGGTAATGAGGTTATATTTGAATATGATAAATACAAATTACCTCTAACTATTAACCCTTCTGGTAATGATTTTATTTTTGAATAATGTAAATACAAATCATCACCAACTTCCAATCCTTCTGGTAATGATATTATTTCTGAATATGATAAATCCAAATAACCAAAAACTTTCAAGCCTTCTGGTAATGAGGTTATGTTTGAATCATTTAAATTTAAATTCCCCTCAACCTCTAATCCTTCTGGCAATGAGGTTAGAATTGTTCTTCTTAAATCCAAAGTACCACTAACTTTCAAATCTTCTTTTGTTAATGGTATATTATTAATTAATTTCCATTTAACTGGTGCATTTTGCTCTCCTTTCTCTTCAAGGAAATCAAATATTCTTTTTAGTGCTTCTTTTTTCATCTCCTATATATCTTTCCTTTTATAACTCCAGGTTTTATCATTTCTATTAATTGTTTATTTGTGTATTTTTTTAATGGTGTGTTATTTATATGTAAATTCCCACCAACTTTCAATCCTTCTGGTAGTGAGGTTATTTTTGAACCCATTAAAAATAAAGCACCTTCAACTGTTAAATCATTTGGTAATGAGGTTATGTCTGTTAAATATAAATTCAAATAACCACCAACTTTCAATCCTCTTGGTAATGAGGTTATTTTTGAGTAATGTAAATTCAAATCACCTTTAACATTTAAATCTTCTTCTATTAATGGTTCATTATTTTTAAATTTCCATAAAAATGGTGCTCTATGCTCTTCCTTCTCTTCAAGGAAATCAAATATTCTTTTTAGTGCTTGTTTTTCCATTATCTAACTATATCATATTTTATAAATCCAGGTTTAATCATTTCCCTTAATTCTTCACCTGAATATTTTGTTAATGGTGTTCCATAAATATACAAATCACCCCCAACTTCCAATCCTTTTGGTAATGTTTGTATTGGCAAAAAAGCTAATAGTAAATTATTCCCAACTTTCAATCCTTCTGGTAATGTTTCTATATTTAATTGTATTAAATCTAATGTCCCCCCAACTTTCAATCCTTTTGGTAATGAAGTTATGTTTGTTCCTGATAAATCCAAATTGCCTTTAACATTTAATTCTTCTTCTCTTAATGGTATATCATGCATCAATTTCCATAATAATGGTGGATTACAATTTTCCTTCTCTTCAAGAAAATCAAATATTATTTTTAGTACAGTATTATCCATTATCTTAATATTTATATTATAAATATAATCTTTTATGAAAATACTGGAAACAATCAAAGAAGAAATAATATCAAGAATACATAAAGATAATGTTGATTTCTTAATTCAAGAAATGAAAAAAGTTGGCATTGAAAAACTTCCTTATTCATATGCTTCATTAAAACCTTTTGTTGATGAAAAGACAATGAATATTCATTATAATAAACATTATATTGGTTATGTGGATAAATTGAATAAAGCATTAAAGAACACAAAATCAAATGGTGATTTAAAGCAAATCATATCAAATATAAGCAAATATGATGATAAGATTAGGAATAATGCTGGTGGTGCATTTAATCATGCTTTATTCTGGAATATGTTAACCCCCACCAAAAAGAATGTTCCAAGTGAATTAAAAACAAAAATAAATGCAAGTTTTGGGACATTTAATGCTTTCAAGAAAAAGTTTGAGGAGGTTGCAAAAGACCATTTTGGATCCGGATGGGTCTGGCTTGTTGCAACCAAAAATAATAGATTAAAAGTAATAAGCACACCAAACCAGGATAATCCCCTTATGAATGTGATTAAGGATGGGGGTTTTCCAATATTGGGATTGGATTTATGGGAACATGCTTATTATCTAAAATATCAAAACAAAAGGGATGAATATATTCATAACTTTTGGGATTATGTAAATTGGGATTTTGTTCTTGAATTATATCAAAATGCAAATGATAAGTAGCCAAAAGAATAGTTTCTTATATTTATATATAAAAGAAATATGTCAGTAATAGCCGAGCCGGAAAGAACACAAATTTATACAAGAATTCGTCATTTACTTGGTGCTCCATTAAGGGGTGTTGAAATAACTGATGAAATGATGGATTCATTAATGGAACTTTCTGTTCAAGATTATGAACAGTATGTTTTGGATTGGTTGACAGAAAGCCAATGGGTTAATCTTGTCAATCTTAATATGAGTGAAAAATCTGTTGCAAATGCTTTAATTACAAGAACAATGGATTTTGAAAAACAATATGAATATTCCTATTCAAAGATTGTTGGATTGCAATCTGGGGGTCCTTGGGTTTTACAAAAGGATTATTTTACATTGGAAAAAAACCAACAAGTTTATGAAATTCCAGCAGGAAGAGAAATAAATGAATTATTATGGTTTAGCAATCAGCCTTGGACAGCATTTGGTTTAGGTGGTGCTGGTGGCTTTGGATTTGGTGGGATTGGTCTTGGTGCATCAGATGCAGGTTTTGCCCAAATGGGAAATCAAGGATCATATTTTATGATGTCAGGTTTTGACTACCTTGTTAGGATGCAAAGTGCAAATGTATTAACAAGGATATTAGGGGGTTCATTAACTTATAGAATTACAGGTTTGCCAGATGGCAAAAAAGCAATACATATCTATAATACACCTGGCGGCAAATTTAATTGGGGAAATTACTCCTCATATGTTGGAAAACAAGTTTGGTATTGGTATTATGATGTGGATGGTGATAGCCGTGGGAAATGTTTGGAAGATAATCCAGATATTATAAAATTACCATCTGATGTTCCATTGGCAGAACTAACTTGGGATAAGTTAAACCAACCAGCAAAACATTGGGTAAGAAGGTGGTTTACAGCCTATGTGAAGGAGAGTTTGGGTAGAGTTAGGGGAAAGTATAGTGGAGCAATAAAAGCCCCAGATTCAGAACTTAAATTGGATTATGAATCATTAATTAGTGAAGGTAAAGATGAAAAATCAAAACTTGAAGAAGAATTGAAACTAAGATTAGAAAGGTTAAGACCTGAAAAACAAATGGAAAAAGAAGCATTACTTGCAGAAAATTTAAACAAACAATTAAAGTTTACTGCAATGCCAAGACAAATATATGTGATTTAATTTTGATTATTTAAAATTTTAATTTATCTTTGAAATAAAAAACAATGGCAATAATAAAAACAATCCCAATTCAGAAGGTCATAAATGGTGCATTTGTCAATACATCAGATATGTCCATTGTATCAGAAACAGAATATTCCACATCTGGTGAGAGTTTTATTATTGTTAGGGCAATACCCCAATGTAAATTATTCCTGCATTCAAAGAATACAGATAATGTAACTGTAAAAGCAATGACCACTGTTATTGTTGTTCCAGACAATAATAAAATTGATGAGGAATATGATGAAATAACATTAGAGAAAGGTGCATGTGTTGAGTTCAAGCATTGTTCAGGAACTTGGTATATTGTAAGTTCTGATGGGTTAAAAGGTTAATTAAATAACAAAATAGTAAATATGATATCAACAATTAAAACAATCAAAAACCGTTTGACCAAAATATTTTGGAGAAATTTTGGTAAAAGAAAGCCAACCCTCAATCAAGGGCATCAACCTCCATATATGTTAAATCCAATCACTAGAACCTGGTATGATGCTAATGATAGAGAGGTTAATGAACCAAAACATTACACAGATGAAAGAACATTTGGTACTAATGACTATGAAGATTTTATAAAATATTTAGGGGATAGCAAAACAAACTGGAATTTAAAAAGTAAAGGTTTCTATGACTTATATGCTAAATATGGTCTTAAAATGAGAAAGTAAAAGAAAACCCCCAACCTTGATTAGATTGGGGGTTTTTAATTTTAAACATTATCATATATTAAGTTTGGGTTCACATCTATTTTTTCCCAAAACTTAACCTCATCTTCGGATATAAGCATAACCTCATTTAAATCATCTTGATTCTTCTCCTCATAAGGAATACCATTAATCAATGTGCATTCTTCTTTTGTGAAGAATTGTCTATCTGCTGGGTCTTTTATTAAAATTCTATCCCTAATCTCTGGGCTAAAAGCAACCAATAATGGAGTTATCCTTTTATTAAAAGTTACAACAGCCCGTGGCACATTATATTCACCAGTCAAGTCAGGGGTTTTTTCAAACACATTCTGATCAATATAATAGCAATTTAATTTAATACCATCCTTTGTCTTTGACACATCACCATGTGATTGTTTTGTCCCATTATTTACATAGTAAATTATATCCCCAAGATTAACATGTAGTTTCTCCTTTATGATTAATTCCATATGCGCCATCTTACTTGTAGTACTCCCAGCCTTATTTAAGGTTTTTGATTTCTTTATATAATCTTGGACACTTTGCCTAACCCTTGCTTTGTTTGCAATTTCAATTAGGGGAATTTCTTTATTATAAATCTTTTCAAAATAATTATAATATTCCTCAATAAATTCTTTTCCTTTCCCTTCAAGTAATAACTTAACCCCAACGTCAATAAACCTTTCAATGTATTGTGGAAGTTTCTTTGATTTGATTGAATTACCTGTCAACTTTATTTTGCCATCATTTTTCATAATAGCATAGTTTTTTCTTGCAAAATTTACACAAGATGCCCAATGACCATCTAAATCCAGAGCCATCTCTTTTTTCATATATAAGTCATTGTATTCTGCAACATCAGCATATATACCTTTATAAACCTTATCTAGTTTAACTTTCCAGTTATTACCCTTACCAACATATTCCCTATTCTCAAAATCATCTGGTGCTGAAAAGTTGACACCATCTGTATCACAAACTAATGGAACATAACCCCTATCCATAAAGAATTTAATCATATGTCTTAAATATAGTCTCCCTGTGCAAGTTATCTCTTCACCCTTATCCATTTCAGCCCAGGGGAAAACTAATGGTGCAGATAATGAACCAAACAAAGAGTTGATGAAAATCTTTATTGGTAATTGCTTATTATCATAAGTTGCTGAAATTTTCTTGTCTTTGTCCTTCCACTCTTCTGCCAAATTCTTATAATCTATCCTTGCATTTCTAAAAAACTTTAACATACCTTTCAAAACACCAGTTATATCACAAGAGGGGAATACGTCATGTGCCAATTGTATGGATGGATATAGGGATGAAAAGTCAAGTTTTATAATATTCTTTGAATACCCCACTTTAACTAACCTAGATAATCCCCCAACAAAGTTTCTCTTACCCTCACTTTGGGGTATGGCTAACTGATTATTATATGACCAAGCCAACATCAACACCTTCCATAAACCTGCTGTACCCATTGTATAAATCCTTTCAAAAGGTAATGGGACCATTTTTGCCAATAAAAATGATGCTTGACTAAATTCTGAATCAACTCTCATTGTTTCTTCCAAGTCATCATCAAGATATGCTTCAACAAGTTTATCACCTGTAATTCTTTTATATACTTTTGGAAATCTAATATCAAGATCAGGATAATCTGATGCTAATTTATATTTACCATTATTAACATTTAAGAAATATTCTTCTTTATCTTGATACATTTTACCAATCTTTGTGTGTTCAATATACACACGATCTTCATCTTCTGCATTTATATATTTTGTAATATATTTAAGACCAGCAGATTTTATATCACTATTAATTGCTTGTGCCCTTCTTACAGAGTGAATTACATCAATAACATTATAACCCCAAATAGAGGTCTGTGTGTAATTCTCAACATCACCACCTAATTTCAACATAGAATCCCTTCTTGTATAGGATTTTGTTGGATTCAATGACTTACAAGCAGTTGGTGCATGTATCTTTAATATCTCACATCTTTTGAAAATCCACTCCCAGTCAAACGTTGATGAATTATAACCTGATATAATTGTTGGTTTTATTTCATCAATAACTTTAAAGAACTCAATAATACCATTTGCCTCATCCTCTGGATTGATACATTCTATAATCTTAGAATAACCTTTATTGGTTTTAATACCAATCATAAATATTCTACCATCTGTAGGCTCTAATGCTGTGGTTTCTAAGTCAAATACAAGTCTTGTTATATCATCATAAGATTCAAAACCTTTAAATAATCTTTTACCTTTGGATATGAGATATTGGTCAACTGGGGGCAACATAATCATTTTAGTTCTCCCAATTTCACTCTTTGGATCCAATCCACCCTCTTTAAAGAACGCATTTAAATGTCTATAACCCTTTAATGATTGAACCAAGAACTTCATTCCATTTTCCAATCTTGGATGGTCATCTGTTCTTAATTTTGTTATCATAATTCCATGTTTAGTCATAGCTTCCTTTTGTAAAGCCTTTGACTTATTATAGAAATTTAATGAATTTAAATTCCCAACCCAACAGAATGCTGTGAAAGTATCTCTTGAAATTTGTTTACCTTTATTTGGGACTTCCTTTATTTTATATATGTCATTTGACATAAAATCATATTCCAAAGCAACAATATGCTCCTCTGGATCTGTTCCATTAAGGAATTCCTCAATATCTTGAGTTGATATCATAAGTATGTAATTTAAGGTTAAAGATTAAACTATTAATTGAACTTCTTAATAAATGAGTCCAAAATAATAATAGTTAATTCTTCCCTTAAAGGCAATATGAGGTCTCCATCTTCATTTCTAATTAAGAATTCTCCTTTATATATACCTGGTGTGTTGGTCTCTCTTTTTTTGAATTGATAATATATATAATACTCTATGGTGGGGGTTGGTTCTGTTGTTTCTTTTGCAACTAAATAAGCCTCTGCATTTGTGATTTTATATGAATTATTCTTTGTATCAATCATAGAAAATAATATGGATGAAGATTCCAAATCTTCCATAAATTTCTTATAATCTGATCTACCATCTTTTATAGGTTCAACTTTTAATATAGGTAAATCTGCATTTTTTTTTATATAAAAATTCATATTATCTTTATTAATAAATATATGAAAAATATAAATTCAAAAAAACGTTGCCTAAAATATTTTGTTTGGTTATACTTGTAAAGTCTTATTTAAAATAAATTAATTTTTTTCACAAAACAATTTTACTATGAAAAACATTTTTAAAACGTTGCTATTCACATTTGCAACGTTAACAATTAGTTATGGCCAAGTAACAACTTCAGCCATATCAGGAACAATCAAAGATGCAAGTAATGAGGTGCTTATTGGTGCAACAATTGAAGCAGTTCATTTACCATCTGGAACAAGTTATGGTACATCCACAGATGTTGATGGTACATATAGGATTTCAGGAATGCGCATTGGTGGTCCTTATAGCATCACAGTTAGCTATGTAGGTTATGCCACAAAAACCCAATCAAATGTCATTTTGAACTTGGGGTCAACAGCAAATCTAAGTTATTCACTTGATGTGGTTGAATATGGTTTGACTGAAGTTACTATTAATGCAAACAAAAGTGGTATTTTTTCATCTAATAGAACAGGTGCTGCCACACAGTTTAATTCAACTATGATTAATAGTTTACCAACAATTGGAAGAACAATTGATGATATCACAAAATATAATGCTTATGGAAATGGGCGTTCATTTGGTGGTCAAGATAGCCGTTTTAACAACTTCACAATTGATGGTTCTGTATTCAACAATGGCTTTGGTCTTGGGTCTTCTGCTGCTGCTGGTGGTAGAACAGGAACAACAGCAATCTCCATTGATGCACTTGAAGAAGTGCAATTGAATATTGCCCCCTTTGATGTTAGACAATCAGGGTTTGTTGGTGCTGGTGTAAATGCTGTAACCCGCTCTGGAACAAATGATATTGAAGGATCATTCTATCGTTTGTTTAGGTCAAGTGATTTAGTTGGTAAAATAGTAAATGGTGTTAAACTACCTACAATCTTTGTTGATGAAAAAACAACAGGGTTTAGGATTGGTGCACCAATTATTAAGAACAAGTTGTTTATCTTTGCAAATGCTGAACAATTTGTTGGGTCAACTCCAGCATTAAGTTGGCAAACAAACAAGCCTGGTGCAACAGGCAATGTATCAAGAGTAACTGAAAGTGATTTGAAGGATTTGGCTTCATTTATGAAAACAAACTTTAATTATGAGTTGGGACAACTTGATAATTTTAACAATGATGTAAAGAGTACAAAAGGGCTTATTCGTTTGGATTATAACATTAATCAAAAACATAAAGCGTCTTTAAGGTATTCTCATCATAATTCTGAATCTGAACAACTTATTAGTTCATCAAATAGTTCTAATACTGCAGGTAATGGAAATAGACAAAACTCTGCCTTTGCAATTTCAGGGGAAAACACAGGTTATCTTATTCAAGATAATACAAGGTCAGTAGCATTTGAATTGAATTCAGTTCTAACATCAAAAATATCAAACAATTTTATTGCAACTTACAATAAGCAAATTGAAGATAGAAAATATAGAACAGATTTATTCCCAACTGTGGACATTTTAAAAGATGGTACAACTTATACAACAGTTGGTTTTGACCCCTTTACACCAAATAATAAATTGAATTATAGTACATTGAATTTGACAAACAATTTTAATTTACTATCTGGAAAACATTATTTCACTTTTGGTGTAGGTTATGAGTATTTCCAATCAAATAATGTGTTCTTCCCAGCATCAAATGGTGTCTATGTATATAACTCTATTGATGACTTCAAGAAAGCAGCATTACAATTCAAAAATGACCCAAACAATCCACTTTCACCAGTTACTGTTAATCGTTACAATTTAAGATATTCATTACTACCAGGGGGTATTGAGCCAATGCAAACCTTAAAAGTTTCAACATTAAGTGCTTATGTTCAAGATGAATATACATTAACTGAAAAGTTAAAAATAACTGCAGGTTTAAGAGGCGATGTTGTTATGTATGACAATTCAACAGCAGCAGATTTCTATAATCCAGTTGTTGGTGGTTTGACATTCACAGATAAAAATGGCCAACCTACTAAGATTAACACAAATAAATTCCCAAGCAGAGCATTATTGTTATCCCCAAGATTAGGATTCAACTATGATGTGGATGGTGAGAGAACAACCCAAGTTAGGGGTGGAACAGGAATATTTGTTTCTCGTATTCCACAAGTATTAGTTTCAAATCAATTAGGTAATAATGGTGTAAATACAGCTGTAATCAATGTAACAAATACAACAGCATACCCATTCACAACTGACCCAAGCAGATTTGCACCAACAACAACAGATATTACAAGTTTACGTCCTTATGTTATTAATGCGTCAAGTCAGGATTTGAAATACCCATCAGTATGGAAATCAAATATTGCTGTTGACCACAAATTACCTTTTGGGTTAGTTGCTACATTAGAAGGTGTATATGGTAAGACATTATCTGGTTTAAGATATATTGATGCTAACTTAAAAGCACCAGATAGATATTTGGCAGATGAAAGACCACGTTTCCCAGCATCAGGTGTAACAAGTTCAGGTTCTGGTGCAACAAATACAGTTGCTGTTGCAAGATTCTTAAACCCAACCATTGCAAATGCGTTTGTTCTTACAAATACAGATAGAGGTTATTCTTATGCTTTAACTGCAAAGATTGAAAAACCAGCAGTTAATGGTTTAGGTGGTATGATTGGTTATACCAATGCAAAATCCACTGACCTCCAATCAGTTGGTAGCACAGTTCAAGCAAATGCCCCTACTGTTGGCGGACAAAACTTCTTAACGCCTTCCTTTACAGATAATGATTTACGTCATAGATTTGTTGGATATGTTAACTATAGAATAAATTATGGTGGCAAGTTTGGAGGTTCAACAGAAGTTACATTAGGTGCAACATCTGCAAGTGGAAGCAAATTAAGTTATATTTATGGAAATGATTTAAATGGTGATGGTCAGATTAATGATTTGATTTATATACCACAAAATGCCACAGAATTGACATTTGCAACACTTACAGCAGGTGGTAAGACTTTCACCCCAGAACAACAACAAGTAGCATTAGATGCTCTTATTTCAAGCGATGAATACCTTAACTCACGTAGAGGAACATATGCACAAAGAAATGGTGGATTTTTTCCTTGGTTAACAAGAGTTGATTTATCAGCAGTTCAAGAAGTTTATGTTAATGTTAATGGTAAGTTAAATAGATTACAATTTAGAGCAGATATTCTTAACTTTGGAAATATGTTAAACAATGCTTGGGGTGTAGGGTATTCCACAACATCTGGTAGTTTTGGCACAGCAAGTCCTTTGACAGTTGCATCAGTTTCAGCAGCAGGTGTGCCAACATATAGAATGGCAACAAGAGTTGTTGATGGTGCTACACAATTACTTGACAAGACATTTGTTAAGACAATTAGTGTTGGAAATGCTTGGCAGGCTCAATTAGGGTTAAGGTATTTCTTTAATTAATAAACAAGTGGTGTCCTCAATATAAGGTTGGGGGCATCTTTTAAAATTTTTAGATTATTTAAAATACAATAAAATATTTAAATCTTGCCAAAACAAAAAATAAAATAGAGATTTGGCAACTTATAAAAAATTCAAGAATTAGGGGAAAGGGGTAGAATACTACCCCTTTTTTTATTATATTTGTATTCATTACATAACTTAAAACAAAAAAATATGAGATTAATAACATCAGAGAGTGTTTCTTGTGGGCATCCAGATAAGGTTGCTGATCAGATTTCAGATGCCATTTTGGATGCTTACCTTACATTAGACCCCAATGCAAAGGTTGCAGTTGAAACAATGGTAAAAGACAATTGTGTGGTATTAGGGGGTGAAATTACTAGCACTCATACAATTAATTATGAGAACATTATCAAAGCTGTGATTGAAGATATTGGCTACCATGATGCTAATCATGGGTTTTATTTCAATAATATCACTATAATTAATTTGATTGGAAAACAAAGTCCTGAAATTAATTCTGCTGTTTTACAGAATGGTGAAGAATCTTTGGGGGCAGGCGATCAAGGTTTTATGACAGGATTTGCAACAAATGAAACAGAAACATATATGCCAATTGGTATGTATGTTGCAAAGAAATTGGCAGATTATGTTTATAGTCTTGATTTAGGTCCAGATATTAAAACACAAGTGACAATTGAAGAATGGCCTGATTTTAAAAGAATCCATACCATTTTGGTTTCTACAATGCATAGGACATTTACCTTGGAAGAGTTGAGGACAAAACTCACTAAATTCATCTATGATAATAATATGGAACTTCAAGATGATATATTTGCACTTATTGACAAGGAAACAAAAATTGTTATAAATCCAGCTGGTTCTTGGCATGTTGGTGGTCCAGTTGCAGATTGTGGTGTTACAGGAAGAAAGATTGTGGTTGACCAATATGGACCATATAACCCTGTTGGTGGGGGTGCATTTAGTGGAAAAGACCCAAGCAAGGTAGATAGAAGTGGTGCTTATTTAGCAAGGTATATTGCAAAAAACATTGTAGCAGCAGGGTTTGCAGATAAATGTGCTGTTGAAATTGCTTATATGATTGGCGTTGCTAAACCAGCATCACTAAACATAAACACATTTGGGCAATATTCTAATGAATGGTTAGAGGATATTGTTAGTAGGATATTCCCAATGACACCATCTAGCATTATTGATCATTTTAATTTGAAAAGACCAATCTATCTTGATTCATCAAGAGGTCATTTTGGAAATGATATAATGCCTTGGGAAAAATTGGATATGGTTTATGAGTTAAAGCAATTAGCGGCTATTCATAAGGTTTAGATAATTGTCAATAAAATCCTGGGGGTAGTTAGACTTTTTCATAGTTCTAACTACCTCATTTATTTTATCTTCATCTGATAACCTTGGATTTGAACTAACACCATCCTCTATTGGCCAACCATTTAAATCTGATACTGGTAATTTATATTCTTTATTGTCTTTCTTTGATGTGATGTTTTTGACCTTCTCCCAAATTACAGCCAACAAAGTACTATCATGCCACTTGTATATCATACCTTTATAACCCATTTTCTCCAACATATTTGACATATATATCACCTGCATTTGGTATGGTACATTATCACTCCCATACATTTTAGCAGCAATATCATATAAGTTTAATGGATCTTTATTGAAGGGATATAAATCTTTCAAATCAACTTTTGCTGTATATAATGTACCAGAAACAATCCTTTCTTTTTGATTTAAATTTGTATAAAAGAATAATCTATTTTTCCCCCACCATTGCTCTGAACTTGTGTATGAATGTTTTCCAAAATGAGATGGATCTAAGTATTCCAAATCTGGTTCACCAAAATGATATAACTTAACATAATCACCTTCTGTTTCCAATTGGGAAAGCCAAAAGTCATTAAATAATACTTTATTTGGTTTTTCTGGCAAATTATTTACATCTCCCTTTATAGTTGATTCTAATAATTGCTTCACCTCTGGATGAGATAAAAATAAATCAATATCTTTTTTTATTCTTTTTGAATCACAAATTGTTGCTTTTTTAAGAAAACGTTTTGGTATTTTATTGTATTCCTTATGCCAAATTTCTATTCTATAATCTTCTGGTAAATCTAGTAATTTTTTATCATACCAATCTTGCATTCTTTGATTTACATCTTCCTCTGTTGATAGTCCATTTGAATCTAAATATAGATTGTCTATTTTAACATAGGCATGGACAATAGTTGAATCCTCCAATTCACCCTCATCATAATCATAAATTAAATCAGCCAATATTAAATAATATCTAATATTTCTATCTGGGTATTGTTTTTTTAATTTAACAATAAGATTATCCGCAAAATAATTACAGAACCCATCTTGATAATTATATTCATTACTTGTGTTCCACTTTGGTTCAAGTTCTTCCCTTAATATTTCTTTTATTGATTGGATTAGTTTCATATACATAAATATATCATAATCACATTTTAACCAATATTAAGTTGCCCTGTAATTCTATCACACCAACCTTTTGATGTTGAATATGGCCAAACAACCCAATATTTTGGCTGTTTTGTTGTTTGAAAATCTCTCCATATCTTGCAATATTTATCTGGGTCGTTCATCATTGAATTAATCTCATTCTTATCAGCATCCCTTCTATATAATGTTTCATCATTCTCATCATGGAATGCAACCACCCAATATTCATAATCTTTTTCTGGAACTGAACTATATTGGACATCAATGCAATGCCGGAATATAATGGAAAAACTATTCTCCCATTCTTCTTCTGTCTTATATTCCTCCTTAACTGGGGGATTTTTCTTATCTATTGTCCATTGTTGAACTGCACGTTTTGCAAAATGAATTCCAGCATATTTTTCATAATCCCTTAATGTTCTAACTGGACCAAACCCATATAATCCATCATGACCCTCTTGTTCCACACCATCCACACCAAACAATCTCTTATTTAAATAATGTGCCCTATCATTACGTTTAACCCATTCCTTATCATCATCCCATTGTTTAACCTTTCCCTTTCTTGTATATTCATGATATATGATTGGAAAGTGGGGGTGAAACAAATCATAACCCCAAGTATAAGCCCTAACTGCAATGGATATCTCCTCACCATGAAAATAATATTCTGGATTATGTTGAACCTCCTTTGCAAATTGCCCCAATGTGAAACAATAATGTGCTGAATAAAATCTTGCTGGAATTGGTTTTTGTAATGTCTTCCATTCATCAATTGTTTCCGGCATAAAAAATACATTCCCCTCTGGTGCAAACCTATCAAAAACCATCCTCCAAGGGTCTTGCACCCTCCCTGCTGGATCATTTGTTGGTTCATAAGAACAAGCATAGGAAGTTAATAAAGGCTTCTTATAGCCATCTTTCTGTAACCCCTTAATTATTTTTATTAATGTGTCATCCCAATCTTGATTGAAACGCATATGTGAATCAAGTTGAAGGGTATATTCCTCATTATTATACAATTGCTGAAGTTTATTCCTTGCCCAACAAGCACCTTTTGATTCAGCATAAGGAATATCCAATATTTTAAATCTTTTATCTTTTCTCCACTTATCAAGATTATCAAAACCATCCTCATCAGCATATTGTCTTGCAATGGCAAAAACAAGGTTCTTTGGTTTTTTTGCTTTATCCAGAATATCTTCAATGGTTTTAACTAGTTCAGGGTCACGATAACTTGCAATTTGAACAAATATTTTCATATATATTTTTAATAAAATAATAAGCGTTTATACAAAAAATTAAACCTTAATTCTCCCTTCTTAAATCACCAGCATAATGGTCAAATCTATGATGTTCAACAGGGGTTAATAACAATATGCTAGGCTTGATAACATTCTTAATTGTTTCTTGATACATAAAAGACATCCATGTATTTTCAAAAGGGTGGGCAAATTTTGTATCAATAAACATTTTTTTATTCCCAGCCTTTGTTATAAAATGCGTCCAGTTGCAATAATAAATCTCACCATCAGCATAAGGCAAACCATCAAGAGATTTTATATTATTGAATTTTGTTCTTGGTGCATTTGGATCCAATCCATGTACTGGAAGATTTGGTTTCTCTGGCCAATTCTTAATTCTAAAGTCTTGGGGAACATTATACCAACTCCATTGTGTTGAATTATCCCCATAGAATTCACTAAAATTAATCTTTAAAAAATCATAACTTTCCTTCTGGATGATATTCAAACATTTATCATATAAGTTGGGGGAATATCTATTGAACCCATTTCTACATACCTCATTTGGCTTGTTATAGAAATTCATATCATCCTCGGAGAATATCATAACATCCAAATCACTTGCATCAAAATGCTCCGCAATAAACTGCCTTCCACCACATATCCCCAGATTATCTTTCTTTATATGCTCAAATCCATATTCCTCACATAATTCAATATATCTTGGTGTTGTTGTTAAATCTGTTGAATTATCCAATAAAAACTTGCTTGTCTTATGGATAAAATTGGCATCATAGTCCAACATAGATTTTATCAACGTTTCAAACTGGTTGGGTGAATTAAACCCAATAACATATAAGCCAACTTTTGAAGTATCCAAAGGCGTGCTACTTATCATCTTATTTTCTGATTTTATCTCTAATGTGTTATTCTTTAAATCCTCAAAAAACTTTCCAAACAACCCATCACCCCCAATTTCAAAATAATTAATCAAATCAGAATGTTTATAACACATAATGCTAAATATGGATTCCTCTGTCCCCATATAACCCTCTTGCAAAGTGGATGTCAATATATTATAATATATTGAATTAATATCACTTATGGTATTCTTTGGTCCACCAAAAAATCCACCCCTTGCCACCTTATTAACCTTATCACCAACAAGTGAAACCATTTTGTTATATTCAAACCCATGTATTTCTGTTGTTGTTTCATAAGGAAAACACACAAAGCTAAATTTTGATATATATTTTGACAAATTATTCAAAACCTTATCATGAGTGAAATACCCTGGATGAACCGTATTTGTTAAACCAGCATCAATCCAAAACATATATTCTGAATCAAATGGATCCATAATCTTTGCATCATGCAACAAGAACATCTTGGACATAACTAGGGGGTTATAGTATTCTAATTTTGCTTGTGTGGATTCTTCTAACCATCCAGCTTGTTGATACCAGTGGGGGTTTGTTCTTATTTTTTGGATTAAATTAAAGTAATTATTATTTTTGAACCAATCTAAATCTTTTTCAATAAAAAAAGTATTTTCTTCATTTCTATGTGTAAAAACAAACTCTTTTAATTTAGCATCACCAAATATAATTAGGTTATTTTCAACATCTAATAATTGTTTAAATTTATCCAAATAATGATTATAAGAACGATTCCAACCATCACCCAATGAATCTCTTTTTATATCCCATAATCCAGTTACTAGTGTAACATTCCTTTTTTCTTGAGTAAAATCCATTATATTATTTCTAATTTTATCTAAATCCCAAAAAGCTAATGTTTTTCTATTCCCATTGTCAAAATTATCCACTATAACATCTTCCTCTAAATAAATCTCAGGATTAGGTAAATTAAATGGATTAGACATTAAATTAACAGGATAAAACCTGCCGTATTCAACACCTTCATTTTCTCTATGAATATCATCTTTTTTACAAGGAAACCATTTTTCACCTATTTTTTTAGCCCAAGTTGTACTTAAAAGATATTTACATTTTGAGTTCAAAATGTTTTTTATGATTTTAACCCCATCTTCAATTGGCATATGACCAATAACGTCTCTAACAATTAGCAAATCACCATTAGGTATTTTATCATTTATTATGTCAAATTCTATAAATTTTATTCTATTATTAGAATATCTTTCATTATTATAATCAATTGCTTTTTTTACAATGTCACCACCAGTATAACTTTCAAAATTAAAAACAATCTCCTTCATCCAGTTAAAGTCACCACAAGGGATGTCAACAACTGACTTTATGTTTTTATCTTTTATTAGTCTTTTTATATTTTCTCTAAGTTTTTGAGTTTCTAATAAAGTACTACCTGGTCCTGATTTACTTTCAGTGCTACCAAAACCATTATTATCATATATATTATTAAAAATATCTTTATAATTCATATCCTATTTTTTTATTTTACAAACCCATACAGCATTAGAAAACTCATTTGGTTTGTAAGATTCTAAATTATTTTCAAGTACAGATTCATTAATATCTTCTTCGGTTATTTCGCACCAATTCCAAATTTTATCTTTAATTTCAGTTTCATACACTTCTTTATTAACTGAATAGTCGTGCGCTAAAATATAATCACCTGATTTTATTTTTTTTGATAAAACTTTAAATTCCCCTATTTTCCAACCACCATCACACAATACAATAGTAACACCATCTTTTTGAATAAAATCTACAACTTCTTGTTTTACACTTGACCAATCATCACTAAAAATATTTTCAACTCTCACATCAATACCTTTTTCAATTATTTGATTATACCAGGGTCTTTCAGAAATATCATAAGACAATATTTTTGTATCCAAATTTAATTCATCTGAAATTATTTTTAAAAACTCTGTAAAACCCCCCAAAGCTGTACCTATTTCTAAAATCCTACTTGGTTTAACGTCATTTAAAAAATTATAAAATAGTTGATAGGCATGATGGCTTTGTTGTGCTGTACACCCCATAAATGCAGATAAACTATCACCATCAATCAAGTTTGTAAATCTAGTTATTCTTTCTTGTATATTCATAATTAAAATCTTCTATGTAATTTATTTGTTTTATCATGGAATTCAAAACAATCTGGCAAATAATGTCTAAAACTATCCCAATCCCATTTCATATTAGCTTCTAACGCTGAAACCCCAATGTCAAAACCATCAGGGTAATTCCTAATGTTATTGTGTACTGAATACCATAAAAATTCTTCCCATCGTCTAACAAAATATCTAAATTTCCAATTATTCCTAAAAACCAAAAATTGTTCATTAACTACATGAGCTTCATCCCACTTATCATGTTCAAATACATTATAGTCATACATTTTTCGATCAAAAAAACAATTACTCATATCTTTTTTATAATCACCAATTTTAGATGGTCTTTCAAATAAAAAATCTAAATCATTTTTTTCCATATGATTAAATAAATTAAACAATTTATCTTCGGAAAAATTTTCAGTCATTCTCCAATCAGCATCATTATATATAATATAATCATATCCTTTATCTAAACAATATTTTAAAGATAAAACTTTTAAATTTAAAAAAAATGAAAATCCTGGATTACCATCATCATACTTGTCTAACTCAAATAAATCTAAATTGACTTTGGGTCCAACAATGCAATTTTCATTTGTTGTTATATTAAAAGATGCTGTACAAGATTCACTATATTTACTATAACTCTCTGTAGCATTATCCAAGTATGGTTGGCCAACTGCTAATGTTGTAAAAATATATTTCATTAGGCTTCAACAATTTTTTCTAAAAAACTAAGTGTATAATCAAAATCATAATACTCAGGTAGTTTATTATCAACAAAGATAGGGGTTTCAATATATTGTCTATATAGTGACTCATTATTATCAATTTCTTTTACCAAGGCTAAAAAATCATTCAAATCTGTAAAATTATGCAAATTAATGAAACTTTCAGGATTGAAACCTTCTTCTAAAATATATTTATTACCAAAGAATATAGGTATTGCTCCACTAAAAAACGCATGATATATTTTTTCTTGTAAAATGTAATCAGTGTTGGTATAATGTATTGAGATATTAAATTTATATTTTTCAAAAAATCCAATTTTTTCCCTATACGTTAACCCATCTATACGACCATTATATATTGAATTTTGCCATTGGTATTTATTTAATGCGCCATTACCATGTAAATTTTGCCTCCATGGTCCAGAGGAGGTAACTTCTTTGTATTCAGATAATTTGTCAAAAACTTGCCCTCTAAATTCATTATTTGATGCTTGAGTGATTGAGCAAAACCCAATGTTTCTTTTAGATATTAAATCAAAATTTCTTTTTTTAGTTAACCAGCTATGTGGGCTATCAACCAATCTTGATTCATCAAATAAAGTCCAAACATCAAGAACACCAGAAGGTTGTCTCAAATATCTTTCATGTTCAAATTTATTATAACCTAATGCCCATTGATTATTATGTAAAAGTAATGGTTGGTTAAAATCGGCAACTTCACCTGAAATATATACAAATTTTTTGTTTTCATCAGATTGATGGTGTTTTGTTGGTAGCTGGCCTGTGTAGGTATCAATTTGGTTTTCATTATAATTCAAATCAGATTGTATAATAATATCAGGATTTATTGGGTCAATAATTATATTATATTTTTTTGATAAAATAAATTTAATATAATTCATCCAACTATGTTGCCCTATATTTGGAAACCCTTGTCTAGTAATTCTAATTGTTTTCATTTAATAAGTTTGTTAGTTTAATTGTATTTTCAGTATATGGCCCATTATCATGTATAATGCAGGCATTTAAATTTAATAATGAAATTTTATTATCTTCAATAATTATACTATCTTTTGTATCCAAAGTACTAAAGAAGAAATCACACTCTTGGTCAATAATAATATCGTCATTTAATAAATATTGAATTGTCCATCTTCCTTGGTCATCAATCCCAGTTTGATATTCTTTTTCAATAATGTCTTTAAGGTGGTAAACAATCTTATCTGTGTACCCAAAATAAGTGCCTGAGTTCAAATATTTAGAATCGTTTATGGATCTTTTATTGTCATATAAATGCGTATAATTTGTTGGAGGCCATAAACCTTTTTCTGCACCCATAATAATATTGCAATTTAATAGTGTAAATTTATCAATAATATCATTTGGTGGTTTGATAAAGTTTGTATCTGTCGCATCTAAAAATAAAATATATTCATATTTGCCAATAATATTTAATTCTATATATTCTAAAACCTTTACTGTTTTATAGTAAAATAATTTATCATAGTAAGACCCATTAGTTATTAATCCTGAGTTTCTAACAATATGAATGTTATCAATAGGAAAATATTTTATGGCGTTTTTGTAAAATGTTGGCTCATAATAATCAGGATAATCAAATAGTGCTGTGATTAATGCTATTTTATTCATGTTAATTATTATTAATTTGTTTATAAAATTCATTTATAAGATTCTCATCACTCATATATATTTTGTCTTCACCAAAAAACTTAAATGGTATTTCATTTTCCCAAAAAAATATCAATTCGTTTCCTTTTGAATTTTCAATAATTTTATTTGAATCATCATAAACTTCAATAAATGAAAATTTGGGATAAATACAAACCATATTATTACTAATATCAATAATTTGTTTATGATGAGCATTTCCTCTATATTTATTACCCCATAAAAAAGAAAATTCATTAAATTTTGATGGTACTGCAACATATCCTTTATGTGATATTTTGGGTAATAGTTCTAACAAATCTGTTGGAGTTATTATATCTTCCAAAGTATGAGAACAAATGCTATAATCAAATTTACCATACTTGTTAACGTACTCTAATAATTCAATCCAAGTAGTTTTATCTTGTATGTTAAAGTTAAAAAATTTTACATCATCTTTTTTTATTTCAACAATATCCGCAACAAATTTACATTCAGGATATGACCAAAATTGTAATGATGCGCCAATATCAATAGTTTTTAAATTATTATCAGATATTATTTTTTTAACTTCATCTATTAATTGTTTAACGGATTTGTTGTATTGCCAATGTGTTATCATAATTTTTATTTAAGAAAAATATATCTTGTTGAATTAACTCATATGTTATTGGGTGATTTATATTACCAATAAGTTCCACAGGTTTAAACCCCAAATTATCCATATATTCGTAAACAAATTCTTTTGCTGGTGAATTTTTATTATATTCAACCAAAGAGATTTCCATTAAAATACCCTTAGCTTTTTTGAATATATCTATTCCCCCATTTATAATATCAATCTCAGACCCTTGGACATCAATTTTTATTAAATCAAATGTTTTATTTAAAAATATATTAGAAATTGTTTTAGTTTGTTTTTTTTTAATAATGATTTGATCATCATCATAAAAAGATGTGTTCTCTCGATAAATTGAATTACCTGTACACCTTGGTTCGTTTTTTCTAATGTAAAAATCAACTTGTTTTGCAACGTCACTTAATAAATCTATTGAGTAGTCAACCCCCAAAGTACGCAATACATCTTCACAAGTTTCATTACCCTCAATCAAATAATAATAAGCATTTGGAAATACAATCATACTTTCTTTATAAAACTGACCAACATTAGCACCTATATCTAAAATTGATTTAGGTTCAAAATAATCTTTAATTTTTTCTAAACCCATAATGAATTAAAAAATTACTACCCCAGTTCCGGTTAAATGACCTAAATGTGAAATATCTATTTTATTAATATCAATAAACTTCCAAAAAGTAATCATTTCTTCATTTAATTTTATGTCATCTAGTAAAAGATAACCTTTGTAATTTATTTCCTTTAAATAATTGAAAAAAGTTTTCTCAAATGTTCCATCATGGAAAGTATCAAGCAAAATATATCTTGAACTTAATATTAAATCTAAATATTCTGGTTTTAATATGTCATCAATATATACATTAATATTTGTAGGGGTAACTGTTAAAGTTAATTGATTATGTAAATTAAATGTATTAATTTTATTACTTGAATTTATAGACATAGCTAATGCTGAACACCCTTTAAGTGTTCCTATATCTAACATTTTAATACCATCATTGTTTAATGATATATAAGATAATAATCTATAATGTTCTACTGAAGATTTAGACGTAAAATAATCTCTATATTCTAAATCATCAATCTTCAAAGATAATGTTGATAAATCAATTTTATCTAAATCTAAATTTGTTATTTTTTCAAAATCCATATTTATAACTCACCAGTTAACCTATCACACCAACCTTTAGATTCGCTATGTGGCCAAATAACCCAATATTTTGGTTGCCTAACCGCATTGAATTCCCTCCATACTTTGCAATATTTGTCGGGATCATTTAACATTCTATTAATCTCATTCTTATCTGCATCTGCTCTATGGATTGTTTCATCATTCTCATCATGAAAAGCAACAACCCAAAAATCATAATCTTTTTCTGGAACAGATGAATATGAAACATCAATGCAATGCTTAAAAACACTTGAAAATGAATTTAACCAATCTTGCTCACTTTCATAATTATATGTATTTGGTGGATAAGTATGATTTATTGTTTCCTCCTGGATTGCCCTCCTTTCAAATAACATACCAGCATATCTCTCATAATCCCTCAATGTTCTAACCTTTCCAAATCCAAACAAACCATCATGACCTTCTTGTGTTAAACCATCCATTCCAAATAATTTCTTATTTATCAAATGGGATTTTCTATTCTTCTCTGTCCATTCCTTATCATCATCCCATTGTTTTGTTCTATTTTTCCTTGTATATTCATGATACACTGTCAATCTATGTGGATGAAATAAATCATAACCATGTGTATATGCTCTTGCTGCAATGGATATTTCCTCACCATGAAAATAATATTCTGGATTATGTTGAACTTCAATAGAGAATTGACCCAATGTGAAACAAAAATGGGCTGAATAGAATCTTGCTGGGACTGGTAAGGTTAAACTTTGCCAATCTTTTATTGCATCTGGCAAAAAGAAAACAGCGCCCTCTGGAATAAATCTATCAAATAACATTCTCCAAGGTTCTTTTGACCTTGCCTCTGGGTCATTATCTGGATCAAAAGATGTTACATAACCTGTTAATAATGGTTTTGGATGACCTGCTTTTTGTAAATCCTTAATCATTTTAATTAAGATTGTATCCCAATTTTTCTCAAATCTCATATGAGAATCAATCTGCAAGGTGTATTCCTCTCCATCATATAACTGTTGGGTTAAATTTCTTGCCCAACAAACACCCTCTGTCTCATTATATGGAATGTCAAGTATCTTGAATCTCTTATCTTTTCTCCACTTGTCTAATGTGTCAAATTTATCATTTGGATGATATTGTCGTGCAATTGCAATAACCAAATTTTTTGGATATTTGGCATTTGATAACATATCTTCTATGGTTGATTCTAATAAATGGTCTCTGTAAGAGGCAATTTGAACGAAAATTTTGCTCATATTATTTATCTTATATAAAATATATAGTTTTTTTTTATTTAAAATAAATAATTAAATTATTAATTGCCAATTTAATGTCTCTTCATTCCAATAATTATTACCATCACTTGGGTATGGTGTTGGTGAAACATAATAATTATTCTGATTTAATGACCAACTATCAAATGGTTTCATTAATTCCCAATTTATAATATCTTCATTCCAAACATATCTGTTGTATATTTTATATGGCTCTGGTATGTTTGATGTATCTGGATATGGTATTGGTGAATTCCATAAGCAACTAAATTCCTCTAATATCCATGAAGGAAAAGGTTTTGGAGGGATAAAAGCATCCCTAATGCTGTCGTAGTAGTAACCTATTCCAGCATAGTTTTTTCTAAATGCCTTGCTTTGGTCTTGGCTTGGTGTGTTGTTATCAGATTGATAATGAACACCACCTCTTGTATTGTAAGAGGTGCGTTTTGCAACACAATTATATAAGTTTGAATAATTTGTTTCAGTATCCAAACCATCTATAATATACGTCTCATCTGCACCACTTATAACAGATGTGACAAAATTTTCATTATTTAAAAGTGCGTAATGTGCCATTATGAAAATGTTACTGTTCCAGAATTTTTAATTTCTCTAATGTTATAACTACCATCAGTATAACTTACTGCATTTGTTTCAGCACCATTTGATAATGTAATAGTTGCAGAAGATGTTAACCATCTTATTATAACAACACCTCTGCCACCTTTACCACCAATTGGGGTCTGCCCACCTGTTGCACCACCACCACCACCACCAGTGTAATCAGTACCAACACCACCAGCAGTATTAGCATCACCTTGTGAACCATTACCTCCACCTCCTATATCACCAGTTCCAGCAGTTAATCCTCCTCCTGCTCCACCTCCACCACCTCCACCACGAGGTATATTATTTCCTGTTATTGCCGAATATAATCCAACACCACCATTCCCAGATTTAGTATTTGGTATACTATCTTGACCTTGTGCACCAGCACCCCCACCTCCACCAGTAATTGAATTTACACCAATATAATTACCCCCATCATAACCTTGATTAGGAGAACCAGAACCACCTTTGTTTTCATTAGTTCTATTAGCAGCTCCGCCACCAGAACCACCATTTGACCCATTTTCTGAAAAACCACCAGAACCACCACCACCACCAGCAATAGAAGTAATAGTTGCAAAAACACTATTAGTGCCATTTTGACCTTTTACTGTATAGGTTCCACCATTACCACCACCACCAATAGTAACTGTGTAAGTTGTCCCTTTTGTTAAATATAATGCAGTTTCAGCAGCCGAGCCACCTCCTGATGTACCAAAAGAAGTTCTATAACCTCCAGCACCACCTCCACCACCACGGTCAGCACCACCTCCACCTCCACCAGCAATAACAAGGTAATCAACTTGAATAGGGGGAACTGTTGGTGTAACTGTTCTTGTTGGTGTGATTGTTGGTGTAATTGTATTTGTAGGTGTAATTGTATTAGTTGGAGTTATTGTTGTTGTTGGAGTTATGGTATTTGTAGGCGTTATTGTTTGTGTTGGTGTAATGGTATTTGTAGGTGTAATTGTATTAGTTGGAGTTTCTGTATTGGTTGGTGTTATGGTTGGAGTTGGCGTTTCTGTGTTTGTTGGTGTTATAGTTTGAGTTGGTGTTTCTGTATTGGTTGGTGTTATAGTTGGAGTTGGTGTTTCACTACTTGTTGGAGTTTGTGTTGGGGTTTCTGTGTTGGTTGGTGTAATTGTATTAGTTGGAGTAATTGTATTTGTAGGTGTTATAGTTTGTGTTGGAGTTTTACTACTTGTTGGAGTTATTGTTGGGGTTTCTGTATTTGTTGGTGTTATAGTTTGAGTTGGTGTTTCTGTATTGGTTGGTGTTATAGTTGGAGTTGGTGTTTCTGTGTTTGTTGGTGTTATGGTTGGAGTAGATGTTTCACTACTTGTTGGTGTTATAGTTTGAGTTGGTGTTTCTGTATTGGTTGGTGTTATAGTTGGAGTTGGTGTTTCACTACTTGTTGGAGTTTGTGTTGGGGTTTCTGTGTTGGTTGGTGTAATTGTATTAGTTGGAGTAATTGTATTTGTAGGTGTTATAGTTTGTGTTGGAGTTTTACTACTTGTTGGAGTTATTGTTGGGGTTTCTGTGTTGGTTGGTGTTGGGGTTTCTGTATTTGTTGGGGTTATGCTTGGAGTTGGTGTTTCTGTGTTGGTTGGTGTTATAGTTGGAGTTGGTGTTTCACTACTTGTTGGAGTTTGTGTATTGGTTGGAGTTATGGTTGGAGTTGGTGTTTCTGTGTTTGTTGGTGTAATTGTATTTGTAGGTGTTATAGTTTGTGTTGGAGTTTCTGTGTTGGTTGGAGTAATTGTATTTGTAGGTGTTATAGTGCTAGTTGGTGTTATGCTTGGAGTTGCATCTTGAGATGCTCCTGGTGTTTTTGTTATAGATGGTGTGACAGTATTAGTTGATGTTATGCTTGGAGTAGGTGTAACTGTGTTGGTTGGAGTTGGAGTTTGTGTTGGTGTTTCTGTATTTGTTGGTGTTATGGTTGGTGTTGGGGTTTCTGTATTTGTTGGGGTTATGCTTGGAGTTGGAGTTTCACTACTTGTTGGAGTTTGTGTTGGTGTAACTGTATTTGTTGGAGTTATTGTTGGTGTTATTGTGTTGGTTGGTGTTATAGTTGGGGTTGCATCTTGTGATGCCCCTGGTGTTTTTGTTAGAGATGGTGTGACTGTATTTGTTGCTGTTATAGTTGGTGTAATTGTGTTTGTTGATGTTGGAGTTATACTACTTGTTGGTGTAATTGTGTTAGTTGGTGTTATAGTTTGAGTTGGAGTTATACTACTTGTTGGTGTAATTGTGTTTGTTGGTGTTATAGTTTGAGTTGGTGTTATACTACTTGTTGGTGTAATTGTGTTAGTTGGTGTTATGGTTGGTGTTGGTGTTTTACTAGTTGTTGATGTAACTGTATTGGTTGGTGTTACAATTATTATATTTGTGCTTGTTGGTGTTGGTGTTAAAGCAGAAATTAACCCTCCTTGCCAAAATATATTATTATCAATGGTTATTGTATTTTCAGAACTTCTACCAACAACCAGATGAGTTTGTGTTGCTGCGGTATTTGAAAATTCAATGGAATTGCCCAACCAAGGTGAAATATTTATATTATTTGCAATATTATCAATTCTATTTGCCAATCCATGTGTTACAATATTATTAATACCATATACACCAGCAAACACCAAACCAATTATTTTTCTTGTTCCATTTATATCAGCAATTAATGCTGAACCAGAATCACCAGGTGCTATTGGATAAATGCAAATGAATCCATTTGGTGTGGTTGCAGCACTTGCAACAAATTCAATACAATTATCAAATTGAATTGTTGTTGGTAATCCTTGTCTTTCATATGAAATTGATATAACAACATTTGTTGCATATGTTAATAATTTCATATCACCTTCACCTTTTGCACCTGAAGTTCTACCTGAACTAAATAGGTTTGGATTTAAATATAATAAATCATCAATTTCTTGTGTTGTTGCAAATTCTAGTGGTTCTGTCCAACCAGTTAAACCCAATTGCAAATATGATTCTGAATAACTTATATCTGATTCATTTATTGTGGTTAATGCAACATCACTATTATTATAACCATCAAACCTTAAAGGATAATATTTTTTTATAAAACCAATTGAATTTTGCAATCCTTTATCAGTTGGTTCATTTGGTTGCGTTGCAACATTATTTAAAATATTTGATAATTGTAATCTTGGATTTCTATCACTTGTTATAAATGCATCTTCAACTAGAACATGGTTATTGGATACACCAACCAAAGAATTTGTTTCATTATCAATAGCCAAAAACCCTAATGTGCCAACCCATGATCCATTTGATGCTGTATAATTTGTTAAAGATATTCCACCTTGTAATGGTCTTATTTTATTTCTGTTATTTGGATTTGTTGTTTGCCAAGAATAAAAATCTGATGGACATTCTTCCAAGAATTTTATTTCACATTCAACAACATCTGTTTTAAATGTGTTGCCAGAAAAATTAATTATGCTTGGTATTTGTTCATTTTCTGGTATATCAGAAATATTTAATTTCTTTTTTACTTTAAAAATTAATGATTTCTCATCTGTAACCAAATTGTTGGTTGTTTTATAACCATAACCAACACCAATAATATTTTCAGATGTCTCTTCAAAATATTTTAATGTTAATTCTGATAATAATTTTTGATCAATCATTTAAATTTTATTTATGTATTATAAATATTCCATTGTTTATTTTCCTCATCCCAATAATATTGGTTGCCATCATTTGGATAAGGTATAGGTGGTTGCCATAAGCAACTAAATTCATCTAATGTCCAACTTGGGTATGGTTTTGGTGGGATGAAAGCGTCCCTTATACTATCGTAATAATAACCTATTCCAGCATAGTTTTTTCTAAATGCCTTGCTTTGGTCAAGGCTTGGTGTATTGTTGTCGGATTGGTAGTGAATACCACCATGTGTGTTGTAGGATGTGCGTTTATGAACTATACCTAATTCATTAAACCAACCAATTTCACCATCCCAATCATCTTCATGACCAGCACTCTTCATATCTATTACAAAATTATTTTCATCTAAAACTGCATAATACGCCATAATGTTATATTTTATTACCATGAAATATTACCACTACCAGCAGTAAAAGTATATGTTTTATACCCTGCCCTTGCTGTTGATGGTGCAGGTGCAGTAGTTGTACCAGCTGCTTGACCATTACATACATGAGATGAGTGAATAGTTAATAAATTTGGAAAATTATCTGGATATGAAATAATTACAACGCCAGAACCACCTGAACCAGACACACCTGTACTACCTCTTTGTGCACCGCCACCACTACCAGTATTTTGCACACCATTTCCTCCTGACCCAGGATTTCCTGCTACACCACCATTTGTACCTGGTGTTCCAGTTGAAGCCGACCCTGAACCAGCCCCTCCTCCTGCATAATCTTTTAAAATACCAGTAATATCTGATTTTTGGGAGTTTCCACCATTACCAACCAAATTTAAACCACCTGCACTACCAGCACCACCACCACCACCACCAGCATTAGTGGTTGCAGTACCCCCAATATTACCTTGAATTGGATTTGTGTTTCTGCTCCCACCCGAAGCACCTCCACCAGCACCACTTGGTGCACCACCACCGCCTGAACCACCTGAACCACCTGGAGTATTTGAATACCATCCACCACCACCTCCACCAACACTTACTATATTTGCAAAAACAGAATTATTACCTGGAACTTGATTTACATTTGACCCACCCTGACCACCAGGACCAACAGTTACTATATATGGTGTGTTCTTATTTATTAAGAATGAATTTTCTAAATTGCCCCCACCTCCAGTATTAGTAACTGTTGAACGCATTCCACCTGCTCCACCACCACCATTTCCTGGTGTTGTTGGGCTATCAGCGCCTCCAGCACCACCACCAGCAACTACAAGGTAATCAACTGTAACAGTTGTTGGAATTGGCGAGGTTGTTGGAGTAATTGTTCTAGTTGGAGTTATGCTATTTGTTGGTGTTATGGTATTTGTAGGAGTTATAGTGTTGGTAGGTGTTATAGTATTTGTTGGTGTTATAGTGTTAGTTGGTGTTATGGTATTTGTTGGTGTAATTGTTGGTGTTATAGTGTTAGTAGGTGTTATGGTTGGAGTTGGTGTTTCACTACTTGTTGGAGTTTGTGTTGGTGTTATAGTTTGAGTTGGTGTTTCACTACTTGTTGGAGTTTGTGTTGGTGTTTCTGTATTGGTTGGTGTTATGGTTGGAGTTGGTGTTTCACTACTTGTTTGAGTTTGTGTTGGTGTTATAGTTTGAGTTGGTGTTTCACTACTTGTTGGAGTTTGTGTTGGTGTTTCTGTATTGGTTGGTGTTATGGTTGGAGTTGGTGTTTCACTACTTGTTGGAGTTTGTGTTGGTGTTATAGTTTGAGTTGGAGTGATTGTATTTGTAGGTGTTACTGTATTAGTTGGTGTTATGGTTGGAGTTGGTGTTTCACTACTTGTTTGAGTTTGTGTTGGTGTTATAGTTTGAGTTGGTGTTTCACTACTTGTTGGAGTTTGTGTTGGTGTTTCTGTATTGGTTGGTGTTATGG